GGGTGAGATCACATTGACATCAGCATCCAATGTGTCTCCTCTGGCGTTGACTTGCATGTTACCTACGGCTCGTACATGTTCATTTTGTGCTTGTAATGCACCAAGATCCACAATCTTACCCTGTGCGGTTCTGTAAATTTTCTTTGACATAATTTCTCCTTGGGATATTTAACGCAGAAACTCTGCGATATCTAAATTGTAGTGTAGGCTGTCTACTCTGTGTACATTCAACAGATATAACACATAGCTGGCAACTGAGCTGCCGCGCCCTACACCCCAAATTAGATTGTTCTGTTTCATGATATCTACTAGAAATTTGAGATATCGTAATAGATCAAACAGGTCACGTGCTTGATACAGTAATAGTTCTTGTCCCACACGTTGTAGGGCTGCTTCTGATGTGCATAGATTTAGCACATGTTCTGCAATGTCTAAGTTTTTGTATAGATCAGGCATGAGCCAATGGCCTTGATTTACATGATCAAAGTCTTCTACGGTCATGGCCTGTGATGCCAATTCATTGTACTTTATAAACTCAGGAACGTTTTCCAAAATTCCAGCAGCAGTTTCTAGATCCACAGTGGCATCTACCAGCATGCCACCGACTGGTATGTTTTGTCCACGCATGAGCATGTCTACACAATCGTTTTCGTTGTAGATCAGTTGACCTAAATGATCAGTTTTCATCTGTTGGGAATTTAGCAAATACCACAGTATTTGATGTTGATTCAACAATGGGTTCTATTGTGCCACTCCAGCTGAGATCTAGATCTTTCCAAGCAGGTGTACGGTTCAGTTTGACCACACGTTTTTTACCACCCAGACTGGGTTTGAAGTTGCTGTGTGCAGGTCCAGTATCAAACCACCAACCAGAATCTTCACACGGTCCCAGGCTTTCTTGATCGCTGTGCAAGTAGCGTACATTATCACCAAGATTGCTTTGTATAGTCACATCAGTTACCATCATGCGTTTTTCCAAAATAGCATTGAGTTTGCAGTATAGCGCAATACCCACGATCTGGTCAATGGGTTCTTCGGGCAAGGGTGTGACTTTGATTCCAGCTGCGGCCAGTGCCTGTATCTGTTCCTGATTGTTCTGACTGATGAACACAGTATTGGTAAGTTCGTGATACACAAAGTGATTGAGACGGGCCAAGCATGTGACATGGTCCTCTTGATCTGATGTATTGGTACATATGGCCAATTCAGCAGTGTAGTTATTGATTTGCAGCTGACCTTCAAACCATATAGCGGCGCTCCAGTTCATGTCATATTCTAATCTTACGTTCATGATATATCAATCTTTTTGTTAAATGAATCTTCTTCACCAGGTGGTGGTGCATTAAGGGCTTGCATTTTCTGTTGGTGTTTGGTGTTATAGCTGGTCAATGCCATGCGAATTTGATCACACAGATAACCATTGCCCATTCTATGGGCTATACTGAGTTTTTTATGAAGTTCAGAAATCTTTGACCCTAGTTGTTCTATGGTCAAATCTTCTAAATTGTTGATAAACGGATGTTCCATCTGACTCCTTGCTGAACTAGTTTACAGCAAACACCAATGGAAGTCAACTCATTTAGGCAAATACAGTTCCATTGTTTCCAATACAGAACCATTTGCTATTGATATATTGCAAGGTAACGCCATCGCCAATGTCATTGAATGTGATTGTTCCTGTGCCTGATGATTTCCACCCTGCGTTTGTTACGGTGATAACCATGTCACCACCATCTGTCAGCAGCATGATAGTTTTAATTTGCCCGTTAACACCTGCTGCCAATGTGGCAGTTGCTGCACCTGTGGTGGTGATATATGTGGCAGTTGTGGTCAAACTCACTGCGCCCAATGCGCCAGTGCCGGACATGCTCTGGCTGCTGGGCAAATAGATTGGATCTTGATTTTGGCTGCAATCAAATACTGAAATTGTAGTCCCACCATCGCTGGTAGTAAAGTCATATGTGTATGTTCCAGTACGATTGTAAGTAATCACATTGCTGCTGTAACCTTGCAGATTAGCAGTGCCCACGCTGACTGCTGCTGGTAAGGTAACTGTGTATGCTGTGTTAGACACAGTGATCTGTACTCTCACAATACCAAAGTTACCTGCTGCTGGAAAGTTGGTAAATGCCAATGATATTGAACTACCAGTTGTGACAGTTTGATAATGCCCTGTCGCATAGTTGATAGTCACGCTGCCGGTCAAAGATCCTAGTATGACTGCCACAGCACTAAAATCTGAAATATTGGCATTGCTCAATGGACTTCCGGCCATGTCGTTGTCTAATGCGGTACCTGTTAGTGCAGCTTTGAGCACGGCCTTGCTTTGAAGATCGGTAATTTCATTGGCTGCATATTGAAAGTTAGTCTTGGTATTTGTGAAGTTATCACGAAAACCTTGACTGTTATTGTCTTGTCCGGCCACTGGATATGTGCCGTCGATGTCGTTTGGGTTAATTGCACTGGTCATATTTGTTCCTACACTAAAATGTTCCTACGGGGAAATACTAGATATTTATCGAATGCGTCTGTGTTGGTATAGATATCAACAGGTGCTTCAAATCGCATACTGGTAGCATCAAATGTAGTAGTTTCCCCTGACCCTACTACAAAATTAAACACAGCACCACTACCTGTTCCAACTATAGTAGTTCCAGTGATATAGATAAATGTGTCACCAAAACTTAATAATGGAGCAGTTCCTTCAAGATTCACAATGGTTATAGCACCTGTTGCAGTATCTGTGTCCTGCACAGTGATGGTCACACTGTTTAATGCATCTGTACCTCCCAAAGTGTTACCTGGTATCAGTATACGATCACCAATTTGATAATTAGTTCCGGCATTAAGCAACGCTGTAATCTCATAGTGCAACACCAAATCAAATGTGGTTTCAGCTGCTGGTGGTACCCAAGCGCCGGCTTCTCCACCAATAAAGTCAAATCCTGCAGGGACAGAATACTCAGATGCAGTATTAATTGACATTTTTCCAGCTGTACCTGAATAGTAATACGGGCTAATTCCCGGATACACTATACCTGGAATATATGATATGTCAACTCCGCCTTGTGCTGTTGCAGGGTTTGCTGAAGAATTGTTGTTCCAATATCCACCATTCACACGTATCCAAATTAGATCGCGAACACGATCCACAGCCACATCTAAGACATCACCGTTATCTTGGAATGTGGGATATCCTCCGGTGGGATTATCGTTTGCATAAAAATTGCCATCATCAAAAAATCCTATACTGTTGGTATCGTATCCCAAATACGTATTAATAACAAAAGAATGATTGGCAATCCCCACACCGGTATAGCCAGATCTTGGCGGGTACACATCCAAGGTAATGCTGAACATCACTTTGTATCCAGGATTAATGGCATAGGTGGTCAAAGATGACGGGTAATCAACTATACCTGCTGTTGCTGTGGCTATGAGATCTTGATTGGACAATTCAATATTATTGCCAGTGTATTCAGGATCAAATGTCATGGTAGGAGCAACAGGATCCCAATTTATACTGAGCAATCTATCTAACTCATATCGATCAACTTCAAAATCTACTAAATTAAGATGTTGTGTAAATTGGGTACGTACATTGTATGCCACTTGCCCCGAAGTTCCTGGATTGCAATACGCTATGACCCAGGCTGGTGTAAATCCTAAAACTTTACCGTCGGCTTGTTTGCTCAACATCCACAATGGTAACAAATTGGATATCTGCCCTACCACATCAATGACTTGATTACGCATGTTATCCAGGCTATTGGGATATACTGTAGAAATCTCTGTACTATCACCAGAATTGATTGGATAAGGCAATGTGACTTGCTTGCTTACACTCGTACCTGAATTATTAACCAAGTTATCTTGTATGGCACTATAGACTATTTCGTAGATCACATTGCCGGCAGCATCAGTAGCTTGTGCAGTTTTTATCTCACCCAAAACTAGATTTTTCCAATAATGATTTATAACCAAACTGTTTACATACAATTCGTAAGTTGCGCTGGTTAGCCCAAAGCAATGATTGTATCTCACCGAAGTTGCAATTCCAAAATTAGGATCTTGAGATCGAAATATCAAATCGGGTGGGAATATATCTGAGTTCTGAATCAAATTGTTGATCAATGCTCGACTCGAGAACGGTGGCATGGCCTTGATATAGAGATTTTCGTAAGGCTGGTTGTATACTCGTAAAACTGTTACAGTGAAAGTTTTATATACTGATATTTGTCCGTCAACAGAAAATGCATTAACAGTAAATGTATATTGAGTATCAAATGTGGTTTCCTGAGGAGTTTGTACCAAATTGTTCTGTGCTATTTGATCAAAGGTAGTGGTGCCAAGATCCAACGCAAAGGTGTTAAAACTCACACGTCCGGCAATATCTCCTGATGGTAGTAATTCAAGACCCTGCGGCAACTTGTTGTAAAACCCAGGTACATAGTCAGTAGGCGGAATTGCACCCGGGCGCAGTTGATACTGCAAGGTCCGCCCGCCAGTGTTGACTGCTTGAACTTTTAACAAACTAGTTGATCCGTTGATTATGTTACCTAGATCAGAATCGGTGAGCCATATTACTTGTGTTTCAACTTGCCCAGTTATGGTCACACTAAAATAGTATGGATCGGATTTTATTTGTGCATCATTGGTATCTATCAAATAGATAGCAAAGTCGTAGGTAATTTCTGTTATGCCCAAATTGGGCAAATATCCATACAACCATCCAGTGAATGGATCAAGTGTTGTGCCCGGCGGCAATTGCGCCGACGAATCTACGGCAGGATATTCTAAATATTCAATTGTGTATGGACCATATGTTAGTCCCAGGAATTGATATGCCCAGAAATTATCTGATCGAACAGTACCAAGATTGCTAGGTGTAGCATTGGTCAGGAATGGCAAGTAGTCAGACGTTTGTGAAGCATCAACAAAGGTATCATCCGCAGTGATATCTGTAGTAGATGCTTGTAGAGTGGTTCTACTGAACACGTAGATTTGATAACTTCGTAAATCATTGCTCTTACCGTCAGACACTTTTAAGGTGAATTGATAATTGGTGTTGGGACTTTGTGTGACAAAGTCAAACGGAAACATATCAAAATTCTGTCCAACTCGATCAAACCCACCAGTTTCGGTAATGGGATTGACCGGTATGATATACCCAGTTATGAGTCCTGTTGTGCTGATTGATAATCCCGGCGGCAACGCACCGGCCACCACAGTTATTACAGTGACATCTCCTGGGTCAGGATCTGAAATTTCAATCTGGATGGGGGTAATTGGAGTACCATCATAGAAAGTTCCTACATTACCAGCGGCGGTAACAAACTTTGGAGGATTTTGCCCGGTCACTGTGAGAGAGAATGTTCGATCTGCCAATCGATCAATTACAAGTTTGTTAGAAACTATTTTTTTGGTATAGGCACGTATGGCAAATGTACTGGTGGTATCTCCGCTGACCTGCAATGGTACACCTTGTATACTGGCCTGTGGCGTTCCAGAAATTATCCCCGATGCACTGCATTGTATACCCGGCGGTAATTGCCCAGCCAATAATTCATAATAAACAGTGTTACCTTCAGGATTTGCTGGATCGTATGCTAACAATGGCACTTGATAAAAAATGCCCTCGGGCACAGTACCTAAACTGCCTGCATTGGTGACCCAAACTGGTTGTGCCATGATTTACATTCGTCCCACAACAATTTCTATAATTCCAGTTTCACCATCAAAGTTTTCCAATGCCTTACCAATCACAGTGCCCAGGGCCGGGGTGGCTGATGCTTGAGCAGAACCATTGCCAGCTGATACCATCATGTCACCTTTGGTCACTGTACCAATGACATTGGTTGGCACACGCCCGGTCAGTGCCACAATGGCTCTATGGTCAGCAGTGAGTCTATGGTTCATCAAGTGCCCAGGATTTTGTGATATAACACCGGCCACTCTGGTGTCACTGGACAGTTGAGTCAATGTAACTTCTTTGTCGCCGCCGAAACTGACCACTGTCCCAGGTGGGTAATCTGCATCTGCTGCGTATACTTCAGCTAAATCCCCGGCTTCGGATGTGGTTGCTGTGACCCTGAGCACATTGGTTGCAGCATTAATACTGAATGAAGTGGAAGCAGTTCTTACACTAGGGGTTTGAGCTGATCCAGCTGCTGCCACAAACACAGGATAATATGTGCCTGTTGTGACCGCGGTAGCATTGATTTGTGTGCCAACCTGTTGTAATTGGGCAAAATTGTTGTTTATTTTTATGTACGCAGTGCGTAATGGGTCACCCAATCCGTCATTGGGCGCAGTGCCAACATTTACATATTCATAGGTCATAGATACATATCCTCTGGTGTATTTACCAGAGCTGCGTATCTATGTGTTAGAGGTTATACAGAGGGTAATCATTAGGGTAACCCTTTGAAATAGTATTCAAGAGTTGTACTGTCAAATTCAACTAGTCCTTTATTGTACAATTCAAAAACTAATCTTTCAATTTTTGCATGACAATTATTGTGTTCTGCTACTGTGCAAAGTAATAGATTATTGATATTATTGTTTGTTTTGCTTCCATCGATATGATGAACTACCATTCCAACAGGAATTCGCCTTCCGATACTTTGTTCTATGACTACTATGTGCTCTCTGAGCCACAGGGCATCACGATATGGATAGTCATTACCTACCCAAATTTCTTTATATCCACGATCAAACTTTTGACCTCGGAGTTCAGATTTTTTACTTACTATCTGGTGGGTTATTTTATTTGCTAATGAGTGTTTAGGGCAATTATCACAGAAATGAGTGTCAGTTTTTTGCAGGCGTTTTCCGTTTTTTCCTCGACTGAATTCATTACCGCAGTTATTACATTTGAAATGCAGAAAAACTTTTTTAGTTTTGTATTTTACGGGTTTCCCCCATCGACCATTTTTTTCGTGTTCTGATTCCACAATTGATTCATAAAGATACATATATTCTCCTTACATGTATTTATAAATCCAAACGCTGTATTAAATTAGCATATTAAATTAGTATGGGCTAAATGAACTTCCACATGAACAGCTGGTTTTTGCAACGGGATTGTTGATCACAAAGCTGGATCCCATGACATCTTCACGAAAATCAATGGATGACCCTTGCAAATATTGCATGCTCATGGCATCTACTAGAACACGCACTTCTTCATAATTGAAGTCAAAATCATCTTCGTTTTGAACTTCATCAAAGGTAAATCCATAACTGAACCCTGAACAACCACCACCTTGCACAAACACTCTCAGCTTGATCGCAGGGTTGGCTTCTTCGGCAATGAGTTCTCGCAGTTTGGCAACTGCACCAAGTTCTAGTTTCATAATATGGTCCGTTTATAGTCTATCTGAGCACACATCCCAGTTGATGATACGCCAAATGTTGTTGAGATATTTTTCTTTTTCCCACTGATAATCTGTGGCCCACACATGCTCCCACCAGTCAATCAGCACACAGATATCTGTACGTACAGCATGATTTTTGATGGTCTTGATCTCACCACCGGTGCTTAGATACACCCAACCAGATCCTTGGATCTTCATAGCTGTTTCTTTCACAGCGTCTTGAAATGCTTCGTAACTTTTGAACTTGCGTTCTATCAGTTCCAGCACAGCGCCTCTTGGGCGATTTGTGCCCTTGGGTGGTTGTAGTTGTGGAAAGAATTTGTTGTGTAAAAAACTACCTGCACGATTGAAATCTGGATCGCCTTCGCCGGCATTGTAGCGTTTGGCATAGCCTGTGGCCAGATGCCCGTAGTGGTAGTTGAGACTGTCTGCACTCAGCACAGGTGCCAAATCATCAGGCGAATAGGGCAGGGGTGTGGTTTCTAACTTTGCCGGTCTGGTGCTGGCTTCTACAAGATCAATGTGTTCACGCATACAAGTATTTATCGTCGTCGAGTAATACGACCTCTAGTGAGATCATAAGGTGAAAATTCAATCAACACTCGATCCCCCAGCAAGATCTTGATATCATGCTTGCGCATACGGCCAGAGATATAGCCGATGACTGGTTTATCTACACCATCTAACTGTATACGGAACATGGTATTGGGCAAGACTTCTAATACTTTGCCCTCGAGTTCTAAGGTTTCTTCTTTTGCCATTAACCTATTACTTAGCAAAATCAATCTCTGCTGTGATCTTCTGTAATCGATCATAGCGGAAACTGCGCCATTCTGCTTTTTCCAGGTCATACACCCTGATGCTGTGCGGATCTGGTTCCTTGCGTGGCCGTTTACTTTCGGTCAAGCCGTCCACATTTGCCGTGCTGGCGCTGACCACAGTGGCAGGTGCAGATTTTGCAGGAATTTTACTGTGATCCAGTGTGCATAGCATTTCACGTACTGTGCCGTCGGCTTTGATAAACTTCACTGTGACTTCGGTATTTGACAATAGTCCTTTGACCCAATTGCGCATTTGTTCACGCCCTGACTCATCAGCTTCTTGATAGTATGTGCCTGGCTGACCCTTCAGCAAGCGAAACACTTCTTGTTTTTCCCAATCCATTATATCCATAACATCTCCTCTAAAAGTTAAATTGCGTTTTTTAATCATGCCCACTTCAACAAAAATAACGTAGCATCTCTAGCTTCCTTGAAAGCAATCTGGCCATCCCACAAATGATATTCTCCACAATGGGTTTCTACCCAGTCTGTTACTGTATTATTAAGCAGGTGAGGAATGTACCATGGATGCGATATTTTAACAATAGTCCACCCCCGGGCTGTGTACAGAACTTCAGTATCAATACTATCAGCCAGGTCTTTGGCCAGTATATCAAGATATTTGTGTTCAAGTGAGATCATTTGCACAATGCTAGTACCATTTGATATTGCTCGTATGCGTCTTTGACCGCAGGATACGTTGCACGAAGACGCTTTTCTTCACGTTGCGCTTGATAACGCTCGTCTGCCTCATGTTCCATTTCAACCATGTGACGAAAACTACGTGAAGGCATTTCGATTGATACCACAGTTTTACTATCATCATAGTAGTCGTACGATCGACCATAGGTATGAAACGTGCTGCGATCGTACTGATGATTTATATTGGCGTTATATCGTTTTGCAAAATCTTGAATCATTTTATCACCTGTCATGACCACCTCAATGCTGCTATTGTAGCATACTTCTCATGCTTGCGTCTAATCTTTATGGTCAATCTATTGTCTGTGGCATCACGGTCAGCCATGCCCCAGTTCCAATCCCAGCCTTGCTTGCCAACATGTTCTTCCAGCCAAGGGCGATAGAAGTCGTTAGGATCGGCGCTATCAACATATTCAAATTCTGGGCCATATCCAGAGTATCCATCTCTATGACTGGGGCCAACTCGAACTTTGCCCTTGGGCCATGCTACATTGATCACAACACCGGGCATGAATCTCCACCAGAGTTTATCCTTAAGATTAAGACCGCAAGGTATCCAACATTTTTTGCTCGACCAAAAGATACCGTTGATTTCACTTTTACTCATGACCACCTCAACAGGAACCACATTAGGTCCTTTTTTCTTTTAAAATAGAACACGCTGCCTGCAAGACGGTGGTGCTCCCACTTGAAGATTTCTTTGCACCATTTGGCCTGCTGATACAAACGGGCAAAATCACCCTGGGCACTATGTGGCATCTCCACACGCACATGCCCGTAATCAACAATCAGCATGACCACCTCAACAGGAACCACATGTAGTCTGCTTCGTCACGGAACCAGAAGTAAGAACCGTTTGTATACCATCGCTCATTGGGCAGGCTCATTCTCTTTTTAGGACCATCCAGATGTGTAATGCTGCTGGTAGTTTGACCAAACTGTTCATCACACCAACGCACCTGAGGCCCCCAATCGTAGCCACGATCAGGCACAGGTATGGTATGATACGGTCGTCCGTATACTGTGTTTTGTTCGTTTGTTTTCATGTCCATCTCAACAAGAAAAAGGTTCTATCTGCTGCTTCACGGAACCAATATTTTCTACTACTGCCAACCCACCGACCTTCGTAACCCCAATCAGTGTCACCAAACGTATTACGAACCCAAGTGTCTATCTCATTCCACTCTTTCTCAGAGTAATTGTATGGTCGAACCCAATATGGCCAGTCAGGCTGATTTTTAGCAAGGCCAGTTTCTAGGCGTTTTACCACTTCAAGATCGATCACTTTAGACCAGTGTATTACCGTCTCATCGAAGCGGCGTCTATTGCTTGTTGCTGGTTGAATACCGGCTGCAAACAAGATTTATGTAGAACGGTCACGCCAATGATTTCAGTTCCTGTGTACACTTTGACGTTGGGTGTGGTATCATGCCCTGCCGTGACTCTGCTGGGAATGTGATGAGTGTTGGTACGCCCCACTGGCGTTTCTAATTTGTACACCAAGGGCTCTGCTGCCATAGCACGTCGACGCTTTTTTTCTTCTGCTTCTACGCCTTGCCGTGCCAGCAGTTCTTTCCAGCTCAAATCCAGCTCGCGGGCCTTTTGTGCTTCAGCTGCATTACGGAATTTTACTCGGCCTTTTTTCTTGCCGTTGAGACTCAAGGCAGGGCCGCACATGTGCATGGTCATTGTATTCTCCTGGTGATCATGTGCTTATTATAACACAGCTCGAATTACTGGTCAATGCTTATTTGAACAAGATCAGCGCCATCAGCACAGCTTGCACAATGAATCCCACACCAACTGTGACAATATTGAGCATGTCTTTGAGCACCACAGCTCGCATGAACAACAAAACCAGACCAGTCCACATGAACAAAACCACATCCAAGCTGGGTGTTCGATCACTGAGCCCAGTCATCAAGGCCAACAACGTGGGTATGGTTGCAGCATGAAATACTATGGCTGCAAGCCAACCTAGAGTTTCTGCACTCAGTCGAGGCAAGTGTTCTTGCATCCATTTGGCAACAGATTCCGCCCAGGTGATAGGGTCAAAGTTCATGGTTTTTCTCCGTAAAAGATATGATGTCCAATTTTTTCTAGCCTGGGTTTATTCCAACCTGGATTTACGTAGTCGGCGTGATAATATAGTGCATCTTTGAGTCCGGGCAAGCGGAATCCCTCCAACAACACTTTTTTAGCCACTTCTTCACTTTCTGTCCATAGAGGTTTATGAATGGCTTTGACCTTGTGTGCCGGCTCGCAGAACCATGAAAATTGACATACTACTTTTTCATAGAAGATGTTTTTCTGATAAACCACACCACACACAGATGGGGCGAACTTGCCCGATGCCAGGCGGTTCAAGGTGACTTGTGCCACTCCTACTTTGCCTTCAAATGGTTCACTTGCAGCTTCCCAATAGATGTTGCGTGTTAGACAATCCAGTTCTTGGGTGCGTTGAGCAGCACTGATATAGTTTGGAGATAAATTTCCTGATTGTTCACGCAGGATATCAAAACGTGTGGTTGTTACTGAGAACACAGTATAGACCACTATGAACAAGCCCAGAGCCTTGAGCATGAGTGATGTATAACGCTGTGCCAGAAGTGATAGTTGATTTGCTTTCATGGTATGTTACTTAATGAAATGGGCAAAATCACCCGGAAGATCCACACAAAACCAGGTGGTTCTGTGTTTCTCAATGTGTATTATAACACAGTCAGCTGAGCTTGCAGACCGGAATCGGCAACATCTTGTGCAAGTTTGTTGAGCGAATCTCACGGTATCGGCGAAGGTTTTTCTTTTGTTGCGGAGTGGCGTATTTGGCCAGTTCAGAATAGGTATCCTGACGCATGGCCAGTTCCAATTCAGGGTACGTCATGCCCAACTGATCTTCATCAGTTCGGCCATCCTCCCACAATCCGTCAGTTGGGGCAGCATCAATGATTGCTTGCAACAATCCTAACTCTTGTCCCATGGCCCACACTTGAGTTTTCATGCAGTCGCCAATGGGGCTAATGTCTACGCCACCGTCACCATATTTAGTAAAGAATCCCACTCCAAAATCCTCTACACGGTTGCCTGTGCCCACCACAATACCCCGCATGCTTTGTGCAATCTGATACAAGGTCATCATGCGCAGTCGAGCTCGACTGTTAGCATAAGCCAGTTCATTGTACACACCATCCGCTGTGGCTTTTTCAAACTGCTTGAAACACGGCGTGAGGTCAATGGTTTTGTGCAATACCGTATTGGGGAATTTCTCCACAAGCCAAGTACCATGCGCCATGCTGAGACTGTGGGTGGATTTGCTTTGACGAACAGGCATGCTCACTGCATGTACATTCAAGCCTGTCCGGGCACACAATGTGCTGACCACAGCAGAATCAATTCCCCCTGAGATTCCTATCACTAATGTGTCAATTTTGGCACTGCGGGCATAAGCACGAATCCATTTCACAATGGTGTTGATACGTTGTTTTGGGGTTATAGTTTTGGTGGTGGCATCTTCTTGAGTGCTTCCCACATTTTGCTTTTCTCTTGGCATTTCTTTTCCAGTTTTCTATATCGTTCGCCCAGTCGGCGCAGGTCATCCCAGTCTTTTTCCATGTCAGGATTAGGAGTGAGAATGTTCAGTCGTTGTTCTACCTTTTCCATCCAGGCGCTCATGCTCTTGCCATTGATCTCAATGTCGGCTTTTTCGCCCTTCAGGGCCATCTTGCCACTTTGTTCAAACTGTGTGTTTGCCATGGAAATATTGCCCTGTCCGTGGCCGCCATACCCTGATCCAATGGTGTAAGGACTAGTGGTATTGGTAGTATAGGTAAATCCGGGCTGTAATCCTATTGATCCTATTGATCCAGTGGCACCAGTAGCACCTGAGGTAAGTGGCCCTATAGTACCGTGGTCAATTGAATGCATGACACCAGTAGTCCAATCAGTTTCTTGGTATAAGGGTGTGGAGGCAGCATTTTTAACTGCTTGGTTGAGACCACGGATTTTTTCCGTATACCCGTCATCGTATAGGGACGTAGTCGTCAACGCTTCACCTAAAGTTAGAGGCGGCAACTCCTGGCTCATTATCACACCTTGGTAGACAGTGCTTCTTTTTCCGCAGTGATTTCTTTACGGCGTTCTTTGATACCCTTGCTCATTTCTTGCAAGGCCTTGCGAGCGCGAGCAGCAGCGGCTTTCACACCCTTGGCTGTGAATTTCTCGTTCTCAGCAATATAAGTTTCGTAAGCTGATACGATTTGTTCGTGATTGGTCATAATATTTTTCCTTTGTTAATGACTGGATTGTGTGTCCATGTCAGTAGTATATACTCTTGATCAACAGAAGTCAATATTATTCTATAACAATATGGCGACGTTCCCAGGAGTCCCATATCACCGTGAGGTTCCAATCACCCATCCAACTAAGTTGGAATAAGCCCAGAGCACGATAGTCAGGTAACTGTAAGCGATTGTCTTGTATGCGAGCATGACCTGCGGGATTGTTTTTGATCCAGGCCTTGAATTTGGCATCCGGTGCTTCGCCGCGATATAGTATTATGTATTGCACAGAATTAGCATGAACTTGTGTTCATGAAATATTTAGCCAAAACAAAAGGCCCTTGCGGGCCTTCGGCGTGCGGAAGTTGCGGTTGGTTATACCGTGACCTTGTTCCAACCTTCGGGATTGGTTTCGGTAGATTTTGGCACTGCCGCGGCCTTGGTGGCCTTGACTTTGATTTCGCCCTTCTTGGCCACTTTGCTCTTTTCAGAGATCTTGTTAGCCACAGCAAAGCCAGCATCACCTGCTGTGATACCCAGAGTCTGCAAGTGTTGCAGAGCTTCCAGCTTGGTCATTGCCCGAGGCAGTTCAACCAAGTTAATATTGGTGCAGTTGTTTTTGTTGAGAATCTTGATACGTGCTACCAAGTCGTTTGCAAAGCGTACCTTAACGGTGCCATCGGCATTGGTTGCGGTTCCTGCTACGGTAAAAGTTTTTTCATTCATGATTTAAGTTGCCTTTCGAGTTGATTAAAATGCTGTTCCGCACAGCTGACCTAAGTATAACACACAGGCGACGAGTTGTCAACCTCTTTGTTACAATAGATTGGGGATGGTTCATTTGGAACCAGTATTGGTGAATTGACCTGTGCGCAGCATGAGCTCAAAGGTGTCAAACAGTGTTTCAAACTTGCGATGATACACAGTGGCCAGCGCAGCAAATTCATCGCTGGGTGCGCCTTGCTCGGCGAACAGCTTGACATCATCTACCATGCTCCAACACTGCATGATTTGCTGTTCCAGATCAAATCGATCTACATGAGTTTCAAAATCCATTGCTACGGATTTGCTTTTGCTTTTGTCTTTTTTCATTTTGCTACCTCTTGTGAAGTTTGTTTTAACTGATCAACACCACGGTCTGCCATTCGAGCCAATCCCGAAAAGCCAATGGTGCTGACTACGATGCCCAATACAAATCCTGTTAGGAACTTAGACATTTGATTTTGCCTTCAATTCCTGTATTTGTTTGAGCACCTGATCATATCCTGCATAGTGCAAAGACATTTCGTAGGAGCCATCCTGGCAGCTTTTCCAATGTTCACAGTTTTCCAGGATGGCCTTGGCTTTGGCCTGTAGTGCTTCCAGTTCCGACATATTATTCTCCAGTGTAGAATTCGTAGATACGAACGCTAGGGTCCAACTGCACCAACTCTTGTGCAGCCTTGGTCAACGCCCGGTAGCGAGCATTGATTTGTGTGCGGCTGAGTTCACCATCACACGTCAGGTTCTCTGGGCTTAGGTCTGCATCCAGCATGCGAGCAATCTCCTGGCGACCAGCTGGGCTTTGGAAATCGTACTGCTTGCCCTTGAAGATACTGTTCCAACGGTTCTTTTGATCCACATACGCTGTCAATGCTGATACTTTCATTTCGAACTCCTTTTTGCTGAACATGTGTATATTATAGCCGATCTGCCAATTCCGGTCAACCTGCTTTTTTCAGCATTTTGATAGGGGCTTCGTAGGTCATACCATCACGAAAGGATTGAACACTACACAACCACCACCCGCTGTGATACAGGCTCATTCCGCCGGGGATATAGCACACTCGAAATTGATCCATCATTTGAATATCTCCTCAAGCATGACTGCGATTCCAAAAATCCAGATTGGTGCCAATACGATGGCTAGATTGATCAGTGCTTGATTCATACTACATTTTCCTTAATCAATTCGGTTAATTTACCAATGTAGGTCAATTCACTGGGCTCGTACCATGCAACCTTTTGCATAGAATTGTCGGGCAATACAATGCTGACCCGTCCACCAGTACCAACCCTATCTACCACAGTGATGGTTTTAAATTTTGTCATAACCACATCAAGCGGTTTCAACTTAATCTTTCCCATATCACATGCTCCAGAAAGTTTCGCTGGAGGGCGAGCAGTAGTAAGGGGTGTTCACGTCCTCTTGGAACTCCGCACCACTCATCAAGTTCTTGCGAGTGACCATGCGCGGTTGGTAGGTCTTGGTGTCAACAATGTCCAGCTCGTTAATGCCCCAACCTGCTTTATTGCAAAGACGAGTGCGAGTGGCCTTGGCAGCACCGAACGTATTGTAACTACGAGTGCGATTAGGACCATCAGTGGCAATAAGACCAGTAGCTTTGACAATTACGTAGTAGCTCATTTTGAACTCCTTTTTGCTGAACATGTGTATATTATAGCCGATCTTTCAATACCGGTCTACCGTTTTATACCATATTTTTACAAAAAAGACACAAATTTTTGTGGGTTTTTTGCAACAAAAGTCTGTTGTTTTTGTGCCACACTATCCAGCGCAGCTTCAATTTGATCCCAGGGCACACCATGTTCTTCATACCCTTCAGACAGCATATCCAAGTATCCTTGGCTGGGGTAATCATCAGGATTGTCAGGCTGCATGCGGTAGCATTCTGCCATTATTATATTACCGTGATATTCAACTGGTAATATGTCACGACCGTAATAATACGGAAATCCCTCCAATTGATCCAGAGATTCCAAATGTTCAGTATCAATCAACCACAGCACACCATCAACATCAGAGTCAGTGTTTGGCACTACATCTGCATGGCGTGCAAATCTAAATTCATGATCCTGAAGGATAGCTGGGCCCATGCAGATGGCACCGGGACAACGAAGGCGCATGCTGTCCCGGTTTGTGTTCATGCCATATGCAAAATAAAACATTATACCTTGATTTCTACAATATCAGCGAATGTATTTTCTACTTCCCACTCTACCCAATTCTTGATATCTTCAAACGGAATAGTTTCGTCTACCCATTCGTACACAAAATCCTTGTGTCCCGAAAACAAGTAGTCTCTAAAGGTTGCGTTCAATCGATGTTCCAATTCACGGATTTGACGTTCGGGACCTGCCCACAACGCAGCCCAGCGGATTGGATGCCCTACATGCCCTTCATATCCATGCTGTCGCCCGTCAAGGTTAGAAGTGATACCAAAACATGTGCGGCACACAATTGCTTCGGTGTCATCATTTACATAACGATGACGCCAAAGATAAAATGTGTATAGATTAGTAGTATCTGTAGTCATAGTGATCAGCAAGTTTTGTAGGTATCGTAGTCTGGCACTGTTGGCAGAGCCAATGTTCCACCACGTTTCATGTAGTCTTTGACCCAGATTGGCAACAAGCATGCATCCTTCCAACCTTTGCCATAAACTTTAGTATAACGCAGTTTGCAATCACTGTGGAATGCACTTGGAGATCCATATCGCTTCATGTGTGTGTAAAATTCTTGTTCGTGCTCTTTGGTAATTTCAATACCTTGGTCACGACAAAGAGTAGCAAATCGACCAAACTGAATAATGTAACCCCCGTTTACACCTTTTTCGCTGGCGTAGTATTTGTCATGCCATTTCAACGTCCACTCAAGATCTTTCTTGGTTTCATTAAATGCATCGGTGCCGTGTCCTGAAAGATTCAAGATTGCACTAACGTGACTGATCATGCCCGGTTTTGCCTTTTGGCCTTGTGCATCAGCAGCCGGTGCCGCAAACATATTGTTGGCCTGTAGGGTGTTCTGAATCTCATTGGCTTGCAAGTCCTCTGTGAGATTACTATGATATAGCCGCACCCCATTGACCATACTGCGAAAAATCCAAAATAGGTCAGGCTCTTTTCGTCCTTTATAATTGATACAACGGAATCCATAGTTACCTACTGCTTCGCCCACAAGATCCGATCCTGGAACTTCCAAGTCATCGTCTACTACTTTGCATTGAAGCAACGTGTCTGGAGTGATTAGTCCAAAATGCATCATCAAGGCAAATGCTGTTCCACTTTGTTGCCCTTCCCAGGCACTGTAGCGCCCGGTGCTTTTGATATGAATCACGTTGAGCGGCTGCATGATACGAGGATCAAACAGTTCAATGATGTTCTTTCCAATGTGTGGGGTTTCTAGCAGGCGTTGGATGTCAACGTTAATGTCAATCAGGCTAGCAGCATGCAACTCCAACCGACCAAAATGCTCTTGTGTGTACGTGGCACCACCAAGACGTGTGCGCAATTTTTCAATGGCTTCTACAATTCGAGGATCATTCACAATGGTCTGCGAACGACTTACCAATGGATCATAGATATTGCCCACAGACACCAAGGGTGTTTGTGCCAGTTTAGGTGCGGGTGCAAACGGATTAGCTGCCATAATTTCATGCCTAATTAGTTAATAAGTGTTCATTATAGCAGACTCTACTATATTGGTCAACCTAATTTAGGTATTCGATTGCTCTTTTTAACCTTGATATGTCATCATTCATGTTACCTAAACCTAAATTACATTTATGACACAACCAACCACGAAATACGTTGGTTTTGTGGTCGTGATCTGCACACCAGATTCCCTTTTTGTTTGGATTATGCCCTTTTGCTTCTTGTTCATTTCTAAGACAAATTGGACATCGATAATCTTTTGGAATAGCCGGTGCTGATTTCTTGATGGTTGCTATTATTCTAGCTTGTGTTTTTGCACAGGATTTGCATTCATATCTTAGATAAGTTGCACCACCATCTTTACCAAATCTATTCAATGGCAAATTTTTTAAACACATTCCGCAAACTTTAGTAGGCTCAACTGCGCCTTCAAACAATTCAGAAAACATTTATACAATTGCTATTTTTTCGTCAGAAGTTCTGCGATCACTGTAGATTTTTTCTCCCCGTGACCGGATCAAATCAGCTGCGTATTGTGGATCTTGAGTGAACATTTCCACAAGGTCTTCTTTAGAAATATTACCATCCACACCAATGGCGTAGATTTCATAATGACGTTGTGTATTGAATCGTGCCCGTAGCTTCCAGTGCTCGAGGTTAAAGTTTTCTCTGGGCACAGACTTGTTGCCTAATATGGCCCAGGACTTCATGGCGGGGTCAACAATCTCTCCAATGGATTCTAGTCCGTTGCAATCCCACATCACAGCAAACGCTCGCATGCGTGGTTCTTCTTGGTCTTGTTTCATAATTGAAATTGCTTTAGCACTTGCTTGGCTGAGTTGAAGTTCTTGATGTTGAGCTCTATGGTCTCATATGCTAAGAGACGCATTAACGTGTCAGCTTGCACTTGGTCTTGGTCATCGAGGTTTTCATACCAGGAAAGAAATTCATCTTGTGTGACACAGTTCCAAATTTCATCCAGCATCATGCACTGTGCCCGTGTGAGGTTGTCAATTTTTATCAGCATGGTTCCTACTTTACAACGCCATCTTGGCATATGGATCTCAATTGGGTTTGATAGGATCAGCAGGTGTTTGCACTGGCTCTGCATAAATGCCTTGGTTAGTCCACGGATAAGATAGCAATTGCACTGGCTTCCACCAGCGAGCAAACATGTTGTTGATCAGTACCACTACCCCTGCCGCAGTCACACAGGTAAATCCAATCAGGATTGTTCCTACAAAAATGCCAGCTGCTTTTTCCACGTCCATGAGTTACTCCTTGTTGTTGATTAAACCGTTACTGCGTCGATCTGATGTGTGATCCACATCTTGATCAAATCGTTTTTGTTGCATGGTGGGTTCGCCAAATATTTTCTCTCTGGAGCAGAGTAAACATTTGGGATTACCACAATCTAAAGCATGATGTTTGGCAAACTTGTGAGGTTCCTTGACTGGCACTCCAAAAGTTTTAGCAATCTTGGTTTGCTTTTTTATAGCATTCTCATCTTTTTGAATGCGCTTGTTTTTTTTGATTCGGTCTTGTTCTGTACTCATTTCATTGCCACTTTAACAAGAATGCAAAATAATCTCTATCGCTGTCAAAGTAAAAAATATATCTACCTGGTTGCTGATGGTTGCTCATCTCCAACAGGTGCCATCGCCAATCATGTATCAGTTCTTGTTTGCACCATTCAATCACATGATCCAGGATGCCTGATTTCTTTTTGAGTTCATGTGAATATTCAAAACTTTCCTTGTCGCGTACAGTATAGTGATCTAAAACTTGCATGTATGCAATTATATATACAGTTATCTGCTAGTGCTGCCACTTTAGAGTATAAAAGGTTGCTAGGGCTGGATCTTGAAACATCAATATTACAGCTTTTCCTTTGATCTGATCAGCAGGTAATTCAGCAGCTGATATAAATCCCATTGGCATGTATTTCCAATCAAAGTCCACTCCTGGTTGGAGACCATCTTTACGCAATTGATGAAACATTGCTATGCCATCCGCAGAGCCAGTATTCTCAAACACAATTTCATGCCACATATGATTCTCGTATGTACTTTTCTATGTCATCTGTATGGAGAGCAAATAGCTGCAACACCGCATCATATATCTCAAAATACTGGCAAAAACTTGCACCATACTTGATGCCTTTCAACGCATCCCAGGTATAGAGCTTTTGCCAATGTTCAAAGTCAGATTGTGAAATCTTAAGATCCCTAGCATCAAAACGAGCACTCAGTTGGTCTACCATATTTTTAAACATCCGGGCTCAATCCCAAAGATTTTGATAGTATCGACCGAACAGTCGGAATCCGTTTTGAATTCGATCGTATACTACTTTCATGCCATCATAATCACACTTGTATGTGTTGTCAGGGCCATCTTCCATGCTATAAAGTGTAGGCTTACCGTTGGCATCCCATGCAGTTGGTACCGACTTCCAGTCGATCTTGCCTGAACGGAATGCATCTTCCCACGAGTCATCCAGTTTGGATTCAAATGCAAAGATCATTTCATTCATAACCCAATCCCAACGCTTAAAGTGGTTGTCGTCAGTATCGTACTCGTTTTCCTTGGGCCCTGCTTCTGTGCTACGCAGGCCCATACCGGCAGGCACATCTTCATCATCCACAAACGGAGCCCCGTGCTTGTCTCTCATCAACTGCCGAAGCATGGGCAACACAATATGTGCCAGGGTATGATCCATGCTCCAGGTATCGTAACGATCAATCTTCACGTACTCAATTTTAGGATGCACAAAGTCCAGAAATTTTTGTGCAGCCACACACAGTGGATTCAGACGATCACTCCAACGTTCAATCACGGGCTCGTCGTAATCAATCTCACGCCAGAAGAACACCTTCTCTAGTATGGTATACGGGCTCAGCCAGTGGTTGCGATAACCAGATAGATATACTTTCATTTTTCACCTTCGTTGTCTACTTTTCGGATTTCCCAAGTGCCATCTCCACGGTCCACCCATGTCAAATTGTCACCTGGATTCCAACCTACTTCATCCAACATGTCCTGCGGGAATGGCAACACAAGGTCACCGCTTCCGTCGTCAGCTTCTTCAAGAGTTACTTGCCATGTTTTGTTATTTTGTTCAGTCATCATTTGCTCCGGATACGATCAAGCACTTGCTGAGATTCACTGAAGTCACTGTGCTCCAGCAAAAACTCCTCTAGTGTTTCTTGCAGTTCACGGATGGTTGTGTCTACCGGATACGGCTGTGACCACCGCACTGTGTATGCTACTAGTTTTTCATCTCTCATGTTACACCTCAAAAGTTTGCAAAGTCCAAGAGTCAGCTTGTGGCTCATATCCATGGTAACCACGTGGGTTACATACCACACGACATTCACCAATCATGTAGTCAAAGTTGTGATGTGTGTGCCCATGTGTCCACAGCCGGATCTGCGGATAATCCAACATGAACTCACTCAAGTCTGAACTGTAAGCACCATTCACTATGACGTCATCCTGGTACTGTGGCTTGGTACTGAGTTTGCTGGGAGAATGATGTCCTACTACCACAAACTTACCTGCAGGATTTGCTGCCACTGCTGCACGAATAACTGTGAGCATGGCTTTGTGATCTTCCACAGAATCTTCAGGAGCAAACGTGGCTGGCCGCTCGTGAAATGTCACAATGTCTCGGCTGGGATCATCTGGATGTTCTGGATTGGGCTGATGACTTTTGAATGTTACCATTTTGAGACTGTTCTTGATGCAGCGGTAGTCATTCATCATGCCACGAATACTGTACAAGGTATTTGGATCTTCCCGGTTCATATCAGTCCATAATGTGCCGCACACAAAGGTCACATCATCTAGTTTAATGCTTTGTTTTTCCAGCACATGAAGATTCTTCATGTAGGCCAGTTTTTCACGAATGTGACTCACGGTGGTACCGTAGTCACCATTGTAGTGCTCATGATTGCCTACAATATAGATCACGTCTTTGAACTGTGCTGCACAGTTTTCAAAGAACATGTGGTATCTATAGCTCTTGGTATGTTCACCCAGGAGATTGGGTACATCACGATCAGACAGATCACGTGCCACACAGATATCTCCGCTGAGAATCAATACATCAGCCTGATCAGTGTTGTGAAGTTCTAGTGGTCCAAATTCCAAATGTACATCACTTGCTAGTGCGATTTTCATATAATACTTCCAGTTGCTGTTTCAATATGCGCAGTGCAGCAGGATCGCCTTTGGCCACTGCTGCGTCTTTGTCAGGATACCGTTGCCAGAATCGATCTCGGATTTCTTCCATATTTCTTCCGGTGCACACAAATTCCTTTGTAAAGTAATTATAACACAGAAATTGCTCATTTACTGGTTCCACCTCCAAAATAACCAATGTTTCATTGATCAATTTTGCCAAAGTGTCTTGTGCTTCCGGAGAAATTGTCTCTGCTCGCCTGATCATGAATCGAAATATTCCCACTCCAATAAGGATACCTATCACAACCGGAAGTAAAAAATCTAACATACAGTAATTACCCCTGCCGAAGCGATTCCATTGTGATCATCTTGCCCAATTCGCGTTCAAAGTCCAGGTCATCCGGAATAACATAGTGACGGAATTGATTGTCATCCTTTCGGCGATCGTAGTGTCGGAATGTGATGATCTTGCCACCTATAGCTGCCATCACCGTGATGTTCAAACCTACATTCCCGTCGATGGTGTCACTGTTGCTGCGAATCAGGCCGCGAGCCGTTTGGATCGACAAATTGGCTTCTTTGCGATTAAGTTCCTGGTTGACGGTATCCCAATCCTCACGCACCCAACGGGTGATCATGCGTTTAAACCATTTCATGCTAGTTTCCTTTGTTTCAAATATTGTTCCCACTGTACCCACTTGTTCTTGACCAAGAAACCCCAATCACGTTGTTTGATACCGGGCATAAACAAGGTCCAGCAAGTGATGTCAGGATCTAGTTCAATCCTGTGATAGGTATTGGCTCGGGCTGTACGGAAACTGCCTGCGCCGCACCAACGAGCAATCTCGCCCATCTTGCGTCCTTTACTATCAAACTGTGGTCGCCATTCCCAATAACCACCACGCAGGATCAGAGTGGCAAAGGGCCAGGGATGATCATGCACATCGTCTGGATCAGATTTCAAGAACTTATGCACAAAGATGTTGAATGGAAACCAGGTGCGGTCTTTGAGAAAAACATAGTAGCGTTCCAGATACGGCTCGTCGTCTAGGCGATCTCGAATGATGCGATGTCGACCTAGCTTTTGGAAGATTTTCTTAATCATTGATCAATTCCTTTATTGCTGTATTATACATGAACTGCAATTTGCGGTCAAGAAAAACCCTGCGCCAGGCAGGGTTTTTGTGTGCCACCTACCGGGCCGGATTAGGCCAGGCCAAGTGCCATTGCTTTGTAGCCAGCTGCAATCAATGCACGGCTGGGCTTGCCAATACGGTATTCGGTAACTTCAACATGGTTAGCAGCCATGCGACGGTTTGCATACACTGCAAATCCGCTTTGACGGATACGGCTGACTTCAGCCGAAATGTTCTTGATGCCAAAACGCTTTTCGGCTTGGCTTGGACTTACCTTTTCTCCAGCCTGAAGGGCAGTGAACAGTTTGTGAGTCTTGGTGTTTTCGCTAATACGCATGTTTTTAATCTCCTATAAAGTTGCTGTTGCCACAGCATGATTGTAGTATAAGCGATCTGTCACATGATTGCAACACTTTTTGGCAATCAATTTTGCCAGAATATCTAAAAAATAAACGGCGCACATAAATAACAATGTAACCGGAGGCACCCATGTTACATACCTTGACACAACCCAACGAATATCTATTGTCTTTGATAAAAGATGATCCTGTAAGACCAGAGATCCCTCTCAGCGACCGTGTGAATAGTAACAGTCGAATCTATGTTTGGAAAAATGGTGATGAAACTGCTGCTGTGACCTGTGTGAAGTTTTTAGAGAATGTACCTGCTGCTGTGGAAGATATGGCTGCATTGGTTGGGAGTGCCACAACTGCGGTATTTTATACCATCTGGAGTTATGCAGCAGGTGCAGGGCGTACTTTGATTCAAGAAGCACAGAAATCAATCGAACATGAGTTTCCGGGTATACAGACTTATGTAACGCTGAGTCCCAAGACTGAAATGGCTCGTCGTTTCCATATCAAGAATGGTGCTCGGGAACTGCGTGAAAATATCAACACCATCAACTACATCTATAAGTGATTAGATAAATAAAATACACACACATCACACACACTTTCTATATTCCATTAACCAATAGGAGGGTGTATGTATCAGGAATATCTAATCTACTGGATCCACAGTGATCAAGAAACCAACATAGAAACACAAGGCTATGTTGGTATTACTAAAGATCTAACTCGCAGACTTAAAGAACACAGAAGAAAACATAACTTTCTGGACAACAGAACAGTAGATGTTTTTCTTTATGGTGATAAACTCTATTGTAAACAAGTAGAAAAATCGTTGCGTCCAACACGCAACATTGGTTTAAACATTGCCGAAGGTGGTGGATTACCACCAAATCCGATTGGTAAAAAACTATCTATTTCCCATAGACAAAAAATAAAAGAAAACATGGTTGGGTTTAAGGGTCGTAAACAGTCTGAAGAGGCAAGACTTAAAATGAGCATGTCTAAGAAAGGAAAACCAGGAAGGGTCCAATCTGAGGAGACCAAAAGGAAAATATCAATGACTCAGAGAAGCAAAAAGTTTGTAGACGCTGCATAAAAAAAGCCCCGGAAGGGGCTTTTTAATTTGTGCTACTGGAATTTACTTCTTGGTGAAGGACCAATAGATCACTGCTAATGCAGCAAGACCAACCAAACCTTGGCTACCAAGGGCACCCACGAATTTGATCACACTTGAGGTGACGTCAATTGCCAAGAAGGGAACTGCGGCACCAAATAGGATTTGCAGAATTACGCCAGCAGCGATTAACTTGATGCCGATATCGATGATACCGTTTAAAAGACCGGTGGCCTTTACCATTACATTGTCCATAAAATAAACTCCTTTGTTACGCACACCTGTTATAATGTACTGAATATATTTACAGATGCTGCACACAATGGCAGGATTTAGATGCGATTTTGGGGTGGTTTTATCGTTATATGCTCATATTCAGGACCAAAGGTACCGTAACGTTGTATTGCCCAACTGATAAACAATCCAACAGTGATTTCTAAAACGTACAATCCCAACAGGATGTACAGCAGGATCATTTTACACTTTTCACATGTTTGCAATCACCACGGAATTTAAAACCACTGCATGAACATGAATACTCTCCACGAACTTCGCTTACTTTGTAAACATCACCCTTGCTGCCTTGCACTTCCCATGTACGGCCTTCGGGCTGTTCGGGTTTGATCGCTGTCTTGAACTGCACAGGATTCAGTTTGAACTTGCGACCACGCACATCAATGCGTATGGGTTTTTTGAAGATGGTTGGTTGATCAGCTCCCACTGGAACATAAGCAAACATCTTGCTTTTGGAATCATCCATGAGATACACATGATTGGGTGCAGTACCTTTCCATTCAGTGATTTCAGAAAACCATTTCATTGTTGTTCCTTAGCTTAGGCGCCGGGCACCACGCTGATATTGATATTCACGTTTGAGCCACCATTTGTGTCGAGCAAAGTATTCTTGCAAGGTATAGCGCGGTTGGCCGTAGCCATCTAATTCTTCACAATTGTTGCGCCACAGCTCAGCTAACCAAGTGCGGAATGGTGATATCATTTCAGTCTTTCTTGGTAGAGATAGAAGTCTTAAACAGGCAGTTGAACAAGAACTGTATACCCCATGCTTGTAGCCAACCAATCTCTCGGACCCCGTCCATGGCACCAACCAAGCAGCCATTCCACAGAGCCATCACTGGCCATGCCATCACAAAGCTCAGTAACAGAGCAACCGCAATAAGGCCAACAAACGCTCCAACGGCTTCAATAATGAGTTTCATAATACTTTCCTTTGTAATTAATTAAGCAGCCCGCAACATGTTAGCAGGCACCTTCCACAGAGTTTGTCCAGTGTCCACGGTAACAAACTTGATTGCAATCTTGCGAACTTTTCCTTTCACAGTCATTCCGGTGCGACTGTTGGTAAACTCAACAGCTTCTCCTACACACAGAGCTCGCTTGTTCTTTTCTGTCAGGCGTGCCCGAGCAAACTTCACAGCATCAACAATGCTGGTGAGTTCGTCATTGGTAAATGTGCCAGCAATGATAGTTGAATTAATTTGACTAATGTTCATGATAGTTCCTTAAACAGTTTCAGTTTCAATTTTAACAACACGCATCATTTTGAGGTTGCTATGAGTAGCACACAGGCGGACCGAATAAACATGACCAGTGACCTGACCAATGACTGCAATATCAATCCAAGGAACCGTTTGTTCAGCAGCATTGAGATTCAAGCAGATGTTGGTGATAACACCTTCAAGATTACCTGCTGCACAAGACCAAGAAACTGTGTCGTTAATATTAAGATTCATATCTAACTCCGGTTTGTTGCTGCGTATGTATGTATTATAGTGGATTTGACAAATCCGGTCAACCAGAAAATTGTGGTTTTTTTACAACATAAATCTTGTTGTGATTGAAAAGTGATAGAACAACATTTCCTCCCGGCGTGTGCCCATCCAACTCAGAGTAAATATTGCAGTAACAATTGATGCTAATAAATAGATATATGGCTAATAAAAATATATTTTGCAACGTGCCCTGGTTTAATTTTCAATTATATCAGGATGGTAAGTTCGGAATGTGTTGCGCAGAAAGATCAAACGTTCCTGGGTTCCAAAAACTATCCGATTCTGGATATAACATACATACTCACAGTATCAGTGACTGGTACAACAGCGACATTATGAATGAATATCGTCGTAATATGTTAGGAGACACCCCCATTGATCTTTGCTCTGGGTGTGCTGCCGAAGAACAGCATGGCAATGCCAGTTATCGTCTTGCTCAGAACTGGCGCAGTGTAATTTTTACCCGGCAAGCATTTGACGAAAGTTTTGCACAAAGTCCCCACCTGTCAAAATTTCAAGGCAAAGTAGATCATCTAATGCCCATTGACTTTCATATTAACATGGGCAACGAATGTAATTTGGCCTGCAAATTTTGTCATCCTGGTGTGAGTACACAAATTGCCAGCAAATACAAAATCTGGGGATTGCTAGATCGTAAAACACCTACAAGAATAAACTGGACTGATAATGACGCAACTTGGGATAAATTTTGTCATGAACTTTTGAGTATAAAAAATTTGCAAAGTGTGCATTTCATGGGTGGCGAACCCACTATGAGTCCTAGACTAGAACAATTTTTTGATTTCTTTATCAAGCATGGGCGAACCGACTTTGCTATAAGTTTTGTTACCAATGGCACCTTGTATTCTCCAGAACTAGTACAAAAGATGCAGAAATTTCGTAGAGCCGATATTGATATCAGTATAGAAAGTATATCAGACAATAATTACTACATTCGGCAAGGGCTAAACAAAGAATTATTCTTAGCCAATGTTAGCAAGTATTTAAAACACCGAACTGATACATTTGCTATTTGCTTAAAACCAGTTGTGTCATTACTATCAGTTTCGACTTTCCCCGAACTAATAGAATATTTTTTAGACAACAACATCATAACCGAAAACAATGTGTGCTGGGATCCAGCATACTTGCAAGTTTCGGTACTGCCCTGGGATATACGTCAATCGTATTTGCCTAAATATCAGCGTGTGTTAGAAAAATTACAAAACCATACAGGTGACGCACATCAGGATATGTCACAGTCAAGAATGGTTGAACAAAATGCTGTTAACTTGTATAATGAATTACATTCAGTTTACCAAATGTTACAACAACCCGAGCCTGTAAATGCTGAAGATCTCAGGCGAGAATTAGTAATGTGGTTGAGTCGTTGGGACAGTGCATATAAACTGAACGCCAGAGATCACTATCCTGAATGGAGTGATTTTTTACAAAAATATGACTACAAAATATCACACACACATTGAACTAGAAGTCCTTCCCACATATCATCAAGAACCACCAACAATTGCCTATGGCATTGATGACGTAATCATTGATCAAATAGTCTTAAATCAATCTTGTGTATTAAAATTTAACAATGACTTGCTGCCCGGCACACATTCAGTATTTGTAGACTTTTTAAACAAATCAGATGCTGATTGTGTACTTGATCAAGGATTAGACAAATTTATTGTCATAGGCAACATTACCGTGAATGGTATTTGTTCTCCAAAATTCAATTGGGCTGCTACATATAAACCCAAGTATCCCGAACCTTGGCATAGTCAACAAACACCGCCTCCCCCAGCAGTACAGCAAGGCATTAGTTGTCTGGGATGGAATGGGCGATGGCTGTTAAATTTTAGTACACCAGTATTCACCTGGATACATCAACTGGAATCCATGGGATGGATCTGGCCTACGGATTAACGTTTGGTGATTACTTTGTCGGCTAGTCCGTATGTGACTGATTCTTCTGCAGTCATAAAGTTATCACGTTCCATATCAGCCCGTAACTTGTCATAAGATTGGCCGGTATGTGTGACATACATGTCTGTAAGAACTTTTTTCCAACGTAACAATTCACGGGCTTGGATTTCTACATCTGTGGCCTGCCCTGACGCACCACCTAACGGTTGATGAATCATGTGACGTGCATTGGGCAGAATAAATCGTTTGCCTGCTGCTCCAGCTGCTGCTAACAACGATCCCATGCTTGCACCTTGGCCCATCACAATGGTTGCAACATCGGGTTTGATAAACTGCATGGTGTCATAAATGGCCATCCCTGCTGTTACACTTCCACCCGGCGAATTGATATACAAGCTGATGTCTTTGTCCGGATTGTCTGCTTCCAAAAACAATAACTGCGCACAGATTAGACTTGAGCTATGCCCGTTGACTTCTCCGTCCAGCATGACCACGCGATCACGTAGCAAGCGACTATAAATATCGTAACTGCGTTCACCTTTGGATGTGTGTTCGAGAACAATGGGTACTAGATTTGACATTAAATTCCTTGTTGTTTGGTTGTGTTATTTTACAGTGTATTTTATTTAATAGCAAGTGATTTTGGTAAGGAATTTATTCTTCGCTAAATACCACATGAGAGATTTAATCAACGTACTTGACAGCATAATAACTGAAGTGACCATCAGTAAACCCAAATATGGACCCGGAACTCAATTTTCTGTTTCCGCAGGGTCAGAAGCTGGAAAAAAGTTACTGACATTGTTGCAGCAACAAGGATTTGATGCTACTCCGCCATTGACCAGGCAAGACGACACAGAATTGGGCGAAAAAGATATTTTAAATCTCCCCACAGTTACCTATGGAAAAGGCGGCGACGGTTATATTTTTTCCAACAATGCTGGGCAATCTGTTTTGATTGTTGGCAGTTCTAGTACCATTGGGGCAGCGTTCAATGTGTATACTGGAGCCACTGCCGACGACGATGTTGGAAAAATTGCCAATCGCGGCGAAACAGCCGAAGGTATCCTGGGCGCTGCTATGTTTGCTAAATTCACCAAACGTGAATCTGACGAAGATATCGGCACAGTGACCGCTCAGGATATCGGCAATGTGCTTGACAGTTTGAAGCAAACCGGTGAAGACCAATATCAAGTGGAAGTGGAAGATTTTGATAATGAACATGCGGATGTGATTTCGTTTGTGCTGAGACTTAAATCCGGGCCGTATCAGGATCTCATGGATCTGGCCAAGCGACCGCTGTTGGCCAGTGAATTCTCCAGTGCCGCTGCTTATGTCAACAGTTCGGACGCTGAACGATACAGCAAGTATTTCTACATCAATGGCAGGTCAGATCAGATCGTGATCATGGCTGACGGTGTCACTGGTGAAACAGAACAAAAGACCGATGTGTGGGTGTTTGTCACTGATGAAAATGGCCAGCCACGCAAACTCAGACTCAATACCAGTCTCAAGGTAGGTGGTATTAAACAGTTTGGACAAGTGGGTGGCGACAGTGCAGAAACCCAACAGATCTTATGGAATTATTTTGGTGTTGATGCAAGTTCTGCGTTGGCCAAATTTACCAAGGCAATGAAATCCAATTCACCAACAGCAACCAGAGATGCATTCAAACAAATATATCAATATGCTGCTACCGAACTAGACAACGAATTGAAAAACGCCAGCCCTGAAGATGAAGCCAACATAATTGATGACATTGCCACTGGTATCACACACTTTGCCACACTAGGCGATCCCAACGTTGAACTGGTGGACTTCAGCGATGGTGGATTCAAGATTTTGAGATTCAACAAGCTGGTTGAAAAATTAAAGAATACAGATCTTGAAGCCACTTACGTTGATAAAAAAACTTGGCCAGAAGTGGTCATTCATGAACGCGGTAACCCTAATAGTAAACTGCTGACCATCAGGATGAAAGTAGAGAATAAACCCAAGGGCGGTATCTATGTTCGCACTTACATTGAAAAAGGACCGCTGTTGGAAAAACTGACCGAATACCGAAAAGCCAGTTGGGACAATGCTCCAGCTGCTACTGGTGCTGAAGATCTAGATGCAGTTACCAGCACACCAAGACTTGCTGGCCCAGGCGCCAAGGCAGCTAGAATCAAGAACGAACCTAGAATGGATCGTGCTACCCTGGGTAGAGAGCGACGTACCTGATGAGAATACAAGACGTTATAGTTGAAAATAAAGAGGTGCTAGATGAGTTCAGCAATATGGACCGGGGAATTCGCAAGGAATTGGAAGAGAAAGGCTACAAGTATCTGAAAGCAGGAGTAGATCAAGAGGCGTATCTTGAGCCAGGTGGCCAAACAGTTTTGAAAATATTTGGTACAAAAGGCAACAAGAAACACCTCAGCCAAGATCAACAAATGTTTGTTAAATGGGCTGAATTTTGTCAACGTAATTCAGACAATCCATTCTTGCCCAAGTATTCAGGGTGGACCAGTTTTGAATACAAAGGAAAATTGTATCTACAGATTCGTACCGAATTATTGAAATCACCAAGAACTTCCCAACAAAAGATGTTGGTATATGCAATTTCTAAATTGGGCTATGCTCTTGAAGAAGGTAAAGCCAATTTTTTTAATCTAGCAAAACAATATCCAGACGAGTATCAACGTGTGAGTCAAGCAGTGGGTGAAGATCATATTCCATTGTTGTTGAATACTTTGCTGGAGTTGATCCACAAGACCCAACAGAAAACACAAATCAGGTGGGATCTGCACCCCGGCAACATCATGATGAGACCCAACGGGCAAACAGTGTTTAATGATCCTTATGTGTTGGGCGGCTGGTAACTCATAAACATTAACGTTGCAATTGCGATATTGAATCGCAAATATTCAACTGTAACGCTTCAGTGGCATCAAGCCAAACATCATGTGGCGGCAGCAATTTGGCCTTGATCACATCATCATCTAGACCAGTACAATCTTTGTAGTGTTGAACCATGCGTTGTTGTGTGAGCTCAAACTCACGTATGGTGGCAAATAATTCATGTACTTTGCCATCACTGCCCCAACTGAACTGATGACTCAGAATACTGGTGTTGGGTGTTAGGGTTCTACGTCCGGGTGTGCCAGCCAAGAATATCAACAATCCAGCTGATGCAATTTGCCCAATCCCAACTGTTTTGATAGCCACTGTGGAACTGCGCATTACATCAATCAGTGCAAAGGCTGCACTCATATCACCACCTTCACTGCAAATACTCAAGATTAGTTCTTTGTGACGACGTTTGATCACAAAGTTTTCATTCAAGATCCATTCAATCACTGGCTTGACTGTGTCTGTTTCAATAGGCCCCATCAGCACAAATATACCATTGGCCTGTAGGTGTTGTGCATGGGACCAAGTGCTGGTGTCTATTTCTGCCATGTGTGAACTTACTGTGCGTTGAGTTCTTTGAATGCTTCCACACTGCGAACTTGAGCGCGGCGTGCTGCTTCAATTGCATCTTTTCGTTTTTGCAGCAAGTTGGCATCACCTGTAGGTAACGCCACTAGCACGTAGGTACGATACCGTGAGCCTTCAGCCACACGTTTGATTTCACGTACTTCTGTACCGGTGATATCCACAGTTGGGCACATGGTTTTAATGGCCAATTCAGAAGATTCAATTGAGGTGTCTCCACTGTCCTGCATGAACATTTTACCTTGTTGGCTCACACGACCACCTGCTGCAATACAGATCTTTCCGTATGCAAACATCTTGGCTTTCCAATCCGACATGCTCATGTCTGAACTGGTGGCCGATCCTGAAGCAAACACAGCATTGGTGCTGGTAGGAGTTTCAGTCATCCATTTGGGTGCATTGCTGATGGATGCTTCTACTGTTTTTTCTTGACGTTGACGCTCTTGATATGCTCGCTTTTCGTATTCCTCTTTGGGAGTGCTACCACAAGCAGCCAACAAGGCCACTACAGCTAATGCAATGATATTTTTCATACAGTTCCTTATTTGTTTTGAATCCACTCACCGGCTTTGCTGAGATCCTTGCCTGCACCACTGACTGCGCCACCAAGTGTGCCACACGCAGAAAGTACGGCTGCTATGATAGTTACTAAAATAAAAGTTGTTTTCATATGTGTCCTTTTAGATCACGAGTTGGAAAAATATATAATAACACAAACATCAGAACTTGTCAATCACTACCCACTTGGAATCATGTATTTGGCAAATGATGCCTTGCCAAGTTCGAATGTCGCGTCCTGTGAATCCTGAATCCAAAAACCAACGGCATCGAGTACCATTGTGCCAGAACTCTCGAGGATAGTCCGGATGTGGTCTGAACTGCGCCAATTCCGCCACAGAGCCTGGATTGGTCTGACGTACAGAATCCAAGGTAGGATCATCTCGACATACTAGAATCTTTTCTGAAATCACTCGACTTGCAGCCACTTGTTCTCGAACTGAATCTTCTGCACGTTTCATGGCCACAGCACAGGCCGAATCTCTAGGGGTATCACCGGGCCATGCATGCTCACCCATGGCTGTGTACCAAGTGGCACCAACTCGTGCTCGAAAAGTCACCAAGCAACGTTTGCCTGTTTGCGGATCAGGCACCACTGTGGCAGTTATCTGACTGCGTTCTGCAATCACTGCTGAACTTTGGCTTACAGTTTTATCTTGCAACACACAATCAGCTTGTGCTGTGATAGCAACCAGGGCTAGTATGGACATTAGCAATTTCATGGATTGCTCCTACAGTTGTCTCTTAGTTCAATAAGTTTTTGGTTGATCACCCAGTCACTGCGTCCATATCCCTGAGCAGCATTGTTATTGTATTGTTCAGGATTGGTATATGCTCGCCAGGGTTGCAATGCATTGCTGGCTCTTGCAAACAGTCGATCATCCGGGGTGCTACGCATGCTCTGCAATAGAGCCATTTGTTCATATCTTTGAGAGCAGTTGATTTGGAAATAGTCCAAATCCACAAAGTTCATTGCTTGCGGCCTGGATGTGGCACAGCCACTACACAGGATTGCAAGTGTAACGCAGATTCCAGATACGGCCTTTGATTTGCGCGACATGTTCATTCCATTCTCCTTGTGATTGGCTTTCCAGCCAGCGAACTATACGTTGTTGATTGGCACAGTCATTGGGTATAAGACTCACATCCACGGGTGGTGATGTCTTGGGTGAAAAATGACCACACCCTGTTAGCAGCAATACCAGCAGTAGGTATTTCATACTAGATTGGTATGTGTTGCAATGTATTCACGTAGAACACGTTCAATCAGTTGATTCAGTGTGATATCTTGTTCGTGTGCCAGCAGCATGATCTGATACAACAGTTCAGGTTCAATTTCAATTTCAACAATTTCACGGGTGTCTGCGGTCATGTTAACCTCCAAAATATTCAATGATTGTGTCCAGGGCAGTAATCAGTTGAGCATGGCCTACCACATCGTCAGGATGTAGCCAATAGCCAGTGGGATTGGTATCTGACCGGGGATTCTTTTTCCATTGTGCTAGTTCTTTTTTGAGATAAGCACGTTGGTCTTTGAGCACTGCCAGGGCAATGCCGTCTGCAATTTCACCATCCAATTCAATTTTTTTCATTCTTCAACTCCGAAATGTTTTTTGATACGATACTCATCTAAAATGTCATTACTGTCCCATAAAAATTTAGCACATTCTTTCACAATCAACTCGGCGAATTCAATCATCTGCTCTTTACAATACATATCGCAGAATACATTTACTTCACCGTCTGCTTCAATCTGCTGCCCCTGTTTTCTAAATGGGGTAGGTAGTAGGGATTCGATTCGTTCGTTCATTCTTCAACTCCAAAATGTTCTCTAATCTCTTCGTAAATGTCTAATGCATCATGATCGGCAGCAACATTGGCACATTCTTTCACAATCAACTCGGCGAACTTTGTATCACATGCTACATCCCATCTATAGTCAGTATCACGTTCGGTGGCATTTGCGAATTCTATTGCCTGTTTTCTGAGTTCTTTAATTCGTTCGTTCATTCTTCCACCACTTGTTTCACAGGTTGGTCTGGGATGTTTTCTGTATCACCATCTTGAGCAACAACAAAGCCCAAGTCTAACATCTTTTTTTCTTCAGACCAAGTGCAGCGAGGTCTGAATACAAACAGTCGTAAAGTGAGGTTATCTTGACTGTAATAAATCCTATACCGCACCGGGTACTCGCCCAGGGCCTTGGCTAGATCCTGAAATGTGAATGTCTCGGGCCAATCTTCTTTCACACTGGTTCGAGTCTTTTCAAAGTAGAAATCCAGCATACGCGGCACAGCAGAAGGTTTGCCCCAAAATGCGTTTTGCTCACACCATGCAATAGTACGGTCCAGCATTTCTGTAGTGATTTCAGTGGTCATTCTTCAACTCCGAAATGTTCTCGAATCTTCTTACTATTCTTTTCAAATTCTTCTAAGGCCAAATCACTATTGTAACATTCTTCTGTCCACAACGACTCAGCACATTCAGCCACAATCAACTCGGCGAACTTTTGTGCCTTGACAACACTTTCGTGATCGGGTGTTCTAGCACCTGAAGGAAGCGAGTCCCATTGAATAAGGCCAGCCTGTTTAGCCAGTTCAAAGATTCGTTCGTTCATTCTTCAACTCCGAAATGTTCTAAAATAACTTGACCGATATCAACAAAATAAAGATACCTTTTGCTATCGTCAAATTGTCTCACTTCATGTCCATCACTAAAATGATTAGCAACAGCAGAAAGTTCTCGCACAATCAACTCGGCGAATTTTTCTTCGTCAAACCCAAATGTCAACAGTTCGCCATTGACGCCATAAGTTTCAATTCGACACTGTTCGGCAAGTTTTTCAATTCGTTCGTTCATTCTTCAGCCCCTTTTTTCACATGTTTAGCACGACGACGATATTGAGTTTTGCTCTGCTCCACACGGTGACGGAATGGTGTGTCGCGTGAGTACAGTTCCACAGCACGACGGCGCTGTCGAGGTAATTCAATCACAAAACTCATGGGTCTCATCACAATCTCCGTAAAAAATCCGGTCTATGCTGTAATTATAGCACGAACCGGATTAGTGGTCAACCAGGAATTTGAGACTTTTTTAGATCCAGCCCTGGAAATCTTCCATCATAATTCGTTGAGCACCTGCATGATCTCCAAGTGCAGTCAAATGAACAGCAACACAGCAGCGTCCATAATTTCCTAAAAAATTATAAAAGGATTTAAATACGGTCATTACACAATTCCTCTACGTTGTAGAATTTGAATTCTGCGTTCTAAATCAAATATATCTGTAGAATCGGCTAGATACGACTCAACTTCTTTTCGGTATGATGGCGTAAAGGTATCCTTTATCCAATCTAACAAATCATTAATGGATATATCCAATACTGACCGATGTATTTCGCCCGGCCAAGGCGATGCTTGGCTTTTCATATTAGGCGCCCTTTTTCTGCGTGGTTTGATAGGCTTTCATGATGCCTTCGCCGAACTTCACGTAGTCAAATTTGGAAGCATCTTTAGTTACCTTGATAGCTTCTTGCATGAGCACTGTGGCTGCATCTGTGGATGCTTTGAAAGCTTTCTTGGTATATTCGGCTTGGATGTCAACAAATTGATTCATTGAAGTGGCCATTGTTTCGTTGGTGACAAAAGTCTTAACGAATTGTTTTTTACCATTTTGAATGGTGTCGATCATGGTGTCTGCTGTAAACATATGTTTCTCCTTAGATAAGCAAGTAGACTATAGGACCCGCACCGTGCAGCATCCTATGTGCTATTATATATGACAAATTGCGGCAATGCAGCATTTTTAGGCAATATTCTGTCAGATTTTTTTGCCAAAAACTATTCAGTTATAAATAACATATAGGAGACAACAACATGTTAAAGAAAATTATTGACTTTTTTACTGGCCGGAAACCAGCTGAACCCGAAATTACAGCGGTTGCCGCCCCAGTTGCCGCAGCACCATACAAGGTAGAAGCACCTGCCACAGCACCATACAAAGTTCCCGAACCTGTTGCAATAACACCAATTCCATTGGTTGTTACCAACAGCAATCCTGCAGATAATGTACCAGTTGTTGAAAAGAAAAAACGCACGTTTACCAGGAAGCCAGCAGAACCAAAAGCAGCAAAGAACCCCGCAGCAATCAAAGCCACACCCAAGCCTAGAGTCAAAAAGCCGCCACAGTAAACCACCAACTTTTATAGCATAAAAACCCACTTAAATACGAGTGGGTTTTTCTTTGCCCATAAAATAATACGGAGTACATAATGGTAACAAAAAAGGTCACTGCTAAACGAAAAGTAGTTGCGCCTCCTCCTCCTTCATCATCAAAAAGTCTCCCAACTGCTATGTTGGGGATGGGTATGGTGATCCTCACCAATTATCAGGCTGAAGTCAAGCAGGTACTAGCATTAATAGTGAAAACATTAACATGAAAATATTAGATAAAATTTTAGAATTTAAGAAAACTCCGTATGTTATTGCTGGGGTTATATTCTTCTGTAGTTTGGCTGTGCTTAGTTGTTTTAAAAGTGCAGAAACTCAGTTGACCACACTTAACCATGCTGCTTCACTTAGTCGTGCCATGGCCAAATCATCTGACGATTTAACTAACTATGCCAGATTTTTTGTAACAACCAAAAACGAACAATGGAGAACAGAGTTTAACAATGTACTTAAAATACGCAACGGTGAAATGCCAGATGAAAAGAACATTACAAAATCATTCAAAAACAGAGTAAAAGAAGTACCGTTCTTGCAGTCTGAATTGGATCGATTATTGAAAGCAGAAGAATTAAGTAACAATCTTGCCAAACTAGAAGTCCAAGCGTTTGCCTGGATTGACAAAGGACGACCAGAATTAAATTTTGAAATCCAGATGCATCATTATACAGAAGCACAGATGTTGATGTTTGGAGATGATTACAAAAAATACAAGAAAGAAATTGTAAACACCACTGATGAATTTTATACCCTAGTAGTGAATAGATTGCAGTCAGAATATTTATTTTATATGACAGCTGCCTGGACTATGATTATTGTTATAAATGTAAGTTTAATTTTACTAGTAATGGTTATCAAACATAAAGAAGGTAATACTCCGCGACGTGTGACAGTTAAAAAAGTTGTACCCAAGCCTAGAGTCAAAAAGCCGCCGCAGTAAACCACCAACTTTTTCTGCCACAACCCCCACTTAAATACAAGTGGGGTTTTATTTTGATTAAAAACAACAATAACAAGGAGCAATCATGGCAGAATCACGTAGTGAACGCGAAGCACACATCAAAGATCGAGCAGGCTGGGTAATCACAGTAATAGCAGCCATGTTGGCTGTGAATACTTACATTGCCAATGGTCTCAGCAGCGAAGTGCTGACCAACACCATCCGCGCCAATGACACCTGGAACTTTTATCAAAGCAAAAGCATCAAGCAAACCATTGCAGAAAATGCCCGAGATGATGCACTAGCACGTCATGATGTCAAGAAGGTAGCAGAACTCACTGCCCGGATTGATCGTTACGAAAGTGATCCGGTCACCGGCGAAGGCAAAAAAGAACTCATGGCTCGTGCCAGGTCACTGGAAAATTCTCGTGATCAAGCAAAGAAACACAGCCCATGGCTGACCTTTGCAGGATCAGCATTACAACTCAGTATTGTGTTGTTAAGTGCTAGTATTCTGGCAGTGAGTATGGGTATGTTTTATGCCAGTATTGGTGTGGGCTTGGTTGGTGCTGTGTTAATGAGCCAAGGAATTTGGCTATGGTTTCCATTGTAAGATGGTTGGTTATTTTACTTCCATTGCTGATAATGGTAGTTGCCAGCGAACAAAAATCCAACACATTAACAAAAGATCAAGTATGGATCTGTGTAAAGTGGCAATGGGCCAGCACTGCTGCTGAAGGTAAAGTAAATTGTACGGAATGGGCAAAACAAGATTGCTCAAATAGATTACACAAAGATATATGTAAACGTGGGGGTGTTTAAGTCATGGACCCAATTACCATTGGTCTTGCTTTTACAGCAGCACAACAAGCAGTAGGTTATATCAAACAAGCCATTGCCTTGGGCAAAGATGTCAACGGCATCATTGGGCAAATGGGCAAGTTCTTTGAAGCTGCCGACACGGTGCATTTGGCCAGCATCAAAGCCAAGCACAGTGCCATGGGCAAGTCGGATGCGCAGTTGGGTCGTCAGGCACTTGAATTTGCCATGCACAGTAATCAGTTGCGTGAAGATGAAAAAGCCCTTAAAGATATGATCATATGGGAAATGGGCAAGCCTCAAATCTGGGAAGAAATGATTGCAGAGCGTGCCAGATTACTAAGAGAAAAACGCGAAGGTGAAGCAGAAGCTGCAAAAGCCAAACAAGCTCACAAAGAAAAAATGGCCCAGTTTGGAATGATGGGCACATACATTATTGCGTTTGGGTTTCTTATCACGGTGATTGTTATGTTAGGTCTTCAGTTTTACGGCATGGCTGAAGAAAAAAAAGCATACGAAGCCAAGCAACTGAGATATGAGCAAATTAAGAGACAGCAACAACAACAAAGACAGTTGGAATTAGAAGAGGCTGCAAAAAACGGAGGTTAGTGCCGATCCTTTATCCAGTCTTTGAACATCACCCAAAATATCATCGCCAACGGAACACACGCTAATAAAAACAATACGTCATTGAATGTAATAATTATGTTGAAATACATCAGTATGTGCCGGCGGAGGAGGCGGCCTTGGGGGTCTACGTTTAAACCAACTCATACAGATACTTAGTATCGCAACTGTCTCGTAATATACAATTTTAATTCCAATACTTACTTGAGTCCAATTTATCCCAGTACTTTTTGTTATTGCGATTGATGAAATTTGTCACAAGATATCGGGCCATGCCAAAATATCCCATCTTTTTAAACCGTCGACTATCTTGTCCAAGATGATGCCTGACAATTTTGAACTTCTGAGGGCTGTACTTTCTTGATAAAAAGTAGTCTTCTGATGTTGAAAAGTTTTCTGGAAAACCACCGTATTCTTCAAATCTATCTCGACGAGTCAGCATGAATGCCCCAACAGCAAAGGGAGAAAAATATTTCAATGTGTGATTAATTGTGTTAAAAACAACAAACCCAACTTTTGCTCTTAAGTCTCGGTCATAGCATTTGATGTTCAATCCCACAAGATCTAAATTGCCAGATTCAATTTTATCAACAGCATCACGAATCACATCATACTTAAAGAAACGCACATCGGCGTCAATGAACAAGATGTATGGTGTGGTGGCCAATCGTGCTCCGTTGTTCTTGGCAACACTAACTGTCCCACCAGGAATTATTTCAACATTCAATTCAAAACTGTTATCCTGTATAACTTGTCTAGTGTTGTCTGTAGAACAGTCAGCGATGATGATTCTGGTATCACCAATGTTCTGCGAACGCAACGTGTCCAACAGATGATGAATATACGTTTCTTCGTTTTTGCAAGGTACTACAATAGTAATTTTATCACTGAGTTTCATCGTCTTTCTCCTTGGTCCAAGTAACTATTTCCCACGTGCCGTCGTGACGTTCTACTAATGCAGTACAAGACTCGACCCAGTCGCCGTCATTCATGTAGATCACACCGTCTATCTCTTTTATCTCTGCATGATGTATGTGCCCGCAGATTACTCCATCGAACCCACGTTTCTTACAATAGCCAGCAAGATTCTTCTCAAAATGGAATATGAAGTCTACTGCTTTTTTTACCCTTGTTTTGAGATATTGACTAAGACTAAAGTACCCAAAACCAAAACGATGACGTACCCAATTAAATTTGCTATTAAACGATAAAATGACATCATATGCCTTGTCTCCTAAAAATGCTATCCATGGTGCTAGTCTAGTTATACCGTCAAACAAGTCTCCGTGTACCACAAGATAATGTTTGCCGTTTGCGCCTATATGTTCAATTTGATTGTGTATTTCTACTAGTCCAAAGCTGAACCCATATGGTATCATTGGGCGCAGGAATTCGTCATGATTGCCTGCAATATAAACCACACGGGTACCACGTTTGGCATGACCTAGCACACGCCGTACCACATTGGTGTGGCTTTGTTTCCAGCGCCATTTGTTTTGTTGAATTCTCCATGCATCAATGATATCTCCCACAAGGTAGAGAGTATCACAGGTGTTGTGTTTGAGAAAATTGTTTAACTTTTCAGCTTGGCTATCTCGTGTACCAAGGTGTACGTCAGATACAAAGATTGATCGGTATGTTTTCTGCATAGGGTATTTACGCAGAAAATCATACTAATCATGTTACAGTTGTGTTACATTAAATCTGTACCAAGGTCCACTTGGATGTAAATAGTTTGCCCTGGGCTTTGTGTTTTAATATTTTTTCAAACTCTTTTTTACGCAGTTTTGCAATTGCTTCGCTATCGTGAGCAACACAGGCCCGGTATAATTTTGTGATCAATTTTGATTGTTTCATAACATGCCCATCCTCAAAAACTATTTATACCGTTATTGAAATAAAAGCCAATAAAAAAGAGCCTTTCGGCCCTTAGTGCTGGTTACGAGTTCCAGCGTCCGCCCAATTTTGCGGTCGGTTTAATTCAATCCCAGCTGTTTCCAATCTGCCCGGATCTTTGTTTTGACTGCTGTGGGTAAAGCAACATAATCTAAATCATCTGCGGCCTTGTCACCATTGGCAAATACCCAATCAAAGAAAGCCATAGCAGTTTTGGATTTAGCAGCATCGTCTGGCTTGGTGTGTACCAGGATAAATGTAGCACCAGTGATGGGCCATGCTTCCTTACCTGCTTGGTTGGTAAGAATTTGATAGTATGACTTGTTCCAGTCTGCATTAGCAGCCGCTGCCTTGAAAGTATCTTCTGTGGGTGCAACCCATGTACCTGCTGCATTTTGTACATTGACCCAATTCATCTTGGCTTGTTTTACATAAGCATATTCAACATATCCTAGTGTGCCTGGAAGTTGTCTAACCATGGCTGCAACACCTTCATTGCCTTTGCCGCCTGCTCCTACTTTCCAACTCACAGCAGTGCCTTCACCAATGACATCTTTGAACTCTCGACTTACTTTGCTTAGATAGTTGGTCCAGATAAATGTTGTACCTGATCCGTCTGCACGGCGAACAACTGTGATATCTGTACTGGGCAATGCCAATGCGGGGTTCAATGTCTTGATAGCAGCGTCGTCCCACTTGGTAATCTTGCCCAAGAAGATGTCTGCAATTACAGGACCGGACAGTTTCATTTGTCCAGGTTCAATACCTTTGAGATTGATAACTGGTACCACTCCGCCAATCACGGTGGGGAATTGGAACAAGCCCAATGCTGCTAGTTTTTCATCAGTCAGTGGCATATCGCTGGCACCGAATGTAACTGTCTTGGCTTCAATTTGTTTGATACCTGCACCTGATCCTACTGATTGATAGTTGATCTTGATGTTGGTAGATTTATTATAATCACTTGCCCACTTTGAATATAGGGGAGCCGGAAATGTTGCTCCGGCTCCGGTAATTTCTTGTGCTGTTGCTGAGAATGCAACTGCTGTGAGTAGCATGGCGATGAGTTTTTTCATTGATGTTTCCTTTGGTTGATATAGTTATTTAAACACAAAATTGTTACAATTGTGTTACAGACTTAGCCAATGTTGGTGCAATTGGTCAGTGGCCAGATTTTTGCCTTTGGCTTCAACTTGCATATCCCATTCTTTACTAAAGGTCACAGCCCAGTCAGTCACAGCCGTATTCCACAAGAAGTCACTATGAGCTCGCAGTTTCTGCTTGCGGTATCCAGCAGCAAGGAGTTGCTCAAGGTCGGGCCGAGTATTGGCATCGTGATCCACCAAAACGTCTTCACGGCTAACACTATAGTGAAGAGCAGGACGAGTACCACGCCAAGACTCCAGAACACGACGCGAGCGATCATCTGTAGGAGTGATGTATTCTCCAGTTCGGATCCAGTGATGGTGGATGTCCAGCGTAAGAGCGCAATGCTCAGCCACAAGTAAAGTAACGTCGATCCCATTGGTCATTTCATCATTTTCAATAGCGATTAGATTCCTAGCTTCTGGGGTAAGTCGACCCAGAGTGCGTAGGAACTTTGCAGGGCCGCCTTTGCCCGACAAATGTATATTAATTTTAAAACCGTGATCATGCCAGGTGCTGCCGTATCCCATCCAACGAGCCATGTCCACATGATACTCAAATTCCAAGATACTGCGTTCTACAATTTCATCAGCTTCTGATGCCAACACACAAAACTGACCTGGATGGAAACTGATCCGCACACCAAGTCGCCGTGCAGCTTCACCAATAGGGGCAAAGATTTTTGCACAGTGGTCTTGTATTTCTTGACGTTGCCACCATGCAATCCAGCTGGGTTCAGTATAGCCTTGTAGCATTTCACTGCCTAGGCGTACCATACGTCGTTCAGGTGCCATTGCACCCACACGTTCTACCATCATCAATGCTGCACGAGCATTGTGATTCATGATATCCCACTGACGTTGTTCAGCTAGATCTTTGTGTTCGCGTAGCCAACGCATGGTGGTACTTCGGCCATTGATATCACGATCAACAGCGTTGACTTTCATACCGCCGGTTTCATCAGGATTGTTGAGCCATTTGCAGCAGAAACCAAATCGAGGATGCATAGTTATTCACCGTTGTTGTTACCCAACAATTGTAACACATTTGGCAATAGATCTCTAGTGATATTGGCAAGTTTTTGGATGGGTTCGGCAAGATCAGTGTGATGATCTACCACAACCCATTGTTTACCGCTGCTGCGTACAGCTTCGGCTAGCAGTCCAACATAGTTGGTTCTGCGTTGGGTAAGTTTGGTTTCCAGATCAAATCCTACCATAAGGATCACATCAGCTACACTTGCTACCAAATGGGCAGCAATTATGTCATCAACCGAATCCACAACAAAATCAAACTCGCCGCCAAATGCTCGCACACCTTTTGGAGACTTCAACTGTTCATAAACTGTTTGTGGAATATAAAGATTGCATATCTTTGCATATCCTTGTGCTACCAACTTTGTGGCTTGCTCTGCATCCCAACACACCACATTGTCGGTGTTATAGCCTCGTTGGGTGCGCCAGCTGCCCCAAATGGGTGCAAGATTTTTTATGGCCTGCACCGGTGTGGTAGGAGGCAGCATGGTATTCTCGGCAAATAACCATGCTACGTTCATGGCTCTCTATGCAGGTCTAGTGTGACACAATGAAACCCGCCGCCCAATGTTCGACTATGACGTAGTTGCATAGGTACCACTGTGAATTGATTCTTTTCCAGGAAATCAATCAACATGGGTTGATTCTTATCCACAATCACTGTGTGTGGATTTACAACCAGCATGTTTAATGCTATCCATTTTGATGCATATGGATACTGGTAGAATCCTTGTTCTTCCACATGATTGCAATAGATCACTTCCCAGTCTTTCAATACCCGTGGTAAGTTTTCTGTAGTGACTCTACTGCCGTTGACCAAGACCAGGCCTTCACGTAACGGCACTATGGTTGAGTCAATATGCACCCCTGCGTAAAAATTAACCAACTCAATATCAACTCGGGGGAAGTGTTTACACAACCAATCATATGCAGCACGATTGCCCGATGCAGATTCTAAAAAGATCCATTTGTCATTGAGTCGTGCTATGTTGGCCGCGTCCAGGGTCATGCCTTCATGTCTGGGCATGAATAGATAGTTGTTGGCAGCATCTGCTATGTCACGATAGCATTCAATTTCCATATCTCTGCAAGGATACATCATGGCAGGATTAACAACAGTATCACCATACACTAACAATCGATCTCTAGGGCAATAGTTATACATGCCATTGTGTTCTTGAAAATCAAGATCACTTGGACGAAATACTTCTACATTCAATGATCGTAATATACCGGCCAGTTGATCAAGGTCTTGATTGGCTTCTGCAATGATCCAGTCAGGCACTGGGCCCGATGGTAACGGAGTTTCTTTCCACAATGTGCGTTCACTTTCAGAACGAAACACAGGATCTTTTGACGGCCAATTGGCATGATCAGCACGCCCTACTACCACGGATCGCAGCGGATCCCATTCATTGAAACTGTGGATTTTCATACAGTACCGGTAAGTTGCAATGTATATCGATCGGTTCGTCCCATGTTGGCTGCTAAATGCACAAAGTCGTCGCGCCAGCTTACCCAATCTCCTGCATGCCATTTGGTAACAGGGGCACCATTCATTTCTAAGTAGTGTCCGCTGGACCAGTCTTCCATGAACACAATGGTACGCACTACAGAATGTGTGTTTTCTAATCCGTGTATCAATTTGAATCTATCATAGGTATCACTATGTGCGGGCAACACAGATCCCGGAGGCATACAATACACGCTCCAGGCAAATCTTTCAAACGGAAATATCTTGTAGAATCCATCAATCCAGTCAGGTGCTGCATTTCGCATGTCATACATATTGCCGGTGAATCTGCTTTGTGTATAACCCAAATCACGCCAATCATTTAGGGCCACACGGTCATTGAATGGTTCATTGATGTAGGCTAGATCTCTATGCTGTAGACCCCACCAAGGATCTACATGTCCTTGCGCCCAGGCGTTATTTTGTACGGGTGTTGCCATAATGGACCACTTCGATACCATCTATGGTCTGTGACAGTTTACGCCAGGGATCCACAATAACACTGCCTGTGTGTATTTTACAATAGGGTTGTGTATCAACTTGATCACCGGTGTATTCGTATGTGATTTTACGATTGTGTGCCCATAAGAATACCGCAGCACCATCAACGTGGTCTACCACACCAGTTGGATCATCTGCCAGCGGATCAACATATACTACTTTGTGTCCGTGTTTTTCAACATAATGCCCAACCAAGGTTGAATAGCTACCGATACAATATGCCACATCTGGTTTGTATGCTTTGCCATGAATCACAATAGGTAAATTGTTATTGACTTGACTTTCGCCGACTAGAAATTTGGCTAGATTTTCTGCTTGAATTTCTCGAGCATGCATCACTGTGTCAAACAGGTCATAGCCGATTTCATATTCTTGTGCCAACCAGCGTAGTGCAATGTTGTCACGTGGGTGGCAAGCACCGGCGTCTCCCATGCCGGCTGTCATGTATTTTGGACCCATGATACGCATGGTACTACGTGCCAATGCGTTTGTGACCACATCCACGTTGATATTGCCAATTTTCATTGCAAAGTCTTGCACCATATTCACCAATCCTACTTTGGCTGAGATAAATGTATTGTAAAAAATTTTAACAGCTTCGCATTCGTCCCAGGTGCCAATTTCGTAGCGTGGATTGTTCTGCATCACTGTGTCATAAAGATCTTTGAGTTCACCAGCAACGCCATTCCAGTCACCATCTTCAGTTCCAATCATGATCATTTCTGGATTGACCATGTCCCATTTGACTGACCCCATGGCAATGAGATATGGGTTATACAAGAACTGATGCTTTTTATCCAGTAATGGCACAAAGTTTTTACGTGTGGTGCCCGGTAGCACAGTGCTAATCAACACCACTTTCTTTGAACTGCGAGCATGTTGATTAACTTTGTGTATGGCATCAATCACAGCATCATGCCCAAAGTCTCGCGGAGTCAGATGGCTGCTGGGCACAGAGCCATCGTATCCTTCTGCGTGTGGAGTCGGTACAGCAATAAAAATCCATTCGCTTTCATTGACCAATTCGTTAATATCACAAACTTTTACTGAGTCACTGGTTCGTGGGTAAATATCATAGCCTCTAACTTCATGTTTCTCTGCCATGACTTCAGCGCAATCCAATCCCAATTTACCAATGCCAATAAATCCTATTTTCTTCATATGAACATTCCTTTAGATAATCTGTATCACTGGATACAAGGCCTTGCACAGCATCCTGTGATACTTTATGTATTCCGACCGCATGGCAGCAAAGATATTTTTGATCTCGACGCTTTTAAAAATTATGATCAAGCCACAGTATTGACCCCAATGATCATATGTCATGACCAAGAGCCGTTGGATTTTGATTTTTACCAATTCAATGGTAATGTTGATAGACTAATTAGTTTAATTAAGCATCAATGTTGTGAATCAACTCAATTTGAAATAAATGAATTAATTGAGCAATATACAGTTACTCACTCTTACCCAGTTATTTTTCCGCATCAATCAAACTCTGAACTTACCTGGTTCAATGTCATTCACCTTCATGATTGGACTATTTTGTTACACAGTGAAATGAATAGTCAGGATGTTGATCGTTTTTCTCGTGTGGGATTTTATCCAGTTTATTACTGGAGTCATGCTGTAATAGCCAGAGATTGGTATAGATTTGCGCAATTTGATTCTAGGTTGCTGCCCCAAAAATCAAACAAAAATTTTTTAATTTACTGTAGAGATTGGACTCCAAATCGAGAATATCGTCTTAAATTTTTAGAATTGATTGTACAACAAAAGTTAACTGAAGATTGTGTTATCAGCACACAACATGTAAACACTCAAGGTGTGCATCTTAAAGATTATCAGATACAAAATTCAAAATTTAACGTTGATATCGGCGAAATATTGAGAACAATTCCTGACAATAATTCACCTTCATCATCTAGTGCCGATTATGATGTGAATCACATATCATCTACTAGAGTAAGCGTGGTATTAGAAACTGTAGTTGACAGCAATAAAATACACTTAACCGAAAAAATACTACGACCTATTGCTTGTGCTCATCCTTTTGTGTTGGCTGCAGGACCAGGTGCATTGAAATATCTTCAAAGTTATGGTTTTAAAACTTACAGTGATTTTTGGGATGAAAGTTACGATCAAGAACCTGATACTATATTGAGATTAGAAAAAATAACTTACACAATGAAACAGATACAAAATCTAACAGAAGATGATTGGCAAAAAATACAATGCATTGCAAAACACAATCAACGACATTTTTTTAGCACAGAATTCATTGATCAGGTGTCCCAAGAATTAACACAAAATCTCAAGGTTGCATTAGATTTTTGTCTTGAGAATCGTGGTGATAATGCGTGGTATTGGCGAAAATTCATTCGTCGTACTGGACTTATTAAACAATGGCCTATTACAACAAGGTCTAATTGGGCATACCGATCTATTAGAGCGTTACGTCAACATAGACTAAGCAGATCGCAGAATCGCCCCGGTCCAATCACTGGGCAATGACTGAGTTTTTAGTTCTTGAATACGACTAGTCAACTCACTGTAAAATGTGTCTAACTCACCATTCCATTTGCCTTGTAGATGTTCCATGGCATCTTCGCAATATTTCCAATTTTGTCTGCGATACTCTGTCAGTAGATTGCTATGCAACTCTTTAAACTGATGCAAAGTGGTCATTTCTGTCAATGGCACTTGATGCACCACAGCATACGCAACTTTTGATAGGGCATTTCCTTCAATGAGAAATGTATCCAATTCCAGCAGTATATACTTGTCGTCAACCTGCTGTGGAATTGAGTCTCTAAATATTATGTTCATATGTAATCCTTTTAAATATGTATCATGAGCATGGCATTCGACTTAATTTCAGATCTACATTTGGAGACCTGGCCCGGAGAATTTGACTGGACTGGACAACCCACTAGTCCGGTGTGTGTGGTAGCTGGAGACATAAGTTCAGACCCTAGAATAGTAAGAAACTGTTTAAAACATCTAGCTAACTGTTATGCTGCTGTGTTCTACATAGATGGCAATGACGAACACACTTACAACTATCATAGACTAGGCGAAAGCTATCAAGAACTAGCCCGAAGCATAAACAGATTGAATAGAGTTACATATCTACAGGACAATGTGATTGTGATAGATGGTGTGGCCATTCTTGGCACCAATGGCTGGTGGGGGTATGATCTAGACGAAACTGTCAATCGTGATGATTGCAAACAACACATGATTGATTGGTATGCTAAGAAAATGCCCGGACATGAAATGAATCCTGAAGAACTTAGCGATCTATCCAGACGTGATGTGGCCTACTTGGTCAACAGTGTACAACGATTGCAAACACACAATGATGTGAAAAAGATTGTGATTGTCACCCATACTGTTCCCGGTGCAAACTTGATCAAACACGATATCAACTTATCGGGCACTACACAGTTCAATCACATGGGCAATCGACTCATGCATCTAGTGCATACCAATGATACTGAACGTAAGATAAACACTTGGTGTTTTGGTCACTATCACGGTAGGGTGGATCAGATGGTCAACGGAATAAGATTTGTAAACAACTGTCGGGGTCGCGGTGACTCACCGTACCGACAAGATGCTTATTTTCCTAAACGTATAGACATAACAACTTGAATTACTTGGAGTCGGGTTCTAGCCTGACTTGCAAGGGATATTCTTGCTCACGTGCGCTGATTTGTACTTCAGAACCTTTTTGCTCGGCAATTTCAAACGGCAATACAGCCACAACAGCTTGACCGTGCTCGTGTATACTCACAGTCAATTGTGTAGCAGTTTCGATAGTGTAATCAAAAAACTCCACTAAACTTTCAACTACAAATTCCATTGTGGTGGTATTATCATTGATGTAGATCACACGATAAAGAGGTGGTTCTTTTACGGCTTTTTTAGTTCGAGTAATGGTTGCTGCTTCTGCGTTTGACATATGGGTCCTCTTGAAGTGGCAGGTTGATTCCTGCCACTGTATTTACACAATTATATTACAAATTGTATGTGATTGCAATACTCTTTGGCTTGGCTGACTCAGGAACTTTACGCTCCAACAGCACAGTCAATATACCATCCCGGATAGTTGCACCGTTGACTTCTACATGTTCAGCCAACGGAAATGTCTGTTTGAAATCTCTGCTGCTAATACCACGATGTAGATACTCAGGCTCAATGGTATCATTGCGATTTTTGTTACCTGTCACAGTAAGCAAACGCTGGTCTAAGCTGATATCAATTTCGCCTTCAGAAAATCCGGCCACTGCGACTTCGATGGTAACTGTGTCGTCACCGGTCTTGATCACGTTGTGTGGAGGATAATTGGTTGAACTTTGATTTTGTGTGACCCGCATTAGGTCGTCAAACACATTTTCAAAACCAATTCCAAATTTGTTGAGTGCGGGGATATCGAAACTACGTAGATGTAGAGTTTTTGTCATGTTGTTTCTCCTTTTGTAAGCAAGTTATGACTGAATAATGTAGACCCCACCATGGGCATCTACAAGTGTATTTATACAGGAAATATTATTGGCTGTCAAGTTTCATTGGCTCAATTACTCGATATGTTTTAAGGTACTCATATGGCGGATTCCATGTTATAGCAAAAAAACTATAAAGTTTGTCGGATGCAAACACCACTCGAGTGACATTTTTTACTGTTTTGATTTGGAAAGGTATATCGTATTTTTTTTGCCACTCATCTAATGCATCCTGAATATCATTCCAGTGCTGCTGGTTCACAAGATCAAATGCGATATACATGGCATCAGTCTGTACCTGTTAGTGCAGTTGGTTTGTTTACTTGTGCAGGATCGATTTCCAAACATTTGATACCTGTGCTGGCATAGCGACGTAGATTAAACATGTGCGGAATCAATGTGCGTTCCAGTTCTGAATGCAGCCCACGAGCACCAGTTTTGTTGGCCAGTGTGTGTTCAGCAATAAGATCCAGTGCAGGCGCTGTAAATGTCAACTCCACTCCATCTTCTTTAAACAGCCAATGATACTGCTCAATGTAGTTGTTCTTGACTTCGGTAAGGATACGGATCAAGTCTGCTTTTGAAAGTTCTTTCAAGCTGACCCAGTTAGGAAAACGTCCCACAAACTCAGGAATCATTCCAAACTTTACTAGATCATCCGGAGTGGTCATGCCCAGATCTGTGTCCATGTTGGCTTCTACCCTGGCATTGAATCCAATGCTGGTGCCTTGCACACGGTTCTTTACAATACTGTCTAGTCCCACAAAGGCGCCACCGGCAATGAACAAGATATTCTTGGTATCAATTTCAATCATTTCACCGCCTGGATGTTTACGTCCGCCGCCGGCACTCACACGACATACTGTACCTTCGACCATCTTTAACAAGGCCTGCTGTACACCTTCACCGGATACGTCACGTGTGATCGAAGTTGATTCTCCTTTGCGAGAGATCTTGTCAATTTCATCCACAAACACAATACCTTGCTGTGTTTTGGCCACATCATTACCCGATGCTGCGTATAGTCTGCTGATAAGGCTTTCCACATCATCACCCACATAGCCTGCTTCTGTGATTGATGTTGCATCTGCAATGGCAAACGGAACGTCAAGATAACGTGCCACTGATTTGGCCAACAATGTTTTACCTGACCCAGTGGGTCCTAACATCAAGATATTGGCCTTGTCTAGTTCGGGCTCCGCTGTGGTTTTGCTGATGCGTTTGTAATGATTTACAATGGCCACGGCCAACATGATTTTGGCAGCATGTTGCCCAATCACGTATTGATCCAAATAGTTCTTTAAAGCAATAGGATCCATCTTGTCTGATGGATGGTCAGGGACAGTTACAACTGGTTCATCTGTAAGTAGATCTCGACAAAATTCCACACATTCGTTACAAATACCTGCGTATTCACCAACTATGAGTTTTTTAACTGAGTCTTTGTTCTTGCCACAAAAGCTGCAAGAGGTATATGTTTCTTTGGTCATTTATTTTGTGTTATTCGTTGTTCAATCTGGTCACGTTCGCTATCATTCAGCATGTCGGGGTCGTATAGACCTTTTTCAATTTGACTGATCAAATGATCAATGTAGGCTGTATCGTAAGTATAGCTGTGTTGTTGAGTATTGTCAATGTTGATCCACTCGGTACCATTATGTTTATATAGCCGATGTGGGATCCCTATAGTGGATATAAATGTATCACCCTTGGAACCGTACTCGGGCAGCACAGGACCAAATCCCGATTCGGGCAATTTGTTTAGATATTGCATCCATGGCAACTGATCGATTGATCCTGTTTCAAGCAGGTAACGATGTCGTTTGAGAGTGTCGCCTGGGTTGTCAGCTTTCCATTGTGCTTTGGCCTGTTTCATCTCGGGACTGTCATCATCATAACGTTCGTCATCAAGATGTGCAGTTGGTGAGATATATGTTATCTTGACTGGTTCATTATCTTGTAAAGCCCAACTATCAACAACATCACATTCTTTGTTTGGGCAAAACGGTCCAATACCAGGCGCATTAATTAATGGTGTGCCACACTTATAGCAAGGCTCCAATGTTTCTTCGCCGGGCTCGTTGTATACCTGTATTGGGGCAGGGTCTATGCCCGGTGGACTAGTACCGCCCGGTGCTGTAAACAAGTATGGATGATCATTTACGTCAAAGTCCTTTTCTTCTGATTCAGTAACTGACTCTGACCAAGGTGTTTTGTATCCATCTTCAGGAATTTCTTCCTGGACTTCTTTCTTTGGTGGTGTTCTAGCCCACTTTAAACTTTCAGTGGAAGCCAACAACATCATTATGGCCAAGGGGTCAAACACACATACCAGCAGGATGATCACCCAACGTACAGCACGTTCCAGGATATTAACGTCGGGATTATCGCCGTAGATCAGTGCAGCAATATATTTGATTGGTCCTACTTCTGCTTCAACTTTGCGAACTTCGGCAGCAATAGGAGCACGTTGTTCATTAAGTGCTGTGATACGTTTTTGACTTTCTGAGATTTCCGCAAGCAGGCGCTGACGCTCCTTTTGTTGGCCACGGCGTACAGCCACAGCCTTGTCTGCACCTTTTTCGTCTGAACTACGACCCATAACTTGGTCCACGGCCTCATCCATTTGTTTAAGGGATTTACGACTAACATCTATGTTCTCCTTCTCAGTCTTGATTTTTTCATCATATATGGAAATCTTTGCTGTGACATCACCTGATACTAAACTTTGATCACTGTGAGCTTTTGACAAGAATCCAAATATACCCATACTGGTAATCAACATCAGCATGATCACTGCTGGCACTAGATACAGCTTCATTAGCCAGCGACATCGTGCCCAGTATTCGTGTAACCATAATGTGACTACAACTTTGGCTAACTCTAGTATAGAGCCCATGATTATAATGGGTACCACAGCTGAGGCAAAAATGGCTGTGAGCCCAGCAATGCTGTAATATGCAGCAATGATGCTGAGCCCCAGGGCCACAGCTAAAGTAATAAGACTGAGAAACATAAGATTATTTACCGGGTGATGCAAGCACCGTTACCGCATACTTTATAGCTATCCAAGTTGCAAACTTTTCGTCAGGCACATCAAACCACACACGTTGGGTGGTTTTGATCAAGGATGGCCAAGTACGTGTGCGATCTAATCGGCGCTTGGCACCTGATTGGCCGCGCCATCCACGAATACCAAATTCACGATTGGCTTCGGCAATGATCTTGTACCACTTTTCAGTGCCATCGAGCTCTACCCAAATACGGTGCATGGGCAAGGGCGTTGTTTTAAGCAAATTGAGTGACTCGGACATGCTCGACGCAGAGATCCCAATTTCAACAGACATTCTCATATCCTTTCCAGATTATTCCTCTTGGCATACTCCCAGGGTACCAGCCTGGTTTTGATTTTTCAATCGAGGTCTTGGTCGCAACCTATAAGACTTATGCTCACATGCCACGGCGTTAGCAGGCCCGGGGAATTGATCCACCCTGCTGACACCATTGAGCTGCTCCACCTCCTTGCCCATGCCAAGTAATTATAACAATAATCCTGGATGTTGTCAAGTTTAATTTTGTTCTTGGAAGTCTATTACATTAACAAATTCTTGTGTTAATTGTTGTCTAAATAATCCAGGCCAATCTGTATTCATCATAATTGAAAAATTATGTTCCACAATTGAGAGTATTTTTTTTAATATAAGTTCTTGTGATTGGCAATTTAACCATTCAATTTGATTCCATGCATGTTGCCATCTCTCAATGTCGTTATCTATGTTATCATAACTTTCGTCAATAATGCTATCAAATGTTTGAAATCCTAGTTTTTTTAAATTGGCTAGATATCCCTTTCCAGCAAATATCACAAACAATCTACGTGCAATTATCGGTTTGACTATTTTTTCAGTACAAAATGAAAATTGATTTTGTGCAACAGATTCTGTAATCACAGAGTACGCAGTTTGATTATAAATTTTAAATGGAATAATTTGACTTAAACTAAGCATATATCCGTAGTATTCAACGGTCTCCACAGTCCATCCTGGAATGTGATGCATCTTAACACCTTGCTGTTCCCATTCAGGTTGCTGTAACACGTCCCAATTTAATAAATTTTTAAAATATGTTAGAACGTATGATCCAGGGGTTTTTGTTGCTTGCTCAAATACAAAGTCTCGATGTGATTTTTGAGACCCTAACAAGATATCAAAATTTGATTCTTTTGTGTCAAATGGATGTAGCCTATGCAACAGTTCAGGAAGCCAGTTACGATAAAAATCTGTAGTGATATTAAACCAATACATATATTGATGTACAACACTATGCTTTAATTCAAAATTCAAATGCCCACAAAGATAATAAGTAACGTTGTGATGATCATGTTGTTGAATAAAATCAACAACAGGAGGTACAACTTCTGTACAGATTATAAACACATGATCGCAGAGAGCAATCAACGGTTCAATTTGATCTGCCCATCCATCATGCCCCCCAAACATAGTCAAAATTGCAATGTATTGACTATGCTTAGATTTTAAAAAAATATCAAAATTATCTTGATATATTACACAATCTGTAGAAAGTTGATTTTCTATTAAATGATTAACACTGTAATTTATATAAATTCCAACACTATTTGAATTTGTGGTACTAAAATTAGCCCGGTTATCAAACTCGACCATCTGATTAGATTTGTCAGCAATACTAATTTTTGATCTTATCTGCTTTTGCCGTTGGCGTTCCAACATCGCAACATATTGATCTTCACTCAGTGAGTGGCTGGCATCACACCAGCCTTCGGGGTTTAGTGTTCTGCCGCAATTGCACATTACCTGCATTAGCTATCTCGATCCATTTCACATGCTTCACGTACAAGACTTAACACCTCATCCACGGTACTGCATATGATTTTGGCACTGACATAATCGCTCTTTTTGTTGCGTCCACCTACTTCAACCATGAAGCCATTGTCGTACATGTTGATGGTGAAGTTCTCATTCACTTTGACCAGTTTGTCACTGAGTTTGTTTACTGTTTTTGCTGTTGCCATCATTTTTTCCTTTTAAAATCTGTATCATTGTATACTGTTCAAACAATTTTGTCAAGTCTACCCACTTGCCCATACCGTTGGGCACTTCGAGTTTTTGACCATGCCCCCGGGCTGCTGCGGCACGGTGATATAGAAGTTCTGCTGCATTTTTGTCAATTCTTGGTGACAGTTCCTGTACCATTTCTGTCCATAGATCTCGACTCACTATAAAGTTCTTTCCGGGGGTCGATTCATTTCAAATGCTGTGAGAATCTTGTTCTTGACCAGGGTGGATCCTACACATACACCTTTGCCGCCGCATTGATCAATACAGAAAGTAGCTGTTATCCGCACCAGTCGTTCCACTGCTTCTGCTTGTTCAGGAGAGTATTTGAGTCCGGCTTCACTGATCATGCGTTCAATCAATGCGTTCATAGAACTTTGTCCCAGGTGTTTCTATCATAATCCCAATGCCGCATATCGTAGAAATGCAGTTCCACACCATATCCCAGCATCACCAGCATGACTCTGGCGCCTGCATGATCGCCATTGAATCTCCACTCAAATTCTATATCAATCATATGCCCAGTGCGATATCCATTGAACTCCACGGCTTTGTGTTTGGTAATCGACCTGCTGATGTTCCACAGGATGTTCCAAAGATCTCGGCGCCAAGGATTAGCAATGCTGAAGTTTAGATTGATCACACTACATGCCCAAGCACACCGTATATCAACCGGTCCAGTTCTGCTTGGTAGTCGTTATTGCCCAGTCGACGCTTGTGCCAAATTGACTCCAGCAACAGTCGCATCTCATCAGCATTCACACCATTGGTGTTATAGTCTGCGCCACGACTCTCTAACTCTTCGATAAGGTCATCGGTGTCAAAGTCCGATAGTTCAACTTCAACTTCTGCGGTCACGGTTCTATATCTGCTCATAGTTTATCTCCTGGTTCAAAACTGCGAAATCTTAGGAATCTTGGGAATCGGAGACTGTATGTTCCGTCTTGATTTTGGGTGACTGCGTCCGCTTCGACTTCAACCACATGACCAAGTAACTGATCCCGGGAAGCCCAATACTCATCACGATCGCTGTCAGACAAACCGCTACCAACATTAACTCTGATGTTTCTGTCATTATCAACTCCTTCACATACTATAGCACCCAACCGGCCCTCATTGCGACCAGTTCCTTGTTCGAATCCCACGATATTGAGATCCACAGTGATTGTGGGTTTCCATTTCATCCAAAAGCTGGATCGCTTGCACTCGTAAGGTGCAGACAGATCTTTGATCATGATTCCTTCGAATCCGTCCTTTACTGCATCCTGTGCATAACGATTCATCACGTCATGCCCTTCTGCTGTGTCTAGATCCACATTAACACCTGACATAATACGCAAACAGTCAGTTCTCATCAGTCGATCTCGACTGCCTTCCAACCATTCAAGGCGCCGAGCTTGCATGGCATTACAATGTCCTTCCATAAATTCAGCCAAGGGCATGGCGTCAAAGATGTGATACACCGTGTCGGACGTTTCGACATTGCTCTTACGATGTGCTTGACGCATGAGCCTTTGAAAACTTTCTCCCACAATCTCACCATCAAGTATAAAGCTAGCGTTGAGTGTACTATTCTTTATCAAGATGGGACGCACATCCATCACAGCATCAGCAATCTGTGGAAAGTTTGCAAACTGCTTACCGTTGCGGCTGTACAGGGTACAACCATTGGCAGTGACCACAGCAATCACACGCACACCATCCAGCTTGACTTCTAGACGTTTGACACCTTTCATCTTGGCTGGACGATCTGTTGAATCTTGTGCCAACTGGCATGAGAACACCGGAATGCGATATTGTGTTTTGCCCAGCACCTTGTTCAGTGTCTTTTCACTGATACCACAGCGTAGGTCTTTGCGGATCACAGGAGCACAGATTGTGTTCCATTCTTCCGAGTCAAATTCTTCACTCACACGAATCATGAAGTCACGAGCTGCATGTCCAGTATTGGTTCGAGTACGTAGACTTTCTAGCAAGCCCCAAAACAATGGCCAAGGATTATCACGCCCCGTAAGACCTTGCGTTTCAGGAACTTGTTTTACATGGAAGGTATAGAAAGGATTGTATGCTTGATAGCAATTGAACAAAAAAGACTGTGCATCGGCACTGCCCAATTTTGCAGCCATTAGGGCTTTTTCAATCACTTTCTCTTTGTGAATGCGACTGTCGGAACTGTTGAGGTCAGTTATCCAACCTGACGACATAGTTCCAGTGAAACGGACATCATCCACAGAGTAAGGGGCAAGTGGGTCATATAACATTTACTTATTATCCTTCTGTTTGGTTAATGCACACACGAATAGAAACTTTTCGTAGGCATCACGTACTGCTGGATTAGAGTATAGCACATTTGCTTGTGAAAGTAAAGCATTAATTCCTGCTTGTGCGATATCGTGTGCGCTGGATGCTTGCAGTGTGCAAAGTTCAGTACCAAATTCTTTGGCCAGTTTTTTCCATGCCTTGCGTTGTGATTCTGTGAGAGGAGTTGTTGTTGGTTTCAATTCACTGGCCATACGCATGGCAGTGGTCATGGCATCTTCCGCAACCCGACTAGCAGCAATCAATCCAGCATGGTCAGGATCAACATTGTAACGTGTGCTGCGACCACCAGGATATGTTATCACAAGATGAGCTCCTTCGGGAAACGATTCCATCAACAGGCTATCGTACTCACGCACAGGGACATACTTGCGTCCTACCTTTTCGTAAAATACTGCTTTTACCATGAGCTGTTGTAGAACACTTTTAGGCCAGTGAATATTTCAGCCTTGGCTTCACGCACAAATTTCAAATCATGTTCGCGATAATAATCATCACTGTCGTTACCAAAGAAGAATCCACCTGTGGCAGGCAATTGTTTGTGTGTGACTGCACGTTCAAGTTCCTCAAGATCCTCCCAGGTGAGTTCTAGTTCAGTACCATTGAACTGATCTTCTGGATGACCGTTTGGACAGCCTTTGCTTTCCCACAACCGATGCATCCATCCATGCAGGTTGGGGTGTTTTCGTCGATATCCTAAATCTCGTCTGTCAGAATCATTAGAGTTAGTGCCACTTGCAACATACATGTATTGATCTAATCCCATTTTATTTTCCCTTACCTCTAACCCAACCATGTTGTAGATAACTCTCCAAGGATCCCTTGTGAATACGTTTTAAGACTCCATCTTTGTTTATCATTACTGTCCCAGTCCTTTGCTCTGACATTAGTTTCTTCTGTTCTTCTGTATGTTTCTTACCAAAGAACGGATTATTTTCTCCCGAAGTATCGGCATGATTGGCTGAAATATTTTTCTTATGTTCGTCAGTTAATATCTTGCCAGTTAATCGCTCACTTATTTTTTCTTTAGTGGAGTTTTTTTGCTTCCTACCAGTGACAAGTTTACGCATCTTTTCACTAAAATCTTCAGACATATTACCTTTTTTCATTCTACTTTTTTCACCTATAATATTCTTAGATTTATCAGACAATGTTGTTCCATATCTATGCGATAATTTACCAAACTTACCAAACATGTGATTTTTTTGACCAACTTGCGGCTCAATTGATTTATTGTCAGTTCTGTTTAGCCATTTATCCAACTTGATTACTGCCATTCTGCGTAAGACTTTATGTTCCCAAAGTCTTGCTTTTTTTGTGGTTGTGAAGGTCTTCCTTACCTGTATAATATTTGGCAATCCATATAATCCAATCATTTCTATTACTCTTGAGCTACTAGTAAAATAAGTGATCATTAACTCTGATGGGGTACAATTTGACGCATACCTAACTCCATAGTAAAATTTGTTTTGTTCAGTCCACCCAATCAAGTAAGTATACGGAATCATACTATATCTCCTATATATTATTTATCCCAACCTACATGAATGGATGAGTTTCTTCTATCTTGACTTATGTCTGTACTAGGTTAGGCACTTTGCCATCCTTGAGTGTGCGCAGTAGAATACGATTGCGTTCATCTTGTTCTTTGCGTTCACGCTTTGAATCTATCTTCCGGTCAATAACCATACGATCATAATCACGTGCCCACTCAACACCTTGCATAAACTTGTCAGCCATTTCCAATGTGCCAGCAAACAACACAGCATCACGAGCGTAGATGGGCAATGTGTGATTATCCTTGGGAACCAATGCTATATTTGCACCAAAACTATCATCATGTTTATATGCAGTAAACTTCATTCCAAGAAGATCAGCTCGTGCTTCTATGTCACGAATTTGTTTGATTGTATTCCAGCCTGCCATGACTATTCCTAAGTGAGGGCGGGCAGGCATTGCACCTGCCCTGTGGACGTTGATTATTTGGTACCGAACACAGCCATCATCAGGCTGTCAACTTCGGCTTCGGTTACCGTCACTTCGGCTGCTGCGGCACGAGCCCGGGCTGCTTTGGCACGTATGGAATCCATAGTAGGACGGGCCTTGACTGTTACAGTCTTGGAAACTTTCTTTTTTACAGTCTTTGCAGCCTTAGCCGGACGAGTCTTCACAGCCACTTCTGCTTGCAGTGCTTCACGCACAGCATCAGTGTCAGCAAACCCTGCTAGCCCCAACAGATAAGCCACAGCGCCTGCCTTGTCCATGGTAGACGGCAGCGGCACAATATTCACATCGGTGTCACCCAGTTTGGCCAGTTGTTTGGCACGAGCCTCAGAGTTGGCAAAACGAACTTTGAGAACACCTTTGAGAACAGAAGTACCAGCGAAAGTGTAAGACATAAAAACTCCTAAGTTAAATTAAAAATGTATTATAACCGAAAACTCAATATCAGTCAACCAATGCTTAGTCTACCCGGCTTCCTGCATATGCCTGCTCAATGCCAAATTTGCGTAGCACTTCAGCATAGGCGCGGGCGCCTTCTTCCTTGGCAGTGATGCATTGGGTCCAGCTGCCTGATGGGTTCCACAGTTGGAGGCCACCGCCGTATGCTGGTTTAAATCCCACTGACTTCAATGCGCGACCCAACTTGGTAGAGCCTTTTTCGTAGACTGTAACCCAAGCAAAGCCGCAAGCATCGCGATCGCCGTGCTTGACCAGAAAGTCTTCAGTGGTCTTGCGGGCTGCGGCTGTTGCGGTGTTATGAATGTTTTCAATGTTGAGTAGTGCTTGCATAATGTGTTCCTTGTTGCGATGTATGTATTATAACCGATCTGCCAATTCTGGTCAACCTAAACTTCTACCACCTTGCCGTTGTAGCGTACAAAGGACACGTACACCACATCACCCAACACATCTTCTATCTTCACACCCAGTTCGGACTCTACGTATCCCAACTCATCACAGAACCACCTACCTTCACGCACACACTTCATCACATCCTCTACGGATCCAAACACACCTATCAGATCCGAACCTTCATACGATACAAATCCCAATAACGAATACACTTTCATTTTGAACCTCTTTTGCTGTTTATGTGTATATTATAACCGATCTGCCAATTCTGGTCAACCCCATACTAGACCAAAGTTGCGAGCGCATACCGGACCGTATCCAACTTGCACAGAACGGTTATCTTTCAGCCCGTGATTGCAAAAACTGCAACCACCAGTGAGGCGTCCATAACGTCCTGCGGTGGCAGATGGGTCATCTGCAAACTCTTTAACCAGGTCGCACACTTCTTGTGTGGCACTGCGAGTAGCAAAGAACTCACCAGTAACATCCACACGTCCAAAGAACTTGTTGTTGCCAAATGGGCCACCGTCAGTGATCAGGATCTGACCCGCATATTTGCTGTTAGCACCTGCACGGACAAACGCCACTGGCTGTCCTTGTGCGGTTTGTAATTTGACTTTGACACGGCGCAGTTTCTTAGCAGCCAAATCAAACAGATCTTGGATCTTTTGAAAGTTCACTTGAATCTGCGCAACCGGTGCGGGCTGTGTGGCACGTTGGGTCAAAGTATCAACCCAGGTCAGCTGTTTGGGAGACAAGCTACCATAACGATAAAAGTTCTGGATCAAACTGGAAGCAAAGTTGCCATCGCTGTTGCTCAGTTTACCTAACACAGAACTCAGTGCTTCTATCTGAGTTTGTTGTACTGAATTCAGTTGCACAGTTTTACGAGTTTGGGTAGCGAACATAAAAACTCCTTGTTGCGATGTATGTATTATAACCGATTTTGCAATTCCGGTCAACCTTTATTCAGCAGTAAAATACAGTCCGTTGGCAATGTGCAGACGCAACCAGTAGGTGAAGTGCCGGTTGCCAAAGCGACGGCGATACTTGTTCAGCAGGTGGTTGGCCATCTTGAACTCCCCGACGTTGATCGCTTCTTCAACTCGTTTAACTGCTGTCTTGACTTTCATAGTCTACTCCTTGTTGCAATGTATGTATTATACCCGATCTGCCAATTCTGGTCAACCACAATAATTGTGGGTTTTTTACAACAAAAAACCCTGCACAGGGCAGGGTTTTTGTGATTATTTTGCGACATTTTGTCGCAAATTACAATTGGCAATTTAGAAGTTGTATTCTACGCCAACGCCATATTGTGTGACATCTGTTGCAGCGTCAGTGAAACTCCAACGACCATGCACAGTCAGTGCCTTGCTCATGGCATAAGCCACACCAACAGCCTTGGCAGTTACACCAGTATTGGTTTCACCGTAGCCGCCCAATACTGCAAGTTGTGAGTTAACGGGTTGACGAACACCCACGCTCTTACCTGTGGTGCTTGCACCAGACACTGTGTCATCGCTGTAGATACCAAACACTGTGGTACCTGTAGCAGCCACGGTGTACTTGGCACCAAGGATGGTGCTTGTGCTGTTTGTGCTGCTGTCGTAACGTGCCACGGTAGCAGCAAAAGGACCTGCTGCATAATCAATACTGGCAGTTTGTACATTGGTCACACCAGCGGTTTCGCTGTTGGCCATTACATAGTTGCCTTTGAATCCGGCCACAGTTGCGGTGCTCAAGAACACTGCGTTTTGCAAACGGCTACCTTGTGCGCTGTGGATAGCAGATACGGTAGTACCATACGCATTTTCCATCACATCAAAGTTATCCAACACACGAGTTACTGAGTGCTTGTCGCGTCCCACGCCCACGGATCCCATGCTGTTGCTCAAGCTGAACACAGAAATGCGATCACCAAGTGTGGTGGCACTGGGTGCGTCCACAGCAACACCAGTTTCAATCACAGCACTAGCAGTGATACCGTTGCCAACATTGGCTGTGGCTTTGACGCCCAGGCGACTGGAATCGTTGGTCAAACGTGTCAATGCACTAGCGGTGCCCAAGGTGTACGATTCTTGATACTCACGCACTTTGCCATAGACGCTGACTTGAGGGATGGGTTGTGCCTGAGCAAAACCTGCGGCCAATGCCAGGGCCAGTAGTAAAGCATATTTCTTCATGAAGTTTTCCTTTTAAAAAATTGTTGTTATGTACCAAAAGGCACATTCTTACTTAGCTAGTATAGCACTATAATTGCTATTTTACAACTAAATTGGCTGCTTCTGCGTCGGTGTATGTGCTCGGAATCAAGTTTGCACGTGGAGGAACCGAACTGGGTGTGCTGGGAATCACTGTGTCTTGTCCGGCACCGGCAGCATCTAACGCCGATACATTTTTACCTTCTCTCAAACAGGCCACTATGGCTTGCCCACCTTGTGTGTTGAGATCGGCTACTGATTCAAGAAATTGAGTTGGACCGTTTTGTTCAGTGTTGATTCCATAATCAGGCAGGCTCTGTACAAAGCTCATGATAGGGCCACGACCGGTTGTTGACAAATTGGCTATGTCTATGCTGGCCAATGATAGATTGGTAAGTTCTGAACTGAGATTAGCAGCCATGGCAATGAAATTGCTGTTTAGCACGCCGGACTGTGTGGGATAAGAACTTTCAATACTGGCCACTTCCACTGCTGCGTTGCTGATCAATGCATTCAATGCAGCATCTGCATTGCCATAAGTGCCTGCACCCGGTCCGGGTGGAATAATCACAACATTACCTACATTGTAAACACCGTTCACTGTGTTTTCCATTCTCACATAAGTGCCGGTTAATGTGGTCAATATTCCATCCAAAGTCATGCTGTTGATTGTGGTGGTAACATTGGTAAGGTCACTGGTAAATGGTACTCCTACTGCTGCTCCCAACAGATCTGTTATGACCAATGTTCCATTTGGACCTGATCCAGTTGCGTATGTACTGGAATAAAATGCTGCCACAGATGGAGGTACTGCCTCCGGCAACGAACTGATGAGATCAAGATCTCGAGTGGTCTGCATGTTGGTGAACGCTGCGGCCAACTGTGTCAAACTCATATTATTAATGTTCTTGATCTGTTGCAAGCTGACTTGAATAGCCTTGGACGCTAATGCTTGGTCTGGTGGTACAATCAAACTCAGTCGGTGATATGTGATCATATCGCTGCTGCCGGTAACCAAAATATATTGTGGCAAATAAATCAACAGTTTTGAATTTACAGTACCTTGATTGTTATCGTAGATTGCCCGCAATACACTTGATGTATCTTGACTGTAAGTTCTCACTGTGAGACTGGGATAACTGTTGGGGAAAATCTTGACAGGATTTAACAAATCAGCCATGGTGTTTATGTTAGGCGTTTTTACACCAAATACTGCCAACACTTGCTCCAGGTCTGTACCTGTGACATTTACCATGCCCAGGTATGCCAGTCGTTGTACATTGTCATCAACGTTGACATTTGGATCTACTATGTTGTTGATATTGGCCTGGTTGATTCCAGCTTGCGTTAATGCATTGCTTACTCCCGGAGTGATATTGGTCAGTGTGGCCAATCGACGTAGCAGTGCAGCAGGTGATCCAAAGTTACCAAGATTGTCAAGATCAATCATTTGTCCCAATGCAGTTAGATCAGTACCAAATGATCGCATGGCCAACGTGGCATCACTGAGATTGCCAGTGATCAAACTATTCATGCTGGTGAATGTTGATCCCAAATAAGTTTGACTGTTAATGCTGCTGTTGATATAACTATTTGTGGCAACCACATATCCCTGTGCTGCTGGGAATACTTGTGCAAATACAGTGTTGTTGCCATTGCCAAGATAACTGTTGCCTTGAGTAGTTACTATTCCAGTAAATCCAGCAGAGATATTGGTTCCAAGTCCGCTGTATGCCGCAGGAGTATTGTCAGCCAATGCCGGCACAGTACTGGCACAAAATGTAAACATACTGGTCAATGTATTAGCACTGATATTGGCTGCTGATGAGTTGGCCACAGCAGCAAAGAATGGTGTGAGTAATGTTGTACCAGTATATGAATTGACCGCGGCAGTCCATGTGTTGGCAATCTCAACACCGCTATTGCTGCTCAGTGCAGCACCGGCAATCATTTGTAAAGGAGTTAATATACCAGTGGCCATGTGTTATCCTGCAAATACATCTGAACTGCCGGTGGCCACTGCGGTACAACCAGCCAGTCCATCACCCACTCTTGCCAACGCAATGCCATCAACAAACACACTAGAACTTCCACTAGAAATAGGAGCGACATGTGCAGGGCACGGGTTGCCAGGTCTAAGATGAGGAGTGCTCTGATCCCCAACTCTGGCTGCCGGTTTTGAATTGACAAATACCGTAGCACTGCCCTGTGCAATGGTAAATCCACTGCAATGAGGAACTCCTTGATCACCCAATCTTGCCACTGGTCGCATATGCTTTCTCCATGAGTCTATTAAAGAGACCTAGCCAAGCATCTATTTCTTGGTGCTGCTGTTTAGTATGCGGCTCCGGAGGTATTTCTGGAACAAATTCTATCACATGGTCTAGGTCATCGGGGATATCGTCATAGCAATCATATACTTCAATCTCATCATGCCGCATGATTACAAATCTATGTCCCATAATGTATTTATGGGAGCAAAAATCAGATCAATTGTATGTTGGTTGTGCTTTGCATGTATTGGTCAGCAAACGTTTTGTCGCTGGCCACTGCCACGGTCACTGTGCTTTTGTTCAATGAAATATCCTTGTCTGGTGCCACTGTAAACAAGTATGGCATGAGTCCAGGACCTTTAGCCCCCATAGCAATCACCATGGGTTTTGATAGTTTGTAATGTGTGGCAGTTTCCTCATTGAGTCTTGCTACCAATTCCTCACCAGATGTGAGTTTGAGTGTGACCACTTCACCTGCGCTAACGCCTTTGTCTATTAACATAATTTTACACTTTCTTTTTTTGTATCAGGAATTGATAATTTATATTGACTATGTCGATGTTGGGTAAAAACATGTTCACAAATGCATCAATTGACATTTTTCCCCTATCCAACACATTGGGTACATGATTCCACAAGTAGTCGTCAAACAACATAAACCCAGTGGGGTTAAGCAATCCAAAGCACATGCATGCATCTGTCAATGTAGCGTCTGCTTGATGACTGCCATCTACATATATAAAATCAAAGGTCTTTCGCTGAGCAATGAGATCAGCCAATGCATAGTAACTTAGACCTCTCATGATGTCTACAGTTTGTTGAGGTTTTTTTGCTTCGGTCACATTGGTCTGGAATCGAGCAAATACTTCTCTATCAACCATGTAAGTTTCATCTTTAAACGGAGTGATGGGACTGTTAGCAAACGGATCAACACATGTGAGTGTTCCTGTGTCCGACAACAAGTTTTCCAACATCCAACATGCACTACGCCCTTCGTGACTGCCAATTTCTAATATTGTATTAACAAAGCCCGGCTGCGGATGATGATTGCCCATTGCAGAATTTTTGATAAGTTTAAAGTTCTCAATAGCATAGCTGAACCAATCTGAAGTGTATTCAGCCATTCAATCCCCGTAGCCGCCGGCGGTTTCTTCGATGTATTTTCTTAGTTCTGTGAACCCGCCGATGTGGTTGTTGTTCACAAAAATTTGTGGTAATGTTCTTGCTGTGGGCACAGACTCCAACAAGTCTTCTCGACTGTATCCGTATCCAATTTTCCGTTCTTCATATGCAATGTTTCTCTGCTGCAACAATGCTTTGGCTTGATCGCAGAATGTGCAATTGTCTTTTGACCAGACGATGGCTTTTGTCATAATTTAATGTCCTTTCATAAATATAGGTGTAGTTCGCGGAAGTGGAATTCCCAACTACTCTAACGCTTTGAAGGAGCATCAGCAAATGTATTTAAACAAAAATTCTCATCCCAAAGGGTTTTATGTGTATGCCTATCTAAGAAAAGATGGCACACCTTATTATATCGGCAAAGGGCATGGCCCTCGTGCCTGGGTGCAACACAGAGGAAAAACCAGCGGAGTTCATACTCCAAAAGACGCTGATAGAATTATTATTCTTGAATCTAATCTCAACGAGATCGGGGCGTTTGCTATCGAACGTCGCATGATTAAATGGTATGGTCGGAAAGATCTTGATAATGGAATTCTTCATAATCGAGCTAACGGAGGTTATGGAGCAGTAGGATCTGTCAGAAGTATAGAATTTAAACGCAATCTCAGTTTACTGTATAAAGGCAAATCAAAATCTCTCGAGCATGCAGCAGCAGCAGGAAAAGGGCGCCTTGGTATTAAAAATAAACTTCCTGCCTGGAACAAAGGATTACCGAGTCCAATGAAAGGTAAAACCATTAGCCCACAAGAACAAATAACTTGTCCGCATTGTAATAAATCTGGAGGATCAAATGCAATGCATCGATATCATTTTAATAATTGCCCTCAAAGGTCAGGTAACTGATCATAGTCTAACGACTCTGACATAACTCCAATCACATAGTTTGTGCTTTCTGTTTCCTGTAAGGCCGACTGTTTCTTCGACGTGTCTGAATGCTTGTTAAACCAAGGAATAGGTGTGCTACGCGGTGCCGCTGCTTGATACTTGATGCCAATATCTTTGAGCGCACCAACTGCGGTGTAATCCACAAAGTCTTTGAGAATGTTGGCATTGAGTCCAATCACTGGCCCCATCTTGAACAAATAATCAGCCCAGGCTTTTTCTTCACGAATCACATCTATATACAAGGCATATACTTCCTGTTCACACTCTACTTTAATGTCAGCAAAACGGCTGTCTTCTTTGATAACTTGATTGATAAGATATGCAGTCCACCCTTTGTGCAACAACTCGTCTTGAAGAATCAACCCAATGATGTTGCCATTGCCAATGAAGATTTTATTTTCAACCATGGCCAAACTGGTGGCAAATGAAACCATGAACCGGAATGCTTCTAGTGCATAGCTGGCATGCAATGCCATCCAGATTGCCTTGATATGTTGTTTCTCATTGACTGTTTTTGGATTGATCTCTCTGAAGCAATTGAGTTCGTGGAGTTTGTCATAATATAGGCCTACACTTGACGCCATGCCTACAATTTCAGTTATGTCATGAATTGTATTGAAAACATCTTTAGGCACGTTATAGATGTTACGAATGATATGACTGTAACTCTTTGAGTGAATATTTGTTTCAAAGAATCCCCAGTTATACATCAATGCCTCTACTTCTGGTAAACTGCATACCGGAGTGAATACTTGTGTGGGTCCACGTCCTTGTAAACTGTCCAGGGCAGTCTGACGTAACAGATTGCTGGTAAAGATATGCTTCACTGCGTCTGATGCATCTTTGAAATCGTTGGCATCTTTGCTGAGACTAATTTCTTCTGGTTGCCAAAAGAATCCGCGGGCTGTTTCTTCAAGTTTGGCAATTTTGGGATATTTGACTTCTTCAAAGCGTTGAATAGTGACTGGACCCGCTGGATCCAGAAACATCTTGCGAGTTAAATAATCTGTCTTGGTAGTTAGATCGTATTGAGCGTGGCTCATTTTATTACACTATCCGCAGTTACTTGAATGTTGCTTATGCTCCAGTATGATCCTGTGCTGTTGCATAATGCACCCCATGAACAACTGTTGTTCCACCATGGTGCTGAACCAGGACCTGTTGGGCTGTAACCTTGCCAAAATGCTAGATTCAACCAGTAACCATTCTTCATGCTAGTTGTCAACAAAGTCATATCCACAGTACCACTACCTTCTGCACCTGAACCAATCAAACTATTATATACTACCACGCTCTTGCCATCCTGTGAATATGTCACTGTCATGGTAGGAGTTGTTCCGTATGTAAAATCAGTTACCATATCAAATGGCTTGGTCATATCGATGACACCAACCATGTTATGTAACCCATTGGTCGCAGTGGTTGAGCTGGTCATTGACGAATAGTTAAAGCAACTGTTGTTGGCAGTTTCTGCAAATGAATACTCAAACCGTTGTGGAGCACTGGACCCACCTGTACCTAGATGCACAGTAGATTGTGTAATCTTGTTACCATTTGTTTCTATGATATCAATCTCTTGGCAATTCCATTGATTATTATTTCCACCTGCATCACAGTAGTTGGTGCCCTTGGGTTGAACACCAGGCTGAACTGGATTTGATATCATATACAAACTGGCATTAACATAGTTCTGTGCAAGTTTTGACAAATCAACTGTTGCTTTGATCTGTGTGATGTTTACATATCCTTGTTCGGATACAAGTCTACCTGCTGCACAGTTTGTTCCTTCACCAAATGTTACCGAGTTTCCAGAGATGACCGGATCAGTTCCACACTTGTTGTAGTCTACTACAAAAGTAGGAGTAAATGTGTTTGATGTTGCAGTAGGAGCAGGTGCTTTATTACACGCCGCCAATACCAATACGCTTAATATAACTAATAATTTTTTCATGTGTTTTTTTCCTTTAAAGTTTACACGATTCACAATCTTCTTCATTATCAAAGTTGATTGGTTCCAACATTGTGGGAGCATCTTCTGCTGTTGCTTTACTACCTTGTTTGTTAATAAGACTGTAGTAAAAGGTCTTCAACCCCCACGCATGTGATTGCATTAAGTTCTTTGCTATCAATGTGGTAGGAACTTTACGATCTTCCCAGTGTGCAGGATTGTAAAAAGTATTGGTGCTGATGGATTGATCAACATACGCTGCAATGACCGCAGCGGTTTTGAGATAACTCTCACAATCTTTCTGTTCCCACATCAGTTGATATTTATTTTTAAGTTTATGATATTCAGGAACAACCTGTACAAATGATCCTGCTTTGCTTTCTTTCACACTGATCAAACTCATGGGCATTTCAATACCGTTGGTGCTGTTAATAACAACACTGCTTGATTCAACAGGAGCAACTGCCATTTGTGTGGCATTTCGAACTCCATGTGCTTTCATATTAGTACGCAGGGTTTCCCAATCCAACTCAGGCACAAAGTCTGTAAGTTCGTTCACACCTGTTGCACGGAGTTCCCACGGAAATACACCGTTGCCATACCGTGTGTGTTCACTGCCCAAACAAGCGCCACGCTCTTGTGCTAGCTCAACACTGGCTTCGGTGAGATAGAATGCCATGTGTTCCATCCAAGTTTTGACTTCAGCTAGGGAATCTTTTTCACCGTATTTGAGACCTCTTTTTGCATGCCAGTATGCCAGGTTAGTGATGCCGATACCCAGTGGTCTAATTTCATCATTGCTTAGTTTAGACTGTATAGATAAAAAGTCCTGATAATCAAGAATATTGTTAAGACTGCGATGCAAAATACGGGCAGCACGCCTGATATCTTCTGGATTACGGAAGGCTCCCCAGTTGAGCGATCCCAACGTGCATAAAGCGATACGCCCATTACTATCATCCAGGCGTTTAAAAGAGCGAGTAGGTAATAAAATTTCACAGCATAAGTTACTCTGGTAAATGGTATGATATTCGGGATCAAATGGTCCTTGTTTCATCACGTTGTCAATGAACACTAGATAGATACGTCCTGTATCTGTGCGTTCTTTTAGTATGCCCGACTTGAATACTTCTTCTGCACTCATGGTCTTTTTGCGTAGACCTTTTTGTTTTTCATACTTCACATACAGTTCTTCAAATAGTTCTGTATTCTTGTAGAAAGCTTCATACAAGTCTGGGACTTCGTTGGGGTCAAAGAATGTTATGTTCTCTTTGTTCTTGAATCTGCGCCAGAAAAATGCGGATAGAACCACACCATAGTCCATGTGTCTAACACGGGTTTCTTCTGTTCCTTGGTTGTTCTTAAGAACAATAAGGTCATCAAACTGATGATGCCAAATAGGATAAAATACAGTAGCACTAGCATTACGGATTCCCCCTTGTGAACAACTACGCAAGTCGCCAAACCATTTCTTCAAAAATGGTATCATGCCAGTGTGCATGATTTCTCCACCTCGAATGGGACTACCCAATGGTCGCAGTCGTCCAATCTCCAGTCCAATGCCAGCACGTTTGCTGGCATACTTGGCCATCATTTCACCACTTGCAAAGATACTATCAAGGTCGTCATCACTCCGAATAAGAACGCAACTGCTAAATTGTTTAGTAGGAGTGCCCAGACCAGCCAACACAGGAGTAGCAAGAGTAAAAAGACCATCACTAGCAGCATTGTAGTATTCTTTGATGTATCGCATACGAGCCGTGTTGGGTTCTTCCGAATGAAAAACTGTGGCTGCTGCAACCATGTAACGAACTTGGGGAGTTTCATAAGTTTCCTTTGTGGCACGATTCTTTACTAGATATTTTTCAATCAATTGTTCAATTGCAGCATAACCGTATTGCTCGTCCTTGGAATGATCTATCATGTCCTGCATGCGATTCCAGTCAGCTTCGTCGTACCATTCCAACAGTTCCGGGGTGTACAAGCCTGTGGATACGTTTTTCTTCACAATCTCATACAGGTGGGGAACTTCATAAGATCCATATACGTCTTTGCGCAACATGCTAAGACGTTGCTTGCCTGCCACATATTGATAGTTGGTATGTCCAACATCTGGATTGTGTTCAATGTCAATTAGATCTACTATGGCTCGGAGTGTAACGCCGTCGATCTCTTTGGTAGTGATGCCATCATAAAAGTGCATCTGGGCTTTGATCTCCACCATGCTTTGACTTACATCTGCTATGCCTGAACATACTTTGGCAATTTGGGTTTGCCACTTTTCTAGGCTTAATTGTTCTTTTCTTCCGTTACGTTTAATAACTGTGATTTGTGTCATATACTTAATATAGTTGTTGTTTTACATCGCGTTGTGCGATTTGATGTTTGTTCTGCTGTAGGTTGATATTTAACCTTATAGACTGATCCCAATTCAATATATATTTTCCATCCTCTACCAGGACTAAATTGCCCTGATCTGAGTCTACCAACACAGCATCCTGAAGATCATCGCGATCTAACACAGTGACAGTATACAGGATTCCCAGCCCGCGAGCAAGATCACAATAGATGTTGTCGCTCAGAAGTTGCCATGGGTCTGGCCAATCTGATCGATCATCCCAGTGTAAATGATAAGCACGCCAAGGAGTTTGTTGCCACCAGGCGTTGATCTCTGCCAAGGCATCGTATTTGGGCTGGTTGCGAACACGATCACGCAATGAGTTCCACGCCGCAAGGCGTTGTTCAAAGGTTGAACACCACATCAATCAAGTCTTGTTATTGAATAACTTATAGTGGCATTTGTGCCGGTGCTAGTGGTCGACGCTAGCCAACTCACAATGTTTGATGTTTCAGACTGACTGAACGTCACACCAGTTGATGCGTTTTGATAACCAGTATCATTTCCGGTCAACCCAGTGCCTGAAGAATCTGTACCAGCAACAATGGTATATAAACCAGTTCTGGTGTTGACTCCTCTGGTTATGGTATAATTGATCTGCACTGCTCTGATCACAGCAGCATCAAAAGTTGAAATAACCTGGCTAGCTGTGTTATCCAATAATGTGCGTTGTACACCGTTTTCACGTACAAAAGTACCTTGTTGCAGGGTGATGGTAGAAAACTCAGTGAGAATTTCTGTATTGCCTATTACCGGTGCGCCATCTTGCAAGGTACCATTACCGATGTACAATCGACGTTCATCAATTGCCCAGCCTAATTCGGCGCCGGCCAATTGCGGTAGGTTTTCTGCTAGACCTTTGCGATTTGTGATGCGACTAACTTGTACAATTGCCATATGAATCCTAATTCTGTGCTGTATTTATCCAGAATCCATCAGGCAACTAAATGTACTTGGTGTAGTATTCTTCTACTTTGCGCCACCACAGATCACAATAATGATCATATTCAGTACCTTCAAGTATAAATTCTTGATATTGTGGTGGGGTAATAATATTATGATCAGCATCAAGATCAGGTTTGACACACATTAGAATTACACCTTTGCGTATTTTTGTACCGTGCAATTCGTTATGTGCTTCTGCATAGGCGCATAGCTGTACAAAATAATCATCAATCCACTCACGCTTTTTAGGCTTGTTGGATTGTTTGTAATCTAGTATGGCTTCTTGATTTAGATGTAATCCAGCACCATCAGTTGTGCCTGCATAGATCTTAGGAAAGTACAGCGGAACCTCTATGCCCCAGAACTCATTCACATGCTTCAATCCATCACGTATAACAGTTTTGGCCATTTCGTGACTGCTCCAACTAAACGGATTTGTACCACGTTCTTTGATGGAGCCTTTTTTCACATAGTCTTCAAGATATGTGTGCATACGTGTGCCGCGATTGGCAGCTTCGGTGGTTATTTGCTGTGCTTTTTCTGCTCCCACTGCACGTCGCCAATTATGCAGTGCCGCTTTGCTTTCTTCACTTTTGGTCTTATCAAGTATGGTGGTTACAGATGGTAAGTTGTTGCCGTCCGGTGTGGAATAGAATCGTTTGCCTTCTACAGTGACTCGAGGAATGGGTTGGTAATCAAATTTTGGGTTATACATAACCACAACTATAACATATTGTGCGGTAAAAAGCAATATGTTATCACGGTTGATTGAGTTTTTCAATCAGTTCAGATAGTTTTGACATAATCGCAAGATCTGCATCGAGTTGCCAGGGATGGTACATTATCAAATTGAAATTATGTTCTAATATCGGTTTTGCTTGAGATAGCACAGTTTCCTGATCTGCTTCGCACAATCTTATCACTTGATCAAATGCTGCTTGCCATCGATCTTGATCGTTTTCTATTAGATCATAGCTTTCATCAATTATACCATCAAATGTCTGGAACCCGGCATCTCGCATCAGTTGCAAAAACCCCCGGCCAGCAAATGCCACAAATACTCTACGTCCTAATGCGACCTTGGCTGTTTTTTCTGTAAACATGTACACAGAATTGTTATGTTCGGTTTCTGACAGAATGCTAAATGCAGCTCGATTGTAAGTAGAGATGGGGATTATATTTCCAAGACTAGTGATTTCCCCATGATAATTTATCAGGCACCCAACATGATTTATATTCTTATTCAGACTGTTGGCATAATGATAATCATCTTCCCATACAAATCCCGGCAGTTGATCCATTGGGTAGTGAGAATATGTGTCCTGAGAAAAAATGTTGCTTATTATTTTTGATTCAAGATTGTGGGTTTTTATTTGATCCATTATGAAAAGTCTTGGCGGCCTGCGACTTCCTAATAACGCATCAAAAATCATTGGTTTTGATTGATATGGGGTTAATCGATTAAGCTGAATTCTTAAACTGGGTATACAATAGAGTTTTTGTATGTGATCAAGCCAGTGTTGGCGAGATATGATGAACTCATTATTTTTTTTTGTATAACCTGGACCAATCCAATAAACATTTTTCCAAGCATATAAATTAGAGTTTAAAAGATGCCATTCATGAAATTCTCCATCACGGACTAACACTATGTCACAGTGATTTACAAATTGTGCAACATAACTGTAGTCAGGTGTTGGATCTGTTTTGTTTATGAATGCGATTTTGATTGATGCTGTGCTTTTTTTAAACTCATCAAAATCATCATAAAATTGTTTATGTGGAAATTGATTAAATATATGAACAATTCCTGCATAGTAAGGTGAAAAGATTGAAATCATCTTAAACTCTAAAACTTTCTCCGCACCCACATCGGTCACGTTCATTAGGATTGTTGAACTGGAATCCTTCGTTAAGCCCTTGTCTGGTGTAGTCTACTTCGAGTCCTTGTAGATATGCACGGCTTTTGGGATCAACAAACAATTTACAGTTGTTGCAATCGATACAGATATCTTCCGGTTGTTCAGCATCTACGTATTCTAACACATAAGCAAGCCCAGAGCAACCGGTTGTTTTGACTCCTACACGAATACCAATGCCATGCCCGCGACGTTGAATGGTCTGTGTTATTTTTCGAGCAGCAGTTTCAGTTAACAAGATCATGTTTGTTTTTGTAATCAATTACCGCTGCCTTTATGGCATCCTCGGCTAATATGCTACAATGTATCTTCACAGGAGGCAATGCCAGATGTTCGGCAATTTCAGAATTCTTAAGAGCTGCTGCTTGATCTAGGGTTTTACCCTTTACCCATTCAGTTACCAAACTACTTGAAGCAATAGCACTGCCGCATCCATAAGTTTTAAATCTTGCGTCGGTGATGATTCCATCTTGTACTTTGATTTGTAATTTCATCACATCTCCGCAGGCAGGTGCTCCCACCATACCTGTTCCAATGTCTGTGTCGTCCTTGGCAAACGACCCCACATTGCGGGGATTTTCATAATGATCGATTACTTGAGTTGAATATGCCATAATATGTTCCTTACTATATTGTAAGGTATTTACTCCAACTTGTCAACCACTCTGGGCCTGATGAATTAACTGATCAAAATCAATTCGATCATATGGGCGCTCTACAAACACTTTTTTATTGTGATACAACAAATCTAAATTTTGATCCCAATGGTTGCGCCAAGTCTGTATGTCAAAATTCATCAACCGTTGAATTTCATTTTCATATGCTTGATATCTTAAATCTGGATCTGATATAGTGTCGTACGAATAATCAATAAATTCTGGAAAAAGAAATCCAAGAGACTTGACATGTTGTATGAAACCTTCGGTGCTAAACGGCAAAATAAAATGCCCGCGAATCAACGGATCATAAGTTTTTTCTGTCACCACAATAGTATCACCGTATTCAATTGTTTCTGCATAGATGCTGATAAAAGTATGATAGTAATAAGAATTATGCATTGGCAGATAACCGCTAGGGGCAGGGCCATCTTTTAATAAAAATAAATCATGTGAATCATTAGGAACTTCTTTAAAATGCAAGTGCCCATACAATTTCCTGTCATGGTCATCGTCACAATTTCCTATAAATCCATATCCACGTGCCCACTCACCAAAATTTTGTTTTAAAAAATTCACTAAACGAGTACGATAATATCGTCTGCCGCCATATGTTTTATTAGGTGCTAAAAAAATAAAAATCTTTGCACTAGATTTAGGCAAATCTAACACAGGATATGCATCTGGTGTTAAGTAATACCATTTTTTGGTTCCGGGTTTAAATGGATAATGTTGATAATATGCTTTTGTTCTATTGAATATAAAATCTACACCTATAACTTGTTTACTGAGATAAGATTTGTTGTTTATTCCAGTAATAATCTGATACCAATTTTTAGGCAAAAACGGCTTGTTAATTTGATTTTCATAACTGTGAAATAAATCAAGATTCAAATATATCTTAGCAGATATATCTGGATTTGTTGCCATGCTATCTATTAATATATATATATCTATTGCAGGATGATCTCGATTGTTAACAAACTCATAATCGTCATTGTTGAGATCAAAAAACATTTCACAATACTCACGCTCACAAAAAATTATTAATTTTTTTTTCAATTAAACTCCGCGATCTTTGTTCAAAGCGGATTGTGCTGCTGCTGCCACAATGTCCTGGGCTTGATTAACTGGCATTGTGACTGGTCCGGGCTTGTCGCCACCTTTGAATGTTAATTTTGTGGCGTTGGGATTCATAGGTTCAATCAAGCCACTAAGTGGTGGTTGCCCAACTAGAGTTTGCAAAGTGTCTGGAGTAATGTCTATACCCATACTTTGTGCTCGATTGATAAATGCCTGTACTGGCATTTGCATTTTGGCAGAAGTATCCTGTGCTCTACCCACAGCAAACTTGGCCAAGGCCATGAGTTTGTCTGCGGTAGCGTCTGCTTCTACTTCATTGATTCTCATTATCTACGCTCACGGCCTAGAGCTGCTGCCGGTCCACCAATTGCTGGTTCTTCCGGAGGAAGTTCAGCACCCGGAGGAGGCCCTGCTAGTCCCTGATCTCCGCCCGGGGGAGTCATACCCATGTCAGCACCAGGTGTAGGTGCTTGTCCAGTAACTACACCAAGAGCTTGCTCTAGCTGTTGTTTGCTGGCTTGCAAGTTCTGTACCAGGCCACTGAGTGCTGCTTGTGCATCATTGTTGAATTGTGCTGCTTGGTCTGGACCAATTTGATTCTTGATTGAATCAACCAGGGCTGGCAATTCTTTGAATTGCATTTCGGTGCTGTCTTCAATCATGTCTTGCATTTTGTCAACCATGTCTTGTGCAGCCAACACCACTTGAGCTTGTTGTACTTCACCTTCGCTAAGATAATAACCACCGGCTTGAGCACGTTGACGCCATTCCATAGCGGTGACCGTAGTCTTTTCTTTGTTGAGTTGGTTCTGTAGATCTGTAACTTCATCTTTCTTGGTCTGAAGTTCAGTTTCCATTTGTTTAATCTTGGCTTGTTTTTGTTGAGCCATCATGGCAGCGGTTTGTTGAGGATTTATTCCCGGACTGCCCGATGTTCCAGTTTGAGGATTCTGTTGAGCCGTTTCATCTTCATAGATCTTTTCAGCAAGTGCTTGTTCCATCATCATCAGCTTGAGATATGCAGGATTCTTTTGGCTAGTGTGGCGAGCAGGGCCGCTGCGTACTTCGCCCAGCATGCCGCGCACTTGGCGATACATGTTGTGCAGTTGTTTGCGATTCAGCGAATCAAATTGTACACGTTGGTCAAAATGACTTTCGAATACTTTAGCGATTTGTCGGGTGGGGCGTGTTACGGCCAGTTCGTTTAGTTTCATCTGAGTTTCCTCGTAGTTGCCAGTATTTAGCCAAATTTATACATTTCGCTAGTTCTTTTTCTAGGATCAAGTTCTGCTCTTGCCTAGCATTTGTTTTGTTAATTAAATTTTCCCAGTTTTGACCCGACGCACGATCAGCAATACCGCGGCGTATGTATATGTCATTACGCATTCTTACTACGGATTGATCAAGTTCATGTATTTGTCTAGCTAGATTAAGACGATTTTGATTGTCGGCTATGCACCAAGCCAATGCAGATTTGGTATTGGAAAATGTACCAATATTGTCATCTCTTTGAAAAACTTCAAATCCGTCGGTTGCAGGATGTATGGTATATTTGCCAAACACACGGTACTTTTTTCCATCCTCTATGATTACTTTATCCAAGAGTTTTGGTAATTCTTGTGCGGCCAATTCAGCCAGTTTCTGACTGGCTTTCATATTAATACGTAGCGAGTTACCATCCAGCCCACTGTGGCCACAAGGAATCCAATTAGTCCTATGCCCCAGTTTATCAATTGGTCATTGCGTTTAGCTGCCATTGCATGCACCATTTCATGCACTTCTACTACCATGGATTTTAAACTACCTATGCTGGAGTTGGCTGCTTCCAGTTGGAATTCTAAATGTCGATAGCGTTCGGCACAAAGCTCTACATGTGCCTCAAGGCTCTTTTTTTCAACATCGGTGGTATAAGTGTCTATCATGAGTTATTTATGGTTCAATGCGTTGAACCATATGTTCACTCCGGGATGTAATAATGTAGTTAATTGTTGTTCAACATAATTGATTACCGGCACACCATCACATGCTTGCAGTAGTCTCCCCACAGGGTCATCGTTGATAGCAAACACATCATCAAAATCTGTGTCAAACTCAAATTGCCAACGTTGATCCTTGGCACGCACTTGAGAAACACGAACTGGTTGTGTGTAAAGACTTATCAATTGCATGATAGTTTCCCAATTGCGTTGTTGATTGCGACTGCGGACCCAGGTAGACATATCAGTAACTGATTGCCCCAGCTGGTCAGTAAACGGCAGTAGATTTTCTCGATAGTGTCCAGTGACTCCAGTAGGTCTGCAATCAAAGTCTGTGGTTATTTGTATACTCATTGTCATACGGTATTTACGGCCAAAAAAAAGCCTTGGAAATTAATCCAAGGCTTTGATTTTCTACCTGGTAGATTAGACGTTGACGTTAGGGCTAGTTGTAAACACAGCGTTACCAGCCGAGCTGCTTAACTGTATGTTCTGACCACCCGAAGCCACTGTAGCACTGGTATTAGCAGTGGCCAGCAATGACGCAGCATCGTAAGCACCTGTTGGATACAGTGCCAAGTTCAATATCGTTGGTGCTGCTGGGCTAACTTGATACATGGCCACGGTGGCTTTGGTCTGAATAGCTTGCATCAAGTTGTTGATGTAACCATTCACGTTACCAGATGTGGTCAAAGAACCATTAGCTACCAAGCTGAAAAAGTCTAGCTTGGGACCTTGGAAGTTAACTGAACCGCCTGCGGCGATGTTTGATGTACCTTGAACGTTACCGTTCGCAGTGTCCATGTGGAATACCGGTTGGGTAGTTCCGTTTGTTTTTGTAAATCCTGCCATTTTAATATCTCCTAAAAAGTGGGTTTCTGCCCTACACTTATTTATGAATCTGGCAAAAAATCATCGAGTTGGCGGGTTGTTTCGTGCTTTGTTTCTGGCAGTGAAATCAAATCTATTCACTGCTTTGCCATAGCCTGCAGGGGTGGCAAACACCCATCCTTCATTGCCGGGCCCTTGTGTATCCAACTGCCCTAGCAAATCTAACTTCAAATCGTGCAACAATTCAAACAACAAGAACGCAGCAGCCAGTGCTTGCTCGTTGCTAGTAGGACTGCGCAGATATTGTGCTATATTGTTGACTTTTTGTGATGTTTGTGTTTGTTGTAGCCAAGACATGAATCCTGGAACTAGATCACTAAAATTTCCAGTATATGCAGCATGATTAGGATCCACACGCTTGTTGATGTAATCAATTGCTAACTTGGCCAAATCGGTTATCTTCATGGCCCGCAATTCTGCAGGATTAAACAAAGTATCCAGTGCTGCTCGATTTTGACGCAACAACAATTTAATCTGCTTGACTATTGCATCATTCTTGGGCACAGGTTTGGCATAGATGGGTTCTATCAGCAGCAATCCTTCCACAGGATTAAATTTAACTCTGCTGAGTGGTTGTTTGGGAGCATCTACGTCTGCATACATGGTATGTACTGCCACCCCCACATCACTGTTAGCAATTTGTTGTCCAAGTTTGCTATTGGCAGGAATACGATACTGCACAGTGTTGGGTTGGAATACCAGATTGCCTGCTTCCACTGTGGGTGTTGCGGTATACAACAGATCACCTTTGACATACCCACGGAAGTTGGTAGGTGTGGCTGCTTCAAGATACGGCCATACAGTTTCGTAAGTAGGCAATAAAGTCTGGACTCTAGTAGCTTTGTTGCCTTTAGCAGTGGCATTGGCATCTCGACGAGCCATATCGTCGGCGATAGCATCAGGGCTGGTAAACAACCCATCATATCCTGCGGCAGTGAATCCTGCGTCATCTGTGAGCACAAACTCACCAGTGTCGGGTTTACGCCCAAATACCAATGCAGGAACTCCATCCCATTTTACTGAGCCTGTTTTGGAATTGGCATAAAAAGCATCGGCTATGGCCAATGCTTTGTCTACTCCGGCACTGCCACTACGGAAAATATAATCTTCCAGGTGCTCGATGCCCTTGGCTTTGCCACCCACAGCCGCAGGTTCTTGTTCATACAGCTCATATGTTTTTTTAGTTTCAATCAACGGCATCATACCTTGATTTACAATTCTATCACGCAGGCGAGCTAAAAAGTTAGTGTCACTTTCCTTCATGGTCATATCAGGTTCTTGCAGACCTTCACCAGCTAGATATTCACGAAAATCTTTGAGTTTGGTGTCGCGATCAGGATCTTGCGCCAATGCAGAATATATAGATTCTACATTTTTTAAATTCTCACGTGTGGCGCCTTGACCAAGCAACACTGTGGCTACATAGTCAGGATCCATGCCGCCGTTGACCAGCTGATTTGTGGCTCGTGAAAACATGCCATTGGCCCCTACTTTGAGTCCTTGTTGTTTGGCTATGCTTGACATGAGCACATTGCGATTCATGCCCTTGAAAGCTGATTCTGTGCCGCCACCATAATAAAACTGCCCCCAATCTAAATTAGGAAAGAACATAAAGTCAGTTTGTACAAATCCACGATTAGCATCACCGGCAATAGGAGTTCTGAAATGGACCTCACCGGACTTTTTGACCCATTCTCTAGGGTCTAGTGCTTGACTTTGCACAAATTGTGTAAGGATCCCGGCCAATTGTTCTTTGCTTATTTCGCTAAGATCCACAGCAAGGTCTAGATCACCCGACGTGGGTTTCTTACCAGTTGATCCCAACCAACGCAAAGGGATGCCATCATCACCTACATCAGAAGTAAAATCCAAGCCTGTTACTTGTTCTAACCAGTCAACTGTGGCAGGTATATCACGTTGATCAATGCGTTGGGTAAGAGATTCCCCAGATTTGTTTTTAAATACGTTGCCACCTTCAAGTAGCTTTTTAATTTGCATTGCTGCGCCTCACTGTTCTGGCAAATTTTCCTGTATCACGAGTACGGATAGCATTGAGTAATTTGCGTGTTAAATTGTCTGCTTGGGCTGGAGTGTAAGAAGCGTCAATCTGTTCCAGCAAGTTAATCGCGCCGGCAATGATGTTTACGGCGCGGCTTTCTATCACTAGATCACGTTCACGCTCGATATACATTGAGTCCAGTTCGTCTAAAATACTACGAGTACGCTTTTGCATGTGGAGAAGGCCTTTGACTTATTTATTGGTTTTAAGTTGTTTTGATCTTTCCTAACAACTGCTTGAGCTTGGTACTTTGCACATCTACAGAAATCTTTGGATCCAATGGGTCGTGCCCATCTTTGGGTTGTGGTCGTTCCCACCCGCCGGTAGATTCAGACGGAGTAACTGATGCTTTTGCTTTGATAGAATCCATCAAGCTGGGTTTGCGGAATGAGTTTTCATTATCGTCTCCACCAGCATCGGTGATACGCATGGTGTCAATGTTGTATTCAAGATCAATCTTCTGGCCTACACCTGTCGAACTACGTGACTTCATGCACTGAATTTGATACTTGCCACGCTCTTTCATTTGTCTACTGGTAAAAATACCAAACACATTGTCTGCTGTATTGATCTTTGAGATACCACCTGAAATGTGACTGTGATCAAACTCTACTTCTTCTACCGCTGATCGGTTCAATTGACTTGCAGTTACCATAAGCACACCTAGCTCTTTGGCCAAGTTACGTAGTTCTTCACTCACATACTTGTCTTTCACAAACAAATCATTTGGGCTTACTTTTGCACTCACAGGCATCAACAAATCCAAATAGTCAATCATCACAAAGTCCACTCGCTTGCCGGTTTGTATTTGATATTCTTTCAAATACGCACGAATGTCATTGATATTGCTTTGTGCCGGCAATCCTTTCACTTGATAGTTGCCGCTCTTTTTGGCTACCAGTTTGACTTTGAGTTCTGCTGTGTCAATGTCTTTGCGAATGTCCTTGGTGCTCATGTTGGTAAGCATGGCATCAGTTCTTAAACTTGTGAGTTCTTCACTCAACTCCAGCGTAATGTATACTCCGCTTAGTCCGGCTTGAACCCAATTCAATGCTATATTCATCATCACAAGACTCTTGCCCGAGCCCGAACCACCTGCAAAGATGTTTAGTTCACCGCGACTGAATCCACCGTACAACAATCGATCCATCTGTGGCCAGCCTGTGCTGACTTGTCCACCACTGTTGAAATACTTTTCAATTCGTCCTTTGGGATCAGCAAAGTAATCTGTGCCCATGTCCTTGGTTAGACTGATCTGTACAGCATCTTTGATCAGCTTTTCCACTGGGTCGTAGTCACCCTTTTCCAACAAGTCTGCTGCTTTGAGAATTGCACGTTCTAATTCTTGACGTCGAGTAAATGCTTCAAACTCTGTCATAAACCATTCGAAGTGCCCTTCGTTAAGTTCGGGCACTGATTGTAGTTTTACTCCTGTGGTAGCCGATATCTGTGCTCGATCAGGAAGTGTTTTGTATTTGTCTCCATGCTCTTTAAGAAACTCAGCAGCTGGTCTCAAACTTCTATCAAAGTTCTCTGGATTATAAATGTTCTGTACACGCACATAGCCCTGTGCATCCTCCAACATCATTTCTAGAAATAACTTTTGTACTTCAATTCCGTAGTCTTTTAACAAGATTTTTCTTCCTTAGTTCTATTTTAATTCTACTGGTTTCACGATTTTCAAATATAGTTAGCAGAGTTGCCAGGCGTCCGTAACGAACTACACTGTCGTTCACATCTTTGACATCATTGGGCCAGGGTGGCATACTTACTGCCCATCCTAGTTCCACAGCACGATCTACCAGTTCCATACCTGCTGAATCTTGGTCGGGCACTACTGTAATCTCCTTACCAAGGCTGCGAATCAATCGTGCTTGCTGATCAGATATGGTGCTATGCATTACTGCCAGGCCCCCGATGCATAACGCATCAAACACACCCTCTACCACAATTGTGTTAGTCCAGTCTGCATGTTGCAGGTCGGTTCCAAACACATAGCCTGGTTGGCTGCTGCTGATGTATTTGGGTTTCCTGTTATCTAAGTACCTCTCAGTGTGTCCTACCACACGGTTATGATGTGTAAATGGTATGATCACCGCGGGACGATGATTCTGATGATTCATAAAAATCAACGCAGGATAATCTTCAGGTACTTGTCGATGTCGTAGATAATCTCTAAATTGATTTTGTTCAGTCAACAACTCACTCAATGGCGGTAACTCTTGTTCTTCAAACGTGATATCTGCTAAAATATCAAATGTACGTTGCCGATCATCAATGATACCGTATATGCCTCGATGCCTTAGACTTTCTAAGTTCAGCATATCAATTTCAGCGTCAGGCACACCCATCCAACTCAAGAGCCTGCGGGCCTTATAACTTAATGTACGGCCAAGGATAAAGCTAGCGGTGTAGTTGCAGTTGAAGCAGTGATAACTCCACCCTTGTTCAGATGTTTTGATCCCACCACGATTACGATGGTCTTTTGTACTGCCGTTGTGTTGGCAACATACTGCATTGAAACTAGTCCAGCCCGACGGCGTGATCTTTCGTTTTGCAGGCAAGTACCCAAGGATGTCTAGCATCCTTACATTGTAGCAGAGTCTATGGTAGAAATCAACTTTTCAGCAATCATTTTGTGCCCAGTTTCGTTGGGATGACCACCGGGTTTGATCAGTTCGCGACGTTGGTTACCTGGGTGATCGCGAAACCAAAGTGTAGTTGCAAATTCGGGCCAGATTATTGTGGGTGTGTTTTTCATTTCGCAATCACCGGGCATGACATGAAATTGCATCATGGGTATGTTGTGTCTGGCTGCAACCCCATCAAAAAACATCACGGTTTGTTGATAGTTTAATCTTGCTAATTCAGTGCAATTGGTCAATACCAGTTGTTGTTTGACCATTGTTCTGAATTCTTCAGGTATCACACTGCTACCGTATTCAACCCAGGTTGAATGAATAAACTTGTTCCACGGAGCATCATTGCCATAACTGCGATGGCCTGGATTGTAGAAACTGAGTCTGTCAGAATCAGTGTGCCCTACCAGTACCAAACAGTTTTCTGGATCGGGTTCATGATCCAACCACCACTGGAATGTCCAAATTGAGCTTTGCATTGACCCGCCCGGAATACCAAAGTTTTCAACGGGTACATTGTAATGCTTACCGATCAGTCCTAGAAAGTTATGATTGTTTCGATATGTTTCATTCTGTGTCCAACATGAATGTGCATCGGCGTTTTTGAGAACCAGGTCCGGATCCAGCAACTCATCACCATACATCCACGAATCACCAAACCCTACAATTTTTTTATATTTCATCTAACCAGTATGCTTACAATGGCTCCACGATTAAGGCTGATCGCAGCAATCTGAGTGCCGCGCTGTGGATCTAATACATAGCCTTGCCCACCATTAATAACATTTATGACACTTACACTGTTGCCTTCAATTTCCGCTTCGGCTACTGCACCGGCCCCCAATCCAATGATGTTCACCCGTGGTGGGGCCAAATATCCGTATCCTGATTCAGTCACTGTGATTGCAGTAATTACTCCATTAGCACCAGTGGCAGTGGCAGTGGCCAACTGTACTTGTTCTGTGCCGGGCCATTGGTCAGATACTAGTCTGAGCAAAGGATGATATCCCAATACATTGATATAGTCTGCACCTGTTTTATTGTAATAGCTTTGCTGTGCAGTAACATCTACCCAGGGTGATTCATACGTTTGAGCGCCTTGTGCTTTGACATTACCAGTATAGTGATCCATTTCCATTTGGAATGTGGTCAAACTGGTTCCATTGGTAGGAACATGACTGCTGAATCGTTGTGGATCTTGATAAACATTTCCATATGGCCCTGGAGGATTCAATGCCCAATCTGGATAGTTGGCACTGTATACTGGATCTAGAAATGCGTCCGGGCCATAGATAGTAGGAATAGTCACCAGGTGGCTGGGCACAAACGCCGGCTTCACGCTATCTACAATATCTACATCACCACGAGCTTGTGCTTGTGCATCTACAAATACTGCTTCAATTAAGTTGCCCGACAATCTTTCTATAGCATAGCTAGATGGGTCTGGTGGAAATTCTGAAGTTTCTGCAGATGTTAATGTAACTTTGGCACGTCCGTACTGTGCATTGATTATGACCATGTCTTTTTCAATCAGCTGTGCAGTACCAGCCAAGTTGATCAATTTAAATCGCAATTCTGATCCTGTGATGTTCACGGGTTTTTGATCTTGATTGATGAATTCAAACAAAATCACATTGTCAACACCTTTGTTGATGGTTAATTTTTTAGCGTACACTGGGTTCCACCTCCGGTCAAAAACATCACCATCTGTGGTATCCAATACTAAAACTCGCTGAATCTGTTGATAGATATAAATCTGGGTTGAATACATATGGTGCTCCAATGATATTTACCTTAAGTCTTGAGGTATAAATATCCAAACCAATACAATATGGGCATAGACTTATTTCAAAAACTTGCTGACAAATATCCGTTTATTACGCTGTGCATGTATGCCACCAACGAATATGTAGGCATTGTACAAAACCGTGATGACATAATCACCACAATCTATGACTTTGGAAATGTAAAAGATCTAGAACAAAAACGTAGATATCTTGATCTGGCCAACACTTGGTGGTGGGAATCAAATCGCAGCATACCCATCAACATATTTCTGCGCGGTGAATGGGATGAATTCCGCAGTTGCCTGAGAACCTTTGTGAACAAAGATTTAGAAATACTGCACGGTCCTGTGTGCAGTTTAAACGATATTGCCCGTCGAAAAGGCAAAAGAAAATCAATTACTCTGGTAAGGCGTATTGATTAGGTCCGATATCACATCAGCTGCATGAGCATGACCGGCTTGATTTAAATGTCCTTGCGGCCACGGATCATAACTCCAATTACCTGGACTTAATCTTTGGTATAAACTATCGTGCAACAAATTAACAACCTGTGTGTCACAACTCAATGCTTGAAATACTGGATGTGACTCTAGCACTGATACCAGGCCCTTTTCCGTCTTTGGAAATAAGTCAAGATGAGCATATATCAGATATGGTATATTTCTAATCTTAAAATGCGAAGTCAGTGCTAACACATCTGTTGCCAAATTAATAACTTCTCCGTATGAGTTAAAATTTCTTATCCAGGACTCACGATAGTCTCTAAACTGATTTCCTGTGTTGTCAATTTTGATGCCTTGAAACCAATCCTCACCAGGCATTCTAGGATCAGTTGGATCCCAGTTATTATACACATTGATCTCAGTTCTTTCAATCACAGATAGCCCCACTACAACCTGTGTACTGCCGTCAAACTCCAAAGAATGTTTTAATGTATTGCGTATGATACGACGGTTGCAACTGCCCGGCCATGCGGCATTGGTGTATGTCCAGTCGTATCGTTGTGCTATGTGATCAACAAAATGCTCGTTTAACGAAATACTGTTATCACGAACAAATGAACACCCATTTACATATAAATGCTTTATCATAGATCTATTAGATTCATGTGCAATGCCACCAGGGCTGCATATCCCACAGCATGAGCTTTCTTAAATGTGTATCCTCTGCTGAGATCACCATCCCACACTGACTTAAACACATCTGGCCAAGATTGATTCTGCAAGTGTGCTTTTCCTGGACGTATAACACTGATAAATGCTGCCATTCTGGGAATACTATCCGGCTGCATGGTTTTCAACAAATCAGTATAGTTGCCGATGTGTACTAATTTTTTAGCCCATTCGGGATCCTTCCACAGTTGATCCCAAGGTGGTGTGGCTGCAAGCAGTTGTTCATAATGTGCAGGATCTTTTACTAAACTGTAAACACTCATGTTTAACAAGTCGATCTTGAAATAGCCTCTTGCTTCTGCTGTTTCATAATCTATGGCTGCGCATCCTAGCACAGGATCACGGGGGATGTCGGTCACATAGATACCGGAGTTGTGCTTCCGTCCGTTGTGTTGCCGTGCGGCAGTGTGCTGAATCAGTGCCAGCACAGCATCTCGGTTTGGCATGTCAATGTCAATGTCGGCACTCATATTTTTACCAATGCCGCTGTCATTCGCAGTTGTTCTTGTGCTTTTTCCACTGCATCCACTAGATCAGCAATTGCTGGATGTCGTTCGGCTAATGCTTGTATTTCTTTTTCTTCTTGCATCTTCTTTGCTGCCCAGTCTAGCACAACGGCATATTCGGGTTTGAGCATCACTGTTGCATAGCTGGTATTCATGGTTATCCATCTTGTCCCGTCAAATGCTTCCATGACATTGCCGTTGATTCGTATCATACCTTGCACGGGATTATTTGTATTTTGTGTCACATACGGCACAGCAGTGTCACCACCACTTACAGCTATATACGAATCACCTTGCAATCCTTTGATCATTCCACTAACTCCAATATTGCCTGTTCAAATTGTTGAAATTCAGCATCAATGATTTGATTTAGATTTAGAAAATTAGATCTATTTTTCAATGCAATTAACTCCAATGCCGACTGATTTGCTTTCCAGTCAAATGAGTCAAGATTATTGCATAGATCAATCACTTTGTCAATGCGTTTGGTGTAGTCTAGCTCATCATCATAACTTTCATCCCATAACTCATTGTAGGTATGAAACCCTAAGTCTTTAAGATATTTTAAAAAATACGGAGTGGCAACTAGTACAAATGGCATTCCGGATATCAGGCATTTGAGTATTTTTTCAGTCAAGAAAAACCCGTACTCATAATCAATATCTGTTTCTACCAAAAGATTAAAATTGGCTTGATTGTACATGTTTATAGGCAGTGAATCACCGAGAGTGTATTCGTATTTGTTCATAATTGATATGTAAGGATTAAAATTACCAGGGTCGATCTTGACTAGATCAATTGAATCTGCCGGCATTCCAAAATCAACACCACTATATCTAAAAATAAAATTTGTGTATTTGATTTTTTTCAATAACTGATCTTTGAGATAGGTTCGTGGGTAACGAACTGTGCCAGTGGTAGACACAAATCTCACAGATTTTGGAGTATCAAATTGATATTCATTTCCTTGATAAAAACAGATATACATCGGGTCATTGTTTGTCATAGCTATTTTGAAAAGAGGAGAGTAGTATGTTATCCAGGTATAATTTATCAGTAAATTAAACGCTGGTGCCTGTGATCGACTACAGTATCCTTCAGAGGCAAATATAATATAGTGTTTGTTTGTGTTGTATTGATTAAACCAGCATGCTGCATGTTTGCCTTCAGATATGCAATCAATTACCACAATTGGTTCTTTGCACTGATTTATTTTATCAATCTCAGAAAAATGAAAACAAGGTATTCCAGTTTCACTATACTTTATGTCTAAAATTTTTTCTGAAGAGTGATTAAAAAACGCATTATAATCTTTCCAAACTTGATATCGAGAAAAGAAATCACGCAGTTTATAGATGTTGCCTTGGATGCCGGGCACTAAATTAATTTCAAATGTTTTCATTACCATCCTGCTTGTGTTAAAATTTCTTTTGCATACTCTTGATCTGCTGGATAATCCGCAAACTTCTTTTGCCATATGTCTGAATCAATATAAGGCCATATCATTGTGACTTGCTCTGCATTTAGTTCACTCAAGAACTTTTGCCCTGATTCACTGTTGTAGATCACCCAAGCACTTATCCTGCCAGTGGTAACTGCATAGCATGTGGCATTGATACTACCATATCTCAAACAATCATGTGCTGGCGCATTTTGTTTTTCACTCCAGTCAATACCGTGTTCAATAGCACGAGCCAATGCATCATCTACTGCTTCGCGACATACATACTCTACTAGATACTCTGTGTATAGTTTATCACTGCACCAGTTGTCAATCTTTTTGTTGTTCTTCAACAACCATTCCAGGAATCTCACTGGGTTGATTACCTTAACGTTTACACAATATCGACCCCATTTAGCAAATGCACGATAGTATGGAGACTTAGCAAAGTCATCCCAGGCTTTTAGTTTGGCTGATCCTTGAGTGTATTCGTAGAACTTTAAGTATCCTTGCAGACCCAATTGCACACCACGTTCGCTGGATTCTTGATATCTTTTTTTCTGTTCACACACATGTACGCTCAGCGAAGATTCTTTGCTGAATGATCGTTCACAATATCGACATGTAAAATTACTTGAAGTCGCCATGGTCACGTACAAGTTGTGTGACTTCTTTTTTAGTAGTCATTGCGACCATCAAATCAATTTCATCTTCTTTAAAATGCGGATACAGTTCTCTCAATTGCTTCTTCATGGCTGCATCACCGCCTTCTTTCTTTTTTAGTGAAATCCAATTATGCCGCGGAGTACCCATGCCTGGACTTGCTGCTGTGGCCATTAGCCATTGCAGTTTGGGATGCTTGTGCATGGTAAAGAAGTGTTTGTTTAGATAGTGATTCACACTCTGCACGTAGTATTCTTGTATTTCCCTACTGCCATCAACTGTGCTACCCCAACGTACCATAAGAAACGTTGAAAACTTCTTGAGTTCTTCGGGTGTGAGTTCATCATAGAATGCTCGGTTCTTCGCATCCATTTGCCGCATCTCATTGATGATATTTAGTTTATCCATTGACTTTTTCAAATTGATATACTGGCCAATTTGCTTTCAAACTTAAATTTTCAGGTAAAATTTGTTTTGTATGCAATTGATAACCAAGATTTGTCATAGCTGTTGTTAGCAATTCTTCATCAATCTCTATTACAATACCACAAGTTTTTCTGTCGGACACAACATATCTCATGCCTGGAGAGTTTGTGATTTCTTGATACCAAATTAGTTTCATACCTGGAGAGTCAATTAGTATAGTTTGCGGATTACAATAGTTTACTAGTTCTTCTAACAACAACAATGGAGCATGGCTATGATAAATTACTCCTAACACAATAGCTACATCAACTTGCCCAACTTGATTTAAATCATAATGCATATCACCCAGTATTATTTTGCATGATGCTAAATTGGGATTTAATTTTAACTGGTCAACTGACTGCTTATTTGCCTCAATCAATATAAAATTAGTTGGACGATGTTTTATAATACGTTCACTAATCCAGCCGGAGAATGGACCTACCTCCACCACGGATTTATTTTTACATAGATGTAAAAAATTATCGTCAATATGTTGCCAAGTATCTTGCCCGGGTACCTGTGTCATATACAAATTGTAATTATTGCTCATTTTGTCTTAGTCAAGTGATAGATCATTATAGCACGTTCCAGCGCATCTTGTAAAGCAGGATTGGTCTCGGCTGCTCTGCGAATGTTACCCCACAGTTTTGATTCCATGATGTGTTCATGCATGGGTCTTCCATCATGTGTTCTAGCATCAGGCATGTTGATTAACTCACGTTGATCAGATCCAGGCTCTCTTGAGTATATTGTATTGCCTCTATCTGGACTTTCAAAAACTGGCATAAATCAGTTGGGTAATGTCATAGCATCTTTAAGATCTAAAGTTGCTCCATTCAGCCGCCATTGTTCAGCAACCACCCGATGCGACCAATACTGTGCGTCATTTGCAACTTTGGCACCTTCTGTAATTACAACTTTGTTTTCAAAAGTAGTGCTGAGATTGTCATTTTCGACCAACATTGGAAAATTAAATATCCTGCCTGATTGCAAATACAGTAAATTTTCCACAATAGGGCCGTACTGAACTCCTTCAATATTGATAGAATCCAACTGGTAGCTGTTATAACCACGACACACGTTGTCCAATAGAAGTTTAACATAAGAGCGGCGAAACAACGAATATGCTCCCCACCAGCGTCCACGTGTGAGTTTGAGTGCCAAGTTTGATTCGCCGGCTGGGTTACAATAAGGCATCTGAACCTTGGTTAGTTGTACTCCATTCCATCCTTCAGGAAGATGTTGTACAAACTCGTCCCATGTGAAATTCCAATGCTTTATGCTTTCAAAACTGGTATCATCTTCACAAAAAATAGCATATTCTTCGTCGGTTGATACATACCAATTTCTCATTAGATTAAGATGAGAAATTATAGTTCCCATTTGATTATGTACTTCGGGCATGCCAAGTCCGGTGCCGGATACTTGTACGTAGTCTGAAATTTTATTAAATCTTTCAGTTAGATACACATTGTGATTGGTTATGCCATAGTAATCAAATTGATATTGCATATACAATCGACGATCCGTGCTTTCGCGCAGGCTGGTATAATTAACTGACGGAAAATTTTTAAGTTTTTCTTTAAAAGACAATGCTGACATATTTTACCACGCTTTATTGTAATCAACGATCTCACAGTTACGGCTGATGTCTTTGACAAAGTACACACAGTCGGGGTGAGGTGCATCATTGATTGGTACACACAGCATCTGCCCATTCTTGAGCTTGGGTGCATACCATGCTACTTCTTGATACACATCCACAATTTCAATGGGTGGAAAACTCGGGCGGAAACTGCTTAGAGGGTTGAATTGAAACAGTTTAAATCCACGATCATTTATGCTGGTCAATGGCAGCATTTCTAAATCGCCTACATCAGGTTCTCCAATCAGTACTTGCCAGTCCATTGGCATTTTGATTCTGACTTCACCTATTTGTAATACCAATGCCGGAGCATTAAAACTTTCCAAAAAGATCAATGGTATGTAATGATAGTCTGGATTGGCTGGATCTGAATTATCTAATATGGCAAATCTCATATCATCAACCTCTTCAGGTAAATGTGTGAGATCATAAGGCCGGTTGTCGAGGGTTAATATACGCATGAGTTTATTGTACTGTATTTTTTATAAAAATGCAACCTTATTACCATTGTAATTTTTCTTGAGTGTACGGATAGTTAGCATCGTTATAATAGGCCTTGCGTTTGACCAAATGCCGTTTGCTGAATTTGCAAGTGCTAGTGATATCCCAAATTTGCACATGATCCTTGTCTTCTGCTTTTCTGATACCACGCCCAATTGATTGAATCACTCTGGTAAAACTTTTACCTGATTCAATCATTACCAAGTTAAAGATGCGTGGTATGTTGATACCCACAGCAGCCACACCATATGTGGCCACAATGATCTTTCCTGTAGCTGTGGCCACTTCGTCATATTCTTCTTGTCGCTTGGTTCCTTTGGTTGCGCCCGACACAAATACTGCTTGATCACCCAGCCTGGAAACTAATTCATGCCCGGGTGCCACGCGATCTACCAGTACTAGGGTATTACCAGTTTCGTTTACTTGTAATACCAATTGAGCAATGGCATCTAGCCTGCCGGACTCTTCCAATAGATATTTTAATTCTTCTTGATAAGTTTTGTGCTCTCGAATATCCACCAGTTGCACTATGTTCACATGACACTGTGCCAGCACACCACGATCTTGCAATTCACTTGCAGCTAATTTTGAAATCACTGGTCCCAAACTTACCAACAATGCTTGGCTTTCAAATGCTTCTTTGGGAATAGTTCCGGTCAATCCCCAGCGAATTGGCACTTGCGCCATCACTGTGGTCAGCAGGGTTTTTAATGCATCTGCCTTGGCCATGTGTACTTCATCAACAATGACGCACACAACATCTGTCAGGAATTCCTGGATGGTACATTCACCCACACCATTCTTGGTATTCTTCATGAGATTGTTTAGGCTTTGCCAAGTGCAGATGGTATGACTGCGACCGTATTCTTTTCTGTCACCAAAGTAAACACCTACATCTAGTCCCATGTTGATGTAGTCTTTTTCTGTTTGTGTCACAAGACTTTTGTTAGGTACAATAACAATGCTGCGACCATACTTGCTGACTGCATCACTCAGTACCGCTGTCATGATGGTTTTGCCTGCGCCTGTTGCTACTTCTTGTAAGCATTGCGGGTTGGCTAAAAAGTTGTTCACAATCTCCACTTGATAGTCTCGCATGGTGATAGGTTGTCCTGCCATCTGATGATTTGCCGGCCACATCTTGTGTGCATAGCTGTGTTCGTGTACTTGATCAAATTCAAATGTTGTGGTGTAGGTACGTTGATCATCTAGCTCGATGTCATAATTGTGTTTGTCTAGTATGGGCAAGATTTCGGGTAGTAAATTTACATAGGTGCTGCCGCCCAGTTGGAAGTATGCTACTTTGCCATCCCATCGTCCCAGTCTCACTGCTGGTAGATAACGTGCATAAGGCACATCATACTTGAATTTCTTTACTAGATCTCTGCGAGTATCAAGATCCAGGCCTTCAATCTTGATATTGACTTCATCTCGTATGGTTATTGTTGCTTTTTTCATTTGATGTATTGTGCTAGTTCCGGAAATGTGTTAACAAAATTTAAATTACGATATTGATCATGTTGATGCAATCTTTTACAGAATTCGTCGAATTGATTGCCACCATTCACCATTAACCCTGCCCAAGTTCTAACATCATCATGTTTGCTGATCAATAGCTGCTGCTGTATTAGATTTCTAGCAGAGTCTGCCCATACTTCGGGTTTCATATGATCTGGATAATATACTCTGCCTAACCAAGGATTGGGTAACCCTGTATTTTGACACCAATTAAAAAACTCGTCAAGATAAAAGATATTGTAAGCACTAACTGTATGGCTTACACTGAGTCGAAGATTGTGTATTTCTTTTTCTTGTTGTATATATCTACGAACATTACTTTCAGTAACATTCCACACAGCCGGATAGCGTATGTATTCGTATCTTGCTCCTATGCCATCTATGCTGAGTTGTATATCAACTTCACGAAAATAACTCCACAATTTCCACCATTCTTCGTCGGGGAATATTGTTGTATTGGTTGTGTAGTGTAAAGAAATATTGGCTGCTTGCTTAGTTTGTACATAGTGCCCTAGCAGTTTTTTCTGTTCCTTAATTCCACTTAAAAATGGTTCGCCTCCGGGTATATCTAAATGTATAATACCCGGGGCTTGTGATAAGAATGTTTCTATAAAATCATGTCGATAGAATTTTACATGTTGAATATCCTGATTGTATACCGTTAGATATTCGTCATGCCAGCGACTACTGCTATAGCTATTGCAGGTGATACATTTTAAATTACAAGTATTCCCAAATGCAATGCTAGCAGTAATCCATTGGTCACTGTGAAGTTGATACTGTGCAAAATGTTCCTGCCATCGATCATGATCCAATTGTCTTTTGCTTTTTATATTGTTTTGTTCGTCAATTTGACAACGCACACATCCCGTCGGCCATTGATCTTTCACAAACTCTTGTTTAATTTGTTGCAGAAAGGCGCTGCCGCTATATTCACTAAGTGAATGAGTTTGCAGATTAAATGGTTTATCATTGACATCAGGAACATACTTGCAGCACGGCATGATGTCACCTTGCGGACTGATGTCTAAATTAGTCCAAGGAGCATAACAAAAAGGCATAACGTATATAGTAACATATACAAAAGAAAAAGTCAAAAAAACAGGCACCAAAGTGCCTGTATAAAAGAGTCGCTGGGCTAGAAAAACTTCGGCGACTCTATTTGGGACTAGCCCAAAATTTCAATTGGTACGGATCTGAATTTGAAACCCAGCTTCCACAGCTTCATCAGCTTCGTACTTAGTATCCACAGCATACAAAAATAATTCACCATCCCAAATCTCGTACATACAGTTTCCTTAAAATATCAAATTCAATATCTTGGCCAACTCCCATGCGCTCAGGCATATCCAAAACCAGCCAAATGTATTTTGCTGTCGTTCAAAACTGCCTTTGGCCAGCCAGCCTTGCAACAACATAAACACCACTGACCAATCCATGGCACTCATACCCTTTAGGCTGCTTTCATGCAAGTTGTTTCTGCTAGACGTTTCCAGTTGCCTTCGCTGAGTTTGCGCAGATCAGCAATCTTCAATGCCATACGCAGGCTCATCTCGCGCAGACGATTTTGATTCTTGTCCATGAACTCAATGATTGCGTCTTGAGTTTCAGTCTCAAACTCGTAGTCCTTGAACAACACGCCATCTTTTGCAATTTGACGAATACGCAAGATCTTGTCACGCATGGTATCCAGCGTCAAATCCAAGTAGTGGCAACGACTTTGCAGTGCATCCAGGTGATCGCGTAGCTTCTGCGATTTCATTGTTTCAAACTTCAAATTGGTGATAAAGATTACCGAGCCTTTGAAGTCAAATTGATCTGGGATGCCTTCACGACGCAGTGTGGAGCTCTCAGCTAACCAAGAAATCTTACGCTTCTTGCCCGAGTCCAGGGCACCTTTCAGCAAGTTCAATGCAACGTCGTCAACGAGAATGCTGTCGCAGTCATCAAACACCAGTACACAGTTTTCGTCGCTGTACTTGTACAGAGTTTGATACAGGCCAATAGGAGTTGCAGAACCTTTGACAACTTCTGCACGAAGACGCTTGCCTGCAATCTTGTCAAACAGTGTGGCCTTGTCAATTTCTTGCTCAACCCCAAAGCTCTTGCCCACGCCCGGGGGGCCGCTTACAATCATTGCACGGATATCACCACCTATAGCAGCCTTGGTCATTTCGGTTAGAATCTCAAAACGCTCACGGATACGATCCATTGCAGCTTCTTCAGTTTCTGCCACAAAAGATGCCACAGGCACTGCGGGCGTATGTACGCTGTCACCATTCACCATCTCGTAATCAGAGATAGCATCAACACGGATGCGAACAGCAGCAGGGCAGTTGGGAAAGTGTCCGTCATTTTGCACTGTGACAAAGCCGCCCTTGGCACCTGTTTGGAACCCGTTAATCAGCGTGAAGCTTTGGTTTTTAACAGACTTGCCGCGATACTCGCCGCGGATAATACGAATTGCGCTCATGGTTTCTAGCCCCGTTTTGTTAATATGCCACTATTGTAGCAGTTGTTGAATTACCAGTCAACTCCTTTTTACAGGGGTTTTCCAACTTTTTTTGCAAAAACTGTGGCTTTTTAACCACATTGTTCAGCAGTGTTTCTGTTGGTATCTTTGTTGACATGTAGCTATTATAGTGCATTTTGCATTAGTGGTCAACAGTCATAAAAAAACCCTACACTGTGTAGGGTTTGTTGACAGCCACATGCTATCTATGAGGGCTATGCTCCTAGTAATACTATATCTGCAGGATCCACAAAGAAATCAAAAGTAACTGTATCACCATCCGATATTGGATATTCCCAATCACCCCACATGTTGATTGGTGATGGTCCTACATTAATTCTCCAGTTCCACGGAGACCCATTTTTGGTTAAATTAGAAATACCATCAGATTCCAATGTATTGGTATTTGGATCTGCATAGTAATCTATAGGTGGTACTGTTTCGACCCAAATGTAAGTGCTAGGATTATTTGGATCAACCGGAACATTAGGATTAGTTGGTTCTCGTGTCCAGGTAGATCCAGTATAATTCATCCAAAAATGGCCAAAGTAAAATATCCCTCCAGTTACTTTTAACACAACTGGTATTTGTCCTGTAGTATCTGTCGTAGTTTCAAACTGAGCTATTATATCTCCGTACGGCATTTGATTATACGGCTGAGGAAGTGTGTCAAGTACCGTAGTAACCACTGGACCGTTAATGAATTCCACACCATTATACGTACCTTGAATATGTACATCCCCGCCGGTTGAGTATGCTGCGCCCATTAATCTAACAATTCTTTGAACCATGATATATCTCCATCTTTGTTATTTATGCTAGCACCAATGTTTGTTTATGACTGAATCGTTAATTTCATGAGGTTTAGGATCGCCATGAAATACCAATACACTATTGCCAGGTGATAATGTTGTGCCACTTCCTGGTTGATGGTAAGTTCTATTTTTGAAATTCATTCCGCCATCTAGTGCTGACCAGCGCCAACTTACAATTCTTTCCGGATTAATAAATTGGCGTTTTTCTGGAGCAATCACTGTTGTGAGATATTCCTGATCACCACCATGTTGGTATCTATTGGCTATCTTGTTTGCCCCGTGTTGTTCAAAATTTTTCCAGATATGTGCCCATTTAGTGGTATCCCAATACATTACAGATGAGTTTAGATTTTGTATATCTGGTCTCCACAAATATCTAAAATCTTTTATGGTCCAAAAATAAAATGGGCTGAGATCTACCATCCAATCTATATTGTCCACAATTACTGTGTCTAGGTCGAAGTATAACAATTGCCCAGAATGATGTGCAGTATTGAACAATTGCATTTTGTACCACCAACTGCGTTTACGTCCACTTATGCCCGGCCATTCAACAAGATCGTGACGTACCATATGATCAGGAACTGATCTTGTGGGTTCTGTATAAACATGTAATCTTGCTCCGCGTGTGAGATGTCGATTCAACATATTGTATAGACGTTCTACATAGATCCACTCATACCCTTTGCCATGGATAACACAGGCACAATCCACTGGTCCAGTAGCATTGCTCTGCGTGGGTGCAATGTAATTCATTTGTTTTTTTGCTCGATGTGCTTGTCGATCGGCACGATGCAGGTCTTTTTCCTGTTGAGTGGCCACAATTACACCGGTGGGTTGTTCCAATATGCTGGATATTGTCGTAATACAGTTTGAACTGCGGCAGGATAAGTGATGTTTATACTGTGTGTGGTGCATTTGTGATTGATTGCAGCTATAGTGTCCAGTTGTTTAAATGCTGATAATATTTGTTCAGGATCTCTATGCTGACTTTCTATACAACTTACTACCTTATTGCGTATGAGATCATCAGTTCCTATCCAGGTCCAATGCCATCCCACTGGTGTTTTTAATCCCACACAATGATTGCGATCTTTTCTTTTTACGCTATTTCCTTTGTATAGTTCGTGAGGAGTATCAAACATCCGGCGGCGTGCTACCACTGATCCTTTCCAGCCGCGATCAGCACGTTGATCAAACTTATACATGAACATTTCAAATCCACAGGTCACTGGTCGGTCATGCAGATCCATCAATGCAACAATATCTACCCAGCATTCAGGATTGATTATCTCATCAAGATCTCCGTGTATCACAATGTCGTTGGAGTCATATGCTGCTAGTGCAGGTGCAATAGCTTGTCGCATCATGGTTTCGCACACAAGATTGGTTTCGTGTTCTTGTAATTCTAATGTGACAACTTGAATCTTATTGCCGTACTGTTGTTGATATCGATCAAGATTGTTTAAAAGATTGTAGGGTTTGGCTATCCCACTAAAGGTTCTGCTGGCTTCTAGAACCACCCATCGATCTACATAGTGATTGGTGATGGCTAGATGTATGTCCAGCATATCAAACTCGTCGTTGAAAAGTAAAGTATCAATTATCATGGTTAAAATCTATAAATGATCTGATAAGCATCGTACAAAGGAACAATTCCTTTTGCATCTAGATAGTCAGCTATGTAATGGCCTTTTCCTGTGCGTTGATTAGAATTTAAAAATCTGCTGTTGTCATCTATCACTACCATTGCACCCGGTTTGAGCTGTGGTTCAATCACTTGAAATTCTTTTAAATGATGATTGGCACTATCGTGATCGTTGTCCCATTTTACATCATAACTGTCAAGATAAAAAAGATCAACTTGATTTAAATCTGACTGTGTGGCTAGATAAAGCACACTGTCCATGCATACGGATTTGAATCTGCTGGACTGAATTGAATTTTGAGCTGCATCCACCGCTGTTGGATCTATATCTACACTGCGCACCGAGCCATTGTGATATTCTACAAATTCTGTAAACAATCTGGCACTTTGGCCGTCTTTCCAATTGCCAGGATTTCTCAGTGTGCCAGTCTCAACGATGTGATATTGATCTTGATTGAGACTTTCTAGATAAGCAAACATCAAATTGAATCCTTCAGCACGTTGATAAAGGCCTGGTATAAGTCCTCTTTTAGTGCTTCTCTTAGCACTGCCAAGTTGGGAATTTAATAAGTTGTAATAATTGTCTCGATAATGTTTAAGCCAGGTCATATGTTATTTAAATCAAACTGCTGTCATCAAATGGTTTTGTGACCAACCAACAACGGCCTGCTCTACGTATCTTTATATCTCTTGGGCCAAAGAAATCCCATACTGCTTTTTGCACACCTGGGTAACCTTTGGTGTAATCATCTCCGGCGAACATGGATCCGGGGCGCATTTTTGGCCACCATGCTGTGAGATCATTTGATACTGCTTCATAACTATGCCCAGCATCTACATAACAAAAATCAACAGATTCATCATCAAAGTTGTCGGCTGCAAGCCAACTCATCATGCTTAACATTGTTATATGGTCAATCACTGGAGTTAAATTCCGTCGAAAGATGTTTTCAAGATCTTGTACAATATCAGTATCATACGCAATTGCTTCTTCTCCTTTCCACGTATCTACACAGTAGAATGCACCCAACTTGTCACGGTTGATCAATTCAACTGCACAGTAAGCAGCACTACGGCCAGTCCAGGATCCTAATTCAACCCAGGTGCCACCAGCTGGGAATTGCTCTAACACAATATCAAGCATAACAGTGTTCTTATGGCTCATGAATCCGTCAATGTTGTGATAAAAATGTTCCATCATTTATTTTCAAATAAAATCACAGGATCAAACTCCATCACATGACGTAATGCATCAATTGTGAGCCCGACATGGTTGGGATACGTTCTCCAGTTATGTTTAGGAAGATCCTGCAACACATCAACGTCTTTGACCCGGTCAGGATGATAAAAGAAACTGTTGACCCCATATGTGTCTACAGTGAAGAATTGATATCCAAAACGCTCAGTTAAAATCTGATATGCTCCAAGGCTGCATCCACAATAGGTCTTTTTGTATTTAGATAAGTCAGCCCGCACACTCACAATTTGATCTTGATAATAGCTGAGATATTCTAAACACATCACAGCCGGGCGAAAGTTGTGATTGTACAATAAATCTTTTAGTACCCAAAAGTCAAAACTGTCTATGTCTAAACTAAAAAAATCTGGCGTGATTGTGGGCCAAGACTCAATCAATGTGCCCAGCTGATCTAGTGCCACAGCACAGATCCTGTGTTCATAGTTGGAATGTGTCCAAGTTGCTGGTTGTAGATCGTGTCCTATACCACGATATCCACAATTTTCAACCAGATTGCGGATCATGTTCTGCTCACCTGTTCCAGACCCAATTTCAATGGCCCAGTGGTCAGAGTCTTTTATATTTGAACACAACAAATCTATTATACCATCTTCTTTGTGTTGCGACCCAAATTTGTATTCGTAGGGTAAAAAAGATTCAGCCAAGGTGGTCATAATGTATTTACCATTGTATACGCCGATAAATATTTCTATGAAAATTGTAATTGTAACCGGCGGATTTGATCCGCTACACTCAGGACACTTGGCTTATTTTAAATCAGCCAAACAGCTTGGCAACAAACTTGTAGTAGGGTTAAACTCTGACCAATGGCTCACACGCAAAAAAGGTCGGCCATTCATGCCAATGTCAGAAAGATTTGCGTTAGTCAGCTCTATTGAAGTGGTAGACGAAGTTGTTGTTTATAACGATGATGACAATTCCAGTTGCGATGCAATTCGGCTTGTGAAACTTCAATATCCTGAGGCAGAAATAGTGTTTGCCAATGGCGGAGATCGAACAAAAGAAAACATACCCGAAATGGTATTTGATGACGTGGAGTTTGTGTTTGGAGTGGGTGGTGAAAACAAAGCCAACAGCAGCAGCTGGATCTTGGAAGAATGGAAGAAACCCAAAACAGATCGTGCCTGGGGATACTATCGTGTGCTGCACGAAGTTGGGTCACATGTTAAACTTAAAGAGTTGACTGTGATGCCCGGGCAACGGCTCAGCATGCAACGTCATGATCAACGTGCAGAATTTTGGTTTGTGGCCGACGGAGAAGCCACAGTGTACACTGTAGATCCGCATAGTACAGACTATGATTTACTGGCCAGTCCTGCTCGTCATCAACATACCTGGATTCAGTTAGGTCAATGGCACCAGCTATGCAACGAAACTGATCAGTTGCTTAAACTGATTGAAATCCAATACGGTGAAGATTGTATTGAAGAAGACATAGAACGAAAATGAAAAATATTATACCAGTGTTCATAGGGTACGACCCCAGAGAAGCAATTGCATTTCATGTATGTGCTAACAGTATTATTAGAAATGCAAGCCGACCAGTGACCATTGTTCCGCTGGCATTAAACTTGTTCAAAGACTATACAGAAACACACACTGATGGCAGCAATCAATTCATCTATTCGCGATTCCTGGTGCCGCACTTGATGCAGTATACTGGACATGCTATCTTTATAGACGGTGACATGATTGTGCGTGGAGACATTGCTGAGTTGTGGGATCTCCGAAATGTAAATACTGACGTACAAGTAGTCAAACATGACTACCAAACACGAATGAGCGAAAAGTATCTTGGCAGCAAAAACGAAAATTATCCTCGAAAGAACTGGAGCAGTGTTATGATCTGGAACTGCAATAGTTTTCCAAACCGCGGGCTTACTCCTAAATTCATTGAAAAGGCCACTGGGGCTGAACTACACAGATTCTCCTGGATAGACGATGCTCGCATAGGGGAACTGCCCCCAGAATGGAACTGGTTGCCCGACGAGTACGGACCAAATCTCAATGCTAAATTATTGCATTACACTCTAGGTACTCCGTGTTTCCATGACTTTGCCGATTCACCACAGAGCAATGAGTGGCATAGAGAACGCATCTTTACAGAACATTGCCAACAAAGATCAATTGTATGATGGTTGATAGTAAAAACTTCAACATAGATTGCTTACATTCAGCTGAAATTATCAACTGTAGCAACAAACGTAAACATGCACAAAGACGTAGTCATTTGACCCATGCACTACGAAAAGTCAACTTGACCGGGCACGTGATGGAATTTGGAGTGTATCGAGGCAGCACCCTGAAAATAATGTCTGATCGTTTTTCCAGCCAGACTGTGTGGGGGTTTGATAGTTTTGAAGGATTACCCGAAACTTGGTTTAAGAAATCACAAGTTGACTCTCGCCGCTCACAGCATCCACCAGGAAAATTTGCTCTAAGCCCGGAGGAACTACAAGAGGTTATGAATCAGTTTGAAAAAAAACGTGTAAAATTTGTACCCGGATGGTTCAATCAGACCATAGTTCCTTGGATGGCCGATAACCCTGGAATGGTGTCATTTTTACATATAGATTGTGATCTGTACAGCAGCACATTAGATATATTGAATTTGTTAAATGATCGTATTGTGCCCGGCACGGTGATAGTGTTTGATGAGATGTATCCCTGGAATAATGTTGAACAATACGATCTCTGGTCACAAGGCGAATTTCGAGCATTAGGTGAATGGATTGGTAATCATCAACGTACTTTTCAAACATTGTATCGCAGCGAACATCAACAATGCAGCATTGAGGTGATAGTATGAGCGGCTGGGTATTCCTCAGCAAGGGCGGTGAAGATGAGTATATCAACATGCTAGCCAAAAGTGCCCACATGCAATCTACAAATTCAGACAATTTTGATTACCATTATGATGTAAAAATAGATTGTAATCAGTTGGTGTTGCGTGGTATTCTCAAACACAAGATCATGAAACAATGTCTTGCCGACGGTAACAACTTTTACTATATGGATTCAGGATATGTGGGCAACAACGTTGGAACCTTTAACAGCCAAGGTATCAAGCACTATCACAGGATAGTGTTGAATGATCTACAACATCGTGTTATACGTCCAAAACCCAGTGATCGGTGGGATATGTTAGGTGTTAAAATATATCCCAAAAGATCAGGATATAAAATAATTGTAGCAGCACCTGATGAAAAACCCTGCAAATGTTATGGCATTGATCAGCAACAATGGATTGCAGATACTGTGGCCGAGATTAAAAAGAATACCGATCGCCCTGTGGAAGTTCGCGAACGTGCAGCAAAACGAGCTGATCGAGTATTAAATCAGCCACTACGCCAAGTGCTGGAACAAGATGTGCATGCTCTAGTTACATTTAACAGTGTTGCAGCAGTAGAAAGTATACTAGCAGGGGTGCCAGCGTTTGTGCTAGCACCTAGCCATGTGGCAGAACCGGTGGCCAATCGAGATTTGTCCAAGATAGACAATCCTTTTTATCCGGACAACGATCTGCTGATGGCATGGTGCCACAGCATGGCATATGGACAATATCATGTGAAAGAATTAAAAAATGGAACAGCATTTCAAATGATGCAAGAATTATGAAAGTAATAAGTTACACAGCCACATTGCCCAAAAAAGAGCAATACACTCCTGAGAGTTTGAAGAATACCACAGACAAACTCAACACCTTAAAATACTTTGCTCGAGGAGTAAATGCTCGGGGTGACCAGGGTATGATTGAAAACGATATGCAATATCAGCCCAGCGATGTGGCTGTTATTCTGGGGTGGGTTCATGAACACGGCAAGACTGCTGCTCATTTGCAGTTTAGACAAGAAATACTAGATAAGCAACGTGCGTCAGGTGGGCGTACTATCATAGCCGACAGCAATTTGTTTCTATACAAGAACAAATCAAATCCTAGTTATTGGTTGCGATACAGTTATGATGGTATCTTTGCCAACACCGGCGAATACTGTGATCAGGCACCCGATCCAGATCGTTGGAAAAAAATACAAGCAGAGTGTGATGTTCAATTACAACCCTGGAGACAATCAGGTAATCATATCTTGCTATGTCTACAACGTGATGGTGGGTGGAGTATGGCTGGGTGGGATGTGATAGATTGGGCCTTAAAGACCATAATTGAAATTCGAAAGTATACTGATCGCCCTATACGAGTGCGATCACATCCTGGAGATAAACGTGCAGTAAAGTATTGTGATCGACTGTTAAAACTGTGTCTAGGCCGACGATTGACTCAAATTGAACTTAGTCAACCACAATCATCCATGATGGATGACTTTATCAACTGTTGGGCAGTTGTGAATCATAACTCCAGCCCGGGAGTAGCAGCAGTGATAGAAGGCATCCCTGTGATATTAACTGATCCAGATCGCAGCCAAGCACGTGATGTGGCTACTCAAGGGTTACACCGTATAGAAAATCCTCTCATGCCCAACAGAGATCCCTGGGTGCATCGCATTAGCCAATTCCACTGGAGCCATGCTGAATTACAGTCAGGCGAATGTTGGGATCACATGAAGAAGTGGGCAAAAATATGATTGAAGTCATTACTAGTTTTAATCAATACTATTATAATCTCATTGGTCAAGACAGTTTAAACAGTTTTTTAGAATATTGGCCCTTGGACATAACTTGCTATGTGGAAGAATTTTCTTTGCCTGCACATGCTCGTATTCGGCAAATAGATTTTTCTCAGTTGGATCCAGATTACCAGGCGTTTCAGCTAGAACCCAAATTAAATCAAAGCATGAAAAAATTTGCCAAAAAAGCATACAGTTTCATGCATGCCATGCACCACAGCACAGCAGATTGGATACTATGGTTGGATGCTGATGTGCTCACTGAACAGACTGTACACATAGAATTATTACAACGTATACTGAGAGATCAAGATTTGGCCATGTATATGGGAGTGGTCTATACCTTGGACAAACAACAACGTCCGGGACATTGGTTAGTACCCGAAACTGGAGTGTTTGCTGTGAATACTCGCCACCCAGATTTTGCAACATTTAGAGCAGAATATTGCAGAAGATATCATGAACGTGATTATGAAAATCTTCGTAGATTCTACGACAATGATGTGTTTGGCATTGCAATAGGCAGTGTACCCAATGCTAGTGTGCTTGATCTGTGTTGTGAATTTACTAAAAAATACAAAACACCACTGCGTCACACTGTGCTAGGTGCTCATCTCATGCATTACAAAGCCAAGCACTCAAAGGCTGAATATATTCACGAAGATGACGACCAATAAGATTCACGTCTGGGTCGTATAAGATCCTGAGAAAGACTACGTCCTGTGTCTTTTCTATTGCCTTTGAGGTGATCTAAGTATGCTCCCCAAGCAGTGTTAATTAAAGGATGTCCTTCACCTTTAATCAATCCTTCACTCCAGTTTAACACATTCCAGTCTGGATGGGCTGCTTTTACTTCTTTACGTGTTTCGTCAAACACCCAGCAATCATTCCACTCAGCCATGGTCATAAGGCGTCCTGAATCATATGCCAGTTGAAATTCTTTAAGCCACTTGAGTGTGATTGGATTACGGAGATTCATTCCGTACAGTCCGCATTCTGAAAACTTTTTCTCCCTACCCAAGTATGCCAAGCCCACGTCTGATGGCATCTGTAACAACAAGAATGCTGCGTTGAGAGGGGAGTGACATATCATGTCAGCATCCATCCAGAACAGTACATCAGTTTTACAGTGAGCCGCAGCATGGAACACACTGTAGGCTTTGTGGCTAAATCGTATAGCATCCCAACGGAATCCTATTCCTGTTGCTTTGCCTTTTTTATCTGCAGGACCTGTTGCTACTTCTCCGCGAGCTCGAGGATCTGACCCCCACTTTTGTTTGAAAGCAACTATTTCTGGGCTGACTTTATGTAAATTTCTCACATGTAGATTCTTGGCTGTTTGTGTGATTGAACAATCTTCTGTGTACACATAAAGATTAACTTCGCTTGGCCAGGTCTTTAAGAATGTATCAATCATCTTACTGGCATATCTATCGTAACCCGATTGATTAAATGTGGTCACTACTGCATATTTGGTCATTCAAAATCCTTGTAGATAGTCGGTTGATAATCTTTCCAAAACCAATGTTCAGAAATCATTTTACGTAATTCTATATCATCGTATAACACTGAGTCAGGACTAGGTTGTTCTGGGTTGGTCAACCAATCAAAATGATTTTGATTTACTTGTGTAATCACCGGAACATCAGGTTTGCTAACTCTTGCAGGATCATAATAAAAAGCATTATGGTAACTCACGCTGTTTAGTGTAAAAAATTCTAAGCCGTACTGTTGCCATAATTTAGTATATTTGCTTAGACTGGCCCCACGAAAATATCTACGATCATAGGTTTTTTTCTTTACATTAGGGATATAAGGAAAGCTGGCCTGTGTAGTAGATCCAAAGTGCGGGTTGATTTCTACACAAACAACTGCCGGGCGAAACCCTTTTTCAAGTAGTATTTTGGCCACTTCATAATCAAAACTGTCTATGTCAAGACTGAAGAAATCTGTTTGCCAGTCAGCAACAGGCTGTAGAACATCTACTATATCGTCGGGGGTAATCATCTGTTTTAATTTAGTCACAGCATCACCCCAACGATTGGGAGTGTCGGGTTCCCATTCTCTGCCATCGACTCCCACACCATGATATCCTTGATCCAATAGATCCATGGTCATGTTCTGATTGCCTGTGCCAAACCCTATTTCTACAAAGGTTCGATGTGGATCTTGTAATCCTGCAAGTAAAAGTTCTATAATCCCAGTTTCACCAAATTGGCTGTGACCTTGTTTTTCGTATGGAAGAGTAAAGTGCATATATACTAGTTATCACTATGAACATCAGTATCTTTAATAAGTTTGGCGCCCTTAATTCAGGGCCAGTTTTTGAAGCATTTCGTAACGGTTGCAAGAAGCATCGTATACGTGTGACCGAACACAATATGTCAGCAGATGTAGCAGTGATTTGGAGTCAATTGTGGACCGGAAGAATGTCGGGCAATCGCGAAGTATGGGACGCATTCTACACATCAGGTCGCCCGGTAATCATACTAGAAGTTGGTCAATTGAATCGCGGTGTGACCTGGAAGATGGGCATCAATGGTGTAAATGCTCGAGGGTGGTTTGGTGAGGGCACAGAACCTGGTCGATCAAAAAAACTAGCAGTGCGATTACAACCTTGGCATCAAGGTGACCATATTCTAATCGCCATGCAACGTAGTGATAGTGAACAGTGGGCAGGGTTGTTACCTTCAGAAAAATGGTTGGACAACACTGTTGCTAAATTACGTGAATATACTGATCGCCCTATTGTGGTACGTCCACATCCAAGACAAAAACTTCAACCAAAGATGGGTATAAAATTTCAAGCACCATTGGCATTGCGCGGAACCTACGATGAATTTGATTTTAGATCAAATTTGCCCAAGGCCTGGGCAGTGGTTAATGAAAACTCTGGGCCCGGCAGTCAAGCCATATTGGATGGCGTGCCGGCATTTGTGGGTGCATATTCAATGGCAGCACCTGTAGCCAACATGGACTATTCCTTAATAGAAAAACCACGCATGCCTGATCGAGCTGCGTGGTTGGAAGATCTGTGTCACACAGAATGGACCCTGGGCGAGATTGCGTTAGGCGGACCGATTGGAAGATTGTTGGGTAGGTTGCAGTCTCTTTAGATCAGCATCTACCATGTCGCAAATCATTGTGGCAAATCCAGTACGTGGTTGCCATCCTAACAAATTCCGAGCCGACATTGAATCACCACACAAGCTGTATAGTTCAGCAGGTCGTTTAAATCTAGGATCAGATTTGATCAGTGATTGCCACTCGGTGATACCCGCATGGCAAAATGCAATATCACATAGTTCACCAATGCTGTGTTGCTCACCAGTGGCAATAATATAATCTTTGGCTTCAGGCTGTTGTAGCATCAACCACATGGCTTCAACAAAGTCTCCTGCAAATCCCCAATCTCTTTTGGAATCAAGATTGCCCAGGGTAATAGACTCAGCCAATCCCAATTTGATTCTAGCAACACCGTCGGTGATTTTGCGTGTTACAAACTCACGTCCACGCAATGGACTTTCGTGATTGAATAAAATTCCTGAACAAGCATACAAGCTATAACTTTCACGGAAGTTTATAGTCATCCAATGGCTGTATAGCTTACTAATCCCATATGGACTGCGAGGGCGGAATGGGGTGGTTTCATTTTGTTGCCATAGTTCAGTGGCATTTCCAAACATCTCTGATGTGCTGGCTTGATAAAATCGTGCATTAGGATTGTGGGTACGAATAGCATTAAGTAAATTCAACACACCAATTGAGTTTACTTCGGTTGTGAGTTTGTTAAGATCCCAACTTGCCCCCACAAAACTCTGTGCCGCTAAGTTATATACTTCTGCAGGTTTGAGTGCTTGCATGAGATGATTCATATTGTTTTCATCGGTGATATCACCGGTTACTAACTCAATGTCGTTTTCTATGCCCAGCCACTTGATGTTATCTAGATTGGGATTTGAGTAACGTTTAATAAGACCATAAACATGATAGCCTTTTTCAACCAATAGTTTGGCGAGATATGGACCGTCTTGGCCGGTCATGCCTGTTATAAATGCTGTGCGTTTCATAACATTATGTATCACGCACAGCATTCACACTGTAATATCTTCCATCCCCGCTGTACGCAACCTCACCACATGACCCATTTGCCACTGCTTGCTATCCAGGCCCTTGAGAATACCCAACCAGCGATTGCGTAGCAATGCCACTTCGTTGATGATGGTTTCAAAATCGATCACTTCATCTTCGCCCTCAGCATACTTTTCAGCATCTCTTGAAGTAAGAGCACGGGCATATGCTTCAAGATATTTTTTGTAGTGTTTTCTACGTATCTTGCGCAGTTGTATGTTGAGATAGTTTAACACTGCTTCGACTTCTTGCAGTTGATTAAACCGTTGTTCTGTAATGCCCGGAAGAGCCGTGATGTTCTTTTCTAATACACCACGGATTCTGCAATCATTCTTTGCTGCGTCAAGCTCAGTTTCGTAATGAGTGATGAAATCTGGGATAGCTGAAAGGTCAGCTACTACGCGGCTGTACCACATTAGTTTTCCCAGTCGTCGGCGTGGTAATCTTCTTCTTCTTCCTCGGCATCGTCCTCTTCATCTTCGTAAGTTTTACCATTATCAAGATATGCAGTAAGAGCACGTTTGATATCTGGTTCTCCCTTGAAGGTATCTTTGATGTCGTCAACATCACAGTCGTTGTCGATCAGGATTGATACAATTGTTTCTGCTGCTTCGTCACGATCCACAGTGTTTACATATCGTTTAAGTTCAGACCAGATCTCGCTGGCCACTGCTACTGCTTCATTCATTCTGCTGTCTCCTCAGCGGTACTTACCTCTTCTCGTTGATTTCCAAAGTCTGCCATGGCACGGTCCAGACAGCCTTCGTCATTGGCTTCCCACTTTTTGCGGAACTTCTTGATGATTTCGCCATCGCTGGTGACAAATACTAGGCTGTTGCCTTCCTTCTTGAGCAAGCTGCGTTTCTCCATGAGATCTACCATACCCGAATACGGACTCATACCTGTCTCATAAGGAATCTTCACTTGCACACCTTCAAACGGCTTTGCATAGCGGGTTTTCATTACTTTACAAGAAGCACGGATACCCATAACGTCTGTGATCTTGTTGCCATCTTCATCCTCTTTCAGTTTGAGTTTCTTCATGGCCACCACAATTGAACTGGCATAGATGAACCCTTGACCGCCGGATATTTTATCATCCGGATCAAACATATCTTGACTTGCGTATGTGTGATTGGTACACACCAGCCCCACATTGTATGAACCAAACATGTTCACACAGTTACGCACCAGGCTAGTGAGTGCCTTGGGTTTACGACCCATATCACCTTTCATATCACCAGCTTCAAACTGATTTACATCAGTAGGAGTTAGCAACATGCCTAATGAATCAATCACAAACATTACTTTAGGACGATCATTTTCTGGCAGGGCCTTGTAGTCGCTCATGAATGTGGAGATAGTCTTGGCCACATCATCAATCATGGCCATGCTTAGTTTGAGCAATTTGCTATCGCTGGTATCCACACCCAGTGCTTTGAGCCAATCTTCGTCAAGTGCGTTTTCACTGTCTACTAGTACTACGTAGATACCTTGTGCTTGTGCGTTCTTGATGATGTTACCACTACAGATATAACTTTTACCTGCACCCGATTCACCGGCAAACACTGTGACCTTGCCCAGCGGGATACCTCTATTAAAGTCTCCGGAGATTAGATAGTTCAGGGCAAAATTGCCTGTTGATACCCAATCTGTAGGGTCGTTAAATCCAATGCTCAATCCTTCGATTGATTTGGTAATTTCGCGTCTAAATTTACTGACATCGAAGGGCTTAGACATTTGTTTTTTCCTTTATATAATTCATAATTTTTTCCAATTCGTCTACTGTCATGTTGCTCTTTAATTTATTGGCTCTCCAACTAATAACAAATACATTGCCCGGAACATATCCTAGTTCTGGAACAAGTTTATCAATGGTTGCTTTTGCATCATCTCTAAGACCTTCGCCGCTCCACCTATAGTTTAACTTGATGCCTAATACAGGACAATACTCTGGTTGCTCTACATCTTCAAATTTAATTGAAAATAGAATATCATTTCTTAACGCTGATTGTTTTCTAGTATTGAACTGTCTTTGTAATGTATTATCAGTGCGATAGTTTTCTCTATCGGTAACTGCGTATACTTCTTTGCTGCATTGGATACAAATGTAATTTGATACTCTGCGATCAGCGAGATGGCCGCGCTTACAAGGTTTGCCAGTAAAATATGTAAGATCACCGTTTAGTTTTGCTATGTCTCGAATTGAAGTCATAATAAAAAGTAAGGAAGTTTCCTTCCTTACTTAGTTTACATCACTGCTTGTTTTGGCGAGCGCGGATCATAGCCAAAATGTCTTCGGCTTTCTTGTTGCCTTCTGCTGGCTTGGCCACTGGCGCAGTTGCCACAGGAGTATCCTCGTCGTCAAATGCATCAACAGGTGCTGCTTTTGCCGCAGGCTTTGCAACTGGGGTGTCTTCATCCACATCCGCATCCGCTGCTGTTCCAACCGGCGCACTCATTCCAGCCGGACGGTAGTATTGTCCCCAACGTTCAGAATCAAATGGTTGGCCATCTACACTGGCTTCAAACATTTCTTTGATCACGTTGAGCTCTACTGCTGTGGGCTTCTTGGGCAAGAATGTGCTGAGATCAAACAGGCCATATTTTTCAATTGCTGCTTGTTCAGCTTCGGTGAGTGCCGACTCTTTACGTGCCCACTTTGAGGTGTTGTAATCCGCAAAGCCACCCTTCTGAGTCTTGGCAATACGGAAGTCCAGGCCAGCTGCATAATCAGTTGGCAAGTTTTCCAATTCTGGATCCATCAATGCACCTTTGATGATTGCAAAGATCTGAGGTCCAATCACAAACTTGCGGATGGGATTTTCTGGATTTTTGTCGTCTGTGAGAGGATTGTCACGCACAAAACCTTGATAGATGTAGCTGCGCTTTTTCCAATACTTGCGACCCATGTCTTCAAGACTCTTGTCCTTGAACCAAGGGCGTACCTCAGTAAGGATTGGGCAAGTTTCGCCATACATCTCCATACATGGTACTTGTACCATAACTTGTTTGGATTCCATCTCTCCTTTGATGCCGTTGAATGGCAGTCGAATCATGGCCCGTTCGGTCCAGAAGAATGTGTTTTTGGGGTTGCCATCCGGTAAGAATCGGAGATTACAAGATTGTCCTTCTTCAAGGTTCCAATGAGGATAAATGGAGTTGTCTCCGCCAGAGGCTTGCCCTCCTTGTTTGTTTTCTGCTGCCTGTAGTCGTGCTCGAATTTCGCTAAGTGTTGCCATATTGTGTTGCCTTTCTATGTTGCGTTAATATGATTTAAAAATTTAAGTGTGATCTTAAATGCTGCCTACAAGGTTATTATACACAGCCTTGTCTGTGTTTCCTACGAGATTGGTTAAATTGCTTTTACATTTGTTGCCGTGATACCTAGCATAGTTTCTAAAATCAAGTTTTAGATTACAATGCGGACAGATTTTTTGTTCAACATTGGTGTGTTGTTTTCCAAAAAACGGATTGTTCTTACCAACTGGTCTAAAGGCAGTTGGATTTATTGTTGGACAATTATCACCATGCCACCGAGCATAGGTATTAGTGCCTACTGTGATTTTACAATGCAGGCAAGTTATTTGTTTTTGTTTTTTGCCAAACATAGGATTACCCGGGCCACTATTATTTAATTTGGCTTTTGCTCGGTTCTCGGACTTACGCATGGCAATGTTACCCAGTGGGTTGATTGGTGGAGACATGCTATCATGTTTGTTTAACCACCTATCATTGCTAACTACTTGCATACGCTTGAGTACACGCTCTTCCCAAACTCGTGCTTCGGTGATGTTGTTAAACGTACGGCGAATTGTTCTCACAGGTGGAACACCGTGTTCTTGCACAAATTGTTTTACATGATTGCTTGAAGTAGTGTAAGGATTCCAGAGATCTACAGGATCACACCCTTTTGCGTATCTGACTCCGTAGTACCATTTATTTTGGTCGGGCCAGCCAACGAGATATGTATATGGTTTCATTTATTGCCTATCTTTCTGCCTAACTTGTTGCTTACAGAAGTGTGTGCCACTACACACTCTTCTTTTATTTGTGTTATTTATGTCATTTGAGCGAACTCAGAGATTTTAATCTTGCCAATTGTGTTTCGTAGATACCGTCGGAGCATTCTGCCAGACCATGTACTGGGCAGTAATGATTCTCCATGGTGTAGTTGCATTCAGCTAACGGTTCTTGTGTTTCAAATGTGGCTGTGTTGTCACCTTCTGCTACAGGTGCCTGTGGTGCCATTTGATCTGGAGGAGGTGCTTCTACTGGAACTGGTTCGGCCATTGGTTCCTCAACCGGTACTGGATCAGCCACTGGCTCAGCTGGTTGTTTTAGTTCACTGGACAATTCAGCAAGTTCTGGTATGTGATCTATGTTACGATCAATCCAGGCTTGCACTAGTGGTACTGAATCTGCTTCTGGATCCTCTTCGGCCATGGCACTCAGTTGATCAAATAATGCATCATCACCGATCAAGTTGTATAACACATCTGTTACATCTTCTGCATTAGGCCCTAGTGGTTGCGGCTGACTCATCCACATTTTGAGTTCGTCAATCTGTTCTGGAGTTTCGGGCACAGTCCATGTTCCTTCTACTAGAGTGTTTGCCCAAGATTCAAATATTTCAGCTTCTTTCATGGCCTGCACTTCCTTTTGTATTCTTGCCAACATGGGCAATGCTTGCTCTATTCGTGGATCAATACGTGTTTCGATAAACATACTGCGTAGATCTTCTACAACCATATCTGAATCTGAAATCTCTGCCGGTTGCCATGATTCAAAATACTTCTGATATCCACGGCTGTTGGCCATGTGTTTTAAATTGTGATTCAGTCGCTGATAGTATTGATCAGTTTCTGTTACTAGACTAGCAGCAGATCCTTCGTACACACGACCTTGCTGTGCTCTACGGAACTGGCTTAGAGTGTTCAGCTGGCTTACAGTTTCTGATATGTGTTGTCCACGCATGTCGTAAGGGTTACCACCTTGACGCACATGTTCTACCATGGCTCGGCCACCGGCCAGTTTACGGAATGGTAAACGGAAACGTTCACCTTCAGCAGTTTCAATAAACAAACTTTCCACATAACGATAACGTTTGTCACCTTCGGTTATGGGTTTAGAATGTTTGATCATGAGTCTAGCATCCGTGGGTTCACCCGAATAACTAACTTTACGGGTGCCGTAGAAACTTTCTGTGAGTGCTGCTTGACCTGCAATGGCATACTTGAGTCTGCTGATGTTGTCCAAGCTAAAGCCGCCACGTATCTTGCTGGTACGGATGGCAAAGTTTTTAAGTTGTTCCAAGAACCCTGTTTCGCCTGCGTCAGGATCTCCATACCAGGCTTTTTTATCTTCTGGATCCATGGTGCGACCCAAGTTGTCACCAAAGTACACAGTCATGCCGCCGTTTTGATCCAGTAGGATAACCATTGTTCCGTAGTTTTTACCAGTGGGTCCAATCCAGTCAAAACTAAACATGTCTGCTTCGGAAACATCAGGAACTCCACGCTCGTTTACAGCGGGTTTTCCGGTCTTGGTACTGAGTGCGTCAACGTCAAAATCACGGGTGATTAAGAGATTGTTGAGTTCGCTTGCAATTGAATTTTGGGCCATAACGTATTTAGTGCATCACATGACTTCTACATCATCACAGAAATAAACGGGTAAGGTTCTATCACTTCCGAATCGTGGTCTCGCATCTGTGTATCTAGTTCTGTGTAGTAGTTCTGCAAGGTAACCAACATACGTACTGCTAGGATTGTGGCCATGATCAAGTCGTCAGTTTCGCTAGGTTTGGCAGCATAACTAGTGCCATGTGCCACAAAGTTTTTAAGTTCGCTGATTAGACTTGCACTGTTCACACGCATACGTCCTGATTCAATCAAGTTTTTTAGTTTGGAACAAGCAGCAATCTTGGTCTTATTTGTGGTGTTGAATCCCTTACGAAAGCGTCTTGTGGTAGCACTAGATGCATCGCTAAGGAAATATCCCTTGATGTTTTCCTCCCCGTACTCCACAATAGAGATCAACGCTGCTTCACCAATGGGATTGTTTTCTACAGAATAGTAGATGCTCTTGTCATCGCCTACTGTTTCATGTATGTGTTTGATAATGTCGGCCATGATACGGATCTGTTCCGGAATAGGTGTTTTGTTATGTCGCCATTCGCCCACTTGACGTGTGGTGTTGGCTTCAAAGATCTGAATGGCAGCAGGATCTCCTCCCGTGCCCAAGCTAGGATCTAATGCCACAACGTATACTTGATCTTTGCGTATGGGTTCATACCAACGCACCTGCCCAGTTCTATACATAGGTTCTCGTGGTTCAAGATCCAGTAGTTTAGCAGGTGCAATTAGTGTTTCATCGTTGATAATAAATTCACAATTCATCTCACGACGGAATC